TGTTGTGACTTAGATTTTAAATTTATACAAACATCTGGAACGTCAAAGATATACAATTTAATTGTGGGCGAACGGGGCTCCGATGTATCTGTTGATTTGTATGGGTTTGATGATGCAGAACTAGTAGATGGAGATGAAGAAAATTATTCTAAATTAGTTAATAATAAAGTAGAATCAGCAGGTCGTGTTCGCAAAGTGCCCTATAATTTTCCATATGGACGATATCATTTATTTGAAGTTACTGTTGATAAATACAGTAGAATTTCTGCGATTACCCATAAAAACACTTATAACGGTGGAAGCGATTTTGATTCTAACACAGTGAATCCTTGGTCTTCATTAGAAAATAAAGACACCGTGGATGCTTATGGGGAACAGCTCACTACTTATACAGGATTAAATGATTTAGAAGCATTAAGATCTAATAGATACTGGTATAAAGGTTTATTATATCATTGGTATGATACTACTGATACGCTTGTAAGAAGCGGTGGAACTGATACGGATTATTACTCTGATAAAGGTACACCCACTATTGGGCCGTCATCTAGCGGGGGTGGTGGTGGTATGGGTGATTGGTATATATTTGGGTGGGTAGATAGTTTTGGTAAAAGTGTAGCCTTAGATACCACGATGGCGTTTACATCTTCTGATGTTAAAGAAGATATTGGCGATCTTAAAGGCGCCGCATCTGTTGGTTATATCCATACTGATACCATATCAGAAGGAGCTATTAGCGCAGCTCGTCAATATATTTATGATAATACCAGATACGGTTTTACTGGGGGTTTTGCCGCACAAAAGAATAAAGCAGAGGCGTTCGCTAAATGTATGCTCGCTAAAGAGGGCATATTGACATGGGGGCAATATAATATATCAGAATCTGGCCAAAAGCCCGGTATATATTTTTATGATTACTCTACAGGTACACCGCAGTTTTCCAATATTATAGTTTCGCAAAGTAAAATAGGTGATGTATCTGGAGACAGTTCCGACGATATATTTGGTTCATATTTTAGATGCCATAAAGACCTATTGGTAGCCAATACATATGATGTTGTCAATGAGTTTGGCTTACGGCACCCCAATAAACATCAATACATGTTTGTATTTACAAAAAGTAGATATGGTAACTTAGAGTATACACAAAAGATTGCTCCTGCTTTTAATAAAAAGGATAGCAAATATCCCGGTACTCTTCAGACAGATTTTAATTTAAAAGCTCTTCAGAATATCACATATGATAATAGACAAGACGGATCGGTTACATGGCGGTTGGATCTAACCAATAGGTTTGATATATTTGAGGATAAAATTTTATTGAGAGACCCTGTTGAGTTTATTCTTTTTCAGAAAAGCTATAGAGATCAAAATAGATCAATAGATACTAAAAATACTATTACCGCTAGTTTAGAAAACTATTTAGTATTTGAAGAAGATTTTAATACTGGACCGGACAACTTAGACACTTCTGTGTGGAATTTGAATAATGTATATCAATATGACTTTACACATAGATATGGTCTTCAGAATACAGCTTTAATATATGATCAGATATATCGTCACAATACTCTTGTATATTTCTTTGACATTCCTATTAATGACCAAGTATTTTCTGAATTTTTCGATTTAACTATTCGTCTTGATTCTGAACAAATAAAAACACTGTTTAATAATATTGATTACACAAATACAACGCCAGTTCTTCCTAAGATCATACTTTATCAGTATGATCCTCGTAGTATGATTAGTTTGTTTGGTGATGCTGGAGTGTCTCCACAAAAATATTCGGAAAGCGCTCCATTATATCGAGGGGGAGCTAATGATCTTTATTGGTATTTTGAAAACGATGTAAGCGATACTGGTTTAGCTGGAAGTTCTTTATACTATCAATGCGCAGACACTAACACTAACAAAAGTTTGCCTCATGCTAATATATTTACTCCAACATATACGAATCTTGTGGGAGTGGATGGTATAAGTACCACAAGTTATGAAGGCACCATTACTATACCAAACATACAAAAGTATATAATATGGGAAAATTTGACAAAAGATGGTAGTGATTATACTAGGTCTTTTGTGACAAGTCCCGGTTCTTCCGATACCTATAATTTAACTTTTAATGATAGTAGCGCCGAATCTTATAATAGTAGTTATGTGGGCAAAACTATTAGGGCTACAATTGCTATAGGTATTGTGAGTCAAGATATAGAGGATTTTAATGCTGAGAGTTCTTGTGACTATACTAATCAGATAGCTCCTTATCGGGAGCCAAAAACAGGAAAATATTCCTATATAAATACGGGTGGAGATCATGATTTTAGGAATGAAATAAGATTAAAGTCTGTTGATTTATCATTTAAGTATATAGATAAAATGAATGTACGTCGTTTTATGACTAAATTCCATAAGGTGGCCGCTTTTGATTACGGATCAGCCGCCAGTACAAACTTAAGTGACGGTAATAGGCATTTTCCTCTTGATTATACGGGTACCATCTATACAGATAATGACTTCCATAAAAGTGTGAATAACGATATTATTAGATTTGGAACGTCAGTAGCTGCTGCTCAATTAGATGAAGGTGTGGCTCCTCTTCAGGGTACATACAGTAAATCTGTACAGATAATAACTAACCAACACGTTACCACTAATGACACAGGAGCTTTAGGTGGTGTCTATTGGTATGTATTAAATGATTCGTTAGTCAAAGGTTCTCGAACCACAGGTGGGGGTAGTAGTGGACAGACTTTAATTGAAGGGCCATGGTTAGGCGGTTTTGATATACAAGAACCAGAATATCTTCCCCTTTCTATTATATCATGGGACATGGCTAGTGGTACTGCTCCCGCTATAATTGGGGGTTCTTTGCCATCCAACAGTAGTATGATTATACATACTGCTGGTATAGATGCTACAGACGCATCAATGATATTGCGTATGGGACCCGCTAATCTTGATGCATCAATGCCACTGACCATTAAGCCTATTGGGACTAAGAGTGAAGCGATACCTTTGGTTGGCCCTTATTTGAAGGGATATGATTCACCTCCCAGTAGTGGTATTCTTTATATCAAGGGGCCTGATGCTACCGGAAGCATGACTCTATACACACAACCGCCCGTTCCAATTGCTACTGATATAGATTTATATATACAACCTCCTATACCAATTAGTGGATGGGACTTAAGGCCTCCTCTTTTTGTAAACGCTCATCGCGCTTTTAATACTCCCCCAGCTGTTTATCCTAATCTATATTTACAGGGTTCAATTGCTGCCAGTGGATGGGATAATCCAGACACCGGTTTACGGCCCACATTATTTATTAAACAGAATGTGGTTACAGCCAGCGGAGTCCTTCATATTGCGGGACCAATACAGAAGACTAATACCGCAAGCCTAACATTAAATAGCGAGCCTTTGAATTCTGGTATTACGTTATTTATGGAGCCTACTTCAATTGATTCTAGTGCTTCTACTACTTTATGGATTGGCAAAAAGGATTCTGTTAAATCTTTGGATTTAGTGTTTCATGCTAACAGGCTTAATAGTTCAACTACTTTATTCACGAAAAGTCAATCTACAAAGTCTAATAGTTTGGATAATAGCCCCACTGCTCGCTGTGGAATTGGGGACCGTCAAAAGATATTTGATATATCTCCTCACGCTGAACCAGAAATTATTGCTACTCAAACAAACTCTATAACTAGAGAAAGATATTATGGGACTGATTATCAGTATGGATTTAATTATATTAATAATTTAGGGTCTAAACTAGATGTTCTAAATACTAATAACGCCCAAACATTTTTCTCAGAATATCTTAAAAAGGAATCGTTTGATACTAATGGTGAATATTTGGTTATAGCCGTTAATACTAGTGATACATATGCTGATGTGATTGAAGACGTACAAATCTTTCAAATACTAAGTGATGACTCTGTTAATCTGCATACTACATATAGTACAGCTATTGCTGATTTACAAACAAAATCCGTTATTCCTTCGTCTTCCCTTTCGGAAACTATTGTTTATAAAGACGCTAAGATTTCGGCAGCTAACAGAATAGCCTTGGCCGCTAGAGTTTCTTATATAGAGCTGATTGATGAAGCCTTAGTCACTACCTATAAAAATGTGATCTTAATATTGAATAGTAGTTTTACTGTGGAAGCTGCTATTGGTGAAGTATATGATCCTACTTCGTTAGCTGATAGTGTTATGGGAAGTTCTTTATTTTGGCAAGAAGAAGATTTGTATTATGATAAACAGACTCCATCATTTGGCGATATATATTCTTTAAAATACAGTGATTTATATTTGGTAGAAACTCGTGTTGCTAAATTTGAAGACACGTCATTTATGGCAAAATATATTGAGGGAACTGAGTTCTTAAGTCCCAATATTAAGACGGCCTTTGGAGCAAGAATACAAGTATATGATGACATTATGTTTATAGGGGCGCCGTTGTTTGATGGGTATATTACTCAAAATACATTAACTTCTTTCCATTATTATTCTCCTCGGGGCGCTGTATTAATCTATACGAAGAGTGGTGGAACGTGGAGTCATTATGATACTGTGTATTGTGGGGGATTCACCTCGGCTAATATCTCGTCTTCTAGCTATTCTATTGATTATGATATGGGCTTGTTTGGATATGACTTTGATTATAATCCTGTAAGTAGCAAACTGGTAGTTAGTGAGCCCGGTAATAAAAAGGCTTATAGATTCCAAGTTAATTCGGATGTATCAGCGAACCTCGAAGAAACATATACTGGTACCTCTGATGACCAAGATTTTGGTTTTGCTATTAGTTCTTGCGGATATAACGATGCAATTACATTCTCTAAGACGGGCTCAGGCAAGATATACAACTTGACCACAGGTACCTCTTATACGTTTAATCTAGATAATACTGACGATGAAATTCTTCCGTATGTACCTGTTGGATCAGTATTACAATCCTCTTCAGAGGAAATATATATAGCCAAAGTTTTGACGTTTGCTACTAGCGCTCAGCTTTTAGTGGCTAGAAAATTTAACTATAAATATGGTAATCAAACTTCTGATTCTACTCTTCAGAAATTTACTTTATTGAAAATATCTAAGTTGCTTGATAAAACATTATTTATCAGTGGCCCCAAACAATCTACGGGTTCTTTAGGGTTATATTTAAAACCGTATGAAGCATCTACAGCCTCTACAAGTTTGACGATTTCTAAAAATGAAGTTACCAGTGGTATTCCATTATATATGATGGTACCATCTGGGATGGTTGCTGATATGAATCTTGTAATGAAGCAAAAAGAAGTGCTAGACGTACCTTTGTTTATAGAGGGTCTTTTCGAATCTGGTGTTAATACAGCCCCCTTTGTTATACACGGGCCAAGTGGCGATAGTAATAATGCAAACTTATTTATGCCCACTATAGGTCGTCCATCTCAACCATTGAGTCTGAATATACAGTCTACATCTGGTAGTGGAGTTTTGGGTACAAGCCTATTATTTATAGACGAAGGAACCAGAGCCCCACTTAGCGGTATCGCTAATACCAGCCTATTTCTTGACGCTCCTAGAACAGCAGATGTATCTGGTATGTCATCCGACGCTAATGTGTATATTTCTGGTGGGAACGCTGGGAATACAACATCCAATTTGGGCGTGACGATGTATTCCCCGCAATCCTCTGGCGTAAGTAATGCAATGTCTATGGCGATAGCAATAGAAGACAGTATTTTACCAACTGGAGTCATGACTAGCGGTATTTCTTTAGTGATGGGGAGCGGATATGGGACAACTTCGTATGGTATAGCTAACATTGCCCCATTGCTTATTAAGTCTTCTTATCCAGCTAGTGGCGATATGTCATTATATCTAAATCGCCCTGCTGGAAATGTAATGAATCTTTTCCTTGAAAATACGATGGCTACCGGAGTGATGAGTATAGTTACTAGTGGAACATTTGGTTCTACAAATTCTATGGGATTATTTGCTAGTGGAGTGGGCGCTCCTAACGCTACGGGTATATTATACATTAGAGGTTATGAAGATTAGGAGACAAATATGGCTGTTACATATGGCAATTTTATAATAGGCGGCTCTAGTGGTAGCGATACTTCTACTAGAATTGATGGGCCTTTTCCAAAATATAGCATTAGTGTAGAGTCCAACTTTACTGAATCTGGTGATTTTCTATCAACCAAGTATTCTATTACGGTAAATGGAACTCTTACAATACCTACGTGGGCAACTGCCAACATTACAACTAAAGGTCAACGTCAATCAGTTATACAGAAAGAGATAAATAAAGCCCTTGCAGCCAGAACATCGTCTGGAAATGACGATAAAGCTACTTTAACTATTGAACCATATGGTGGACTTTCTAATGATATAGTATTTACTAATGCTCGATTACTGAGTATTGAAATACCAGAACAAACCGATGAAAGCGCGGGGGTTCAAAATCAAGAATATAGTTTTTCTTTTGAAGCTTATGATACAGTTGGATATAATATAGTTTCGGGATCTGAAACATGGGACGTGTCTAAAGACGACAGTATAATAATTGACTCTATTTCGGGACAAGAATATACATATACCGTAAGCCATACTGTAGAGGCTACTGGGGTTGGAACGGGTGGTACAACAGCATATGATAATGCAAGAACGTGGGTATTAGCGCGGGCTGGTACAAGTGGAAGCGGTGACCCTAGCGCAGACATTGGAGCTGGAGGGGGCACATATAATCACCTACAGTCTGTAAATAGCGATGTCCAAAGCGGATCATATTCTCAAACGGACACATGGGTAAGAGCTGATGAAGCGTATAGCTCAGAAATTGATATAAGTACTGAGTCAGGCGAAGAGGGTATTACTACTATTACTGTAAATGGAAATATTCAAGGTTTAGATAGTTCAGATGCCAGTAGTAGATTAACAAATGCAAAAACTGGAAGAACCTATTGGGAAGGACAGGCTTTTACATTAGCTTCGGCGGTTTATAGTGTAGTAGGGGGTGCTCTTCAGTCCACAGTAATATCTAGCAGTCGGGGGGAGAGTCGAAGTGGTGGCTCAACTACTTTTAGTAGATCTTTTAATGATGTAGTGGTTACTATTCCCGGTGCCATTGCTGAAAATGTTGATGTAACCTATGATAATTCAGATGGTGGTAATAAGGTAATGGCAATTCTTCAGGTTATGAATAGAGCTGCTGGCCCAATTTTGCAGGATATGCAAACTACACCAGAAAAGAAACAAGGGCTTTCTGTAGATGCAACTATGGGTAAACAATATAGAACAGCTAAGCCCACTTTTAATTGGGCTGCATACGCTCCTACTAATGGTCATAGGCAATCATTTAATGAGAGTTGGTCATCTGCTACAGGTAAGTATACTTTAAGTGTAGAATGGGTTTATTAGGAGATTATTATGGCGGTGACTTTTAGTACACCGCTCCTTTTTGGGGCGAGAGTTATAAGCGTGAGCACATCTTTGGGATGGGGAGGAGATTCTAGTACGTGCCAGTTGACGCTAGTAGATGATCCTGCTGATGGTTACACGTTAAGCTTGCCTGATGTAGGAACTGCCGTAGCGTTTCAATGGGGTGATTTTTATTTTGGTGGCGTATTTCAGCGGTATACACGTAAAAGAAGTCTGAGTGGTTTTACCTATGATGTAATTTTAGAATCTCCTTCTAAATTAATGGATGGTATTCAGATTATTTTGGAAGGCTTTCAGGGTACCCAGTGGAGCTTAAGCGGAGCGGGGGGAGTATCTGATACCTTTACTAGTCAAATTAGTCAGGTTTGGAATCCATATGCGGTTAGAGAAAACTATAGTTTTGGAGGTATATGGGGGGGGGCGGATATAAATAGCGTTGGTTTTCCAGCTAAAGACGCTTTAACTTTGATTGAGGAGATATCAAAAGGCGAACATGACTTTGGAGGACCAGCCTATTTTGGAAACAGTTATTATGAAGTTGACTTATCAGAGATTAAAGACGCGCTCCCAGACAACTATAGAATTAAGGGGCCGGTGCAAAATTTAAATGCTATTCTGCAAGAATGTGCGGAAATTAATGTGCAAGATTATTTTGTTACAGTTATAGGAGACGTTCCTAATCCTAGTACTGTTGATAGCGGTAATACTCCTACTACGCGCCCTGTGTTCGGGGGAAGCTCAGAGAGCGAGAACTTCGATGTTATTGGAGTAGCAAATAATTCTCAAAAACGAGCAACCATACTTGTAAAAACTATATCAAGAAAAGCGCAACCTGAACCGGGTATTATTGAGCAAATGGTTGAGCGAGCGTTTAACAATGGCGAGCTTATGTCGGCGGATAATGGTAAAGAATTATCAAACATCCCTACACAAAAACTTGTTATAGGCGGTCCTGCAAGTCGGTATATAGAAAAAACACAAAGTGAATTGATACCCATATGGTCCAAATCTCCTAATAATAAATATTTATTAGGTAGCGCTCTTCCTTCTGGTTATGATAATTTTGCAACAGCTCCAGTACTACTGGATGATGGTTCCGTTTATCAGGCTACCGTTTTAGAAGTTAGATGTGCCCTATCTGACCGTAAAACATGGGATACTTATCATGTGATTCAAGATGGGGGCGCTAGGACCGGAGCAGCCGCTCTAACAAGAGTGACTAATAATGTTATTGATAGAATGAATGAAAATATGGCTACTCCCGGTTTACTGAAAGATAGTAGTGGTACAACCGCTAACGAACAGGCCAGATTTTTTAATAATCAAAACGTATCAGCTACCCCCGATAAAATTTTTAGTGCCGTACAAAGAGCTGGTTCAGAATTTTTTGGTAAGCAATTTTTGGTACAGCTTCCTTATGAAGAAGGGGGCTTTGCTAATAACTTGCGATGGATTGATGAAGATAAAAAATATGAATCGTCTTGGGACATAGCTGATAGCGCATGGAGGGAAGATACTCCTATTAAGGATATATCATTTTATGACGGAGAAGGAAAATTGGTTTCTGTTGCTACTTGGCCTATCAATGATAACCATGACTACAGCGCACTAGGGTCAAATTATGCTAAGACAGCCGCAGGAGACATGGCTGGAAAAGCTAATGTTAATAAGGAGATTTTATGGCTTGATTTTGGGTATGGAAGAAAACCTTATGCTACAGTTTCTTGTGACCAAGTTATGGCTTATGATACATATACCACAGCTACTAATGGTCTCACATGGTTAATTTTTCTATTGGCGGGAAAGTTGGTTAGTCCAAAAAATTATGGTATGTTTGGTTTTGAAAATTCACAAATACCACTAGGGCCAGTCCCAGCGGCTCCTAATATTGTAGGAATACCACAGCAAAGTAATCGTTATTCTTGGGGTCCTTGGTATAAATATGCTGCTCAAAATGGAAAAGCTGTAGTACAAGTGGAAGAAAGTTTACGCCCAGAAACTTTTGGTAATGCTGCTAAAATGGATGAGTCAGGTTTTACTTATGCAAATGTGGGCCTCGCTGAAATGACAGCAGATGAAAGTGGTTATGTAGAATTAGCCGAAGTACCCCAATATAATGTTGCTGATAGAATGGAAGATGTAGGTCCATATATAACTAGTATAGACATTAGTATAGGGGTGGATGGTGTCAAAACAACTTATAAATTTAATACTTGGACACCAAACTTTGGAAAGATAGCTAAGTATAATATAGATAGAATATCCAGAATCAATACAGCAAGTATTGCTTTTCTTCAGGATCAACGGAATAGAATTACAAAAAGGCCTTTACCCCAGAAACAACTTGGGACTGGCGGAACGTGGACAAGACCTAGAGTGCATGATGGATATGCTAAAATGCAAGGTATGTCAGGAATGGCTGGATTTTTTATGGGAGTAACAGCTTCCCCAGAAGTTCAAAGACCTGCGACATCCGCAATGGACCCCTCTGCTGCTTTACGCGGTATAGCAAATAATTTTGGTGGCTCTTGTTATTCTTCATGGGAACAATTAATTAGTCCTATATCTATTGACAAAGACCCTAGTGATAATAGTGTAACTCCCGGTTTTCGTCCTCCGGGACAAGGACATAATGATGATGACGATGACGGTGTTTTTGGGGGCGCAAGTACGCAGGTTGCGCCTACTAATATTGACTTGAGTCCATATTTTCCTCATATTTTTGCTTTTCACGGTGACGTAAGAAACACAGATTTTGAATTTGTAGTAAATTCTGATACTCATAGTGGCGATGGTCCGGGCCAAACAAATGATATTAATTTACAAAAGGTTACAATTGACCCGCTGAATGTAAGGCCCAATAATGCCCTTCGAGGGCCGCTAGTCATGTGCGGATGGGGTTATGATATTGCAAGTATGCCAACTCCAGCAGATGATACAGATCCTACTCAATTTAATCTAGCTACTCCCCGTAATAGATCTTTATGGAAAACTGGCCCAGTTGATTTAATGTGGGATGATGAACGTCAAGTATGGTGTGGCGGCCTCTTGATGGTGGAAGGTATTCTGTCTGCCGATTTACAAAAACCAGCTAATACTGAAAGCCCTACAACAGCTAGTGTTGAATTATATCGTAGTATTAATGGAGAGTGGACAGGAGGAAAACCTAGAAAGGGGCCTGATGGACAAAGTGGCGCAACAGAAGAGATTGTATTAGTAAATAGAGACACTTCTCTAGAGGCACGAGCAGGAGCTTATGTATTAGCGGTAAGAATAAATTATGAATGGCGTCCTTTAGTTGTTACCTGTACATCGCCACCTTCATCTTCTAGTTAAGGAATACAGCTATGAGACCCTGCTGCTGTAAAGAAGAAGGCTGCGAAATTAAATCGGGTTTTTCTATTATTATCAAGCATGGTGCCAGTGATCTATATCCTGAAGGAGCCACTACTACTTATACTGAAATAAAAGATAAGTATGATATTCCAGAAAGCCTTGATGGTCTTGAGGTTTTTTGGGAGGCGGATAAAGGAATACCAGAATCTATTGAATTTCGTTTTGATAAAGGTAACAAATATGCATATTATGCAAACTTAGAGTGGACTCAAGGACGACTCCCTCCTGCGTCGATTGAAAGAGATGTATTAGATGCTAGTAATACTAGCCCTATAGAAGTTATTACTAGTGTGGAACACGGGTTTAAAACTGGCGATAAGGTTGATCTGGTTGGAGCTATTGGTAATACTGCGGCCAATGGTGAGTGGCATGTGGTTGTTATTGACAAATATACGTTCTCCTTGCTTGGCTCTACAGGAAATGGAGACTTTGATATAACATCCAATGCTACAGTAAAAATGTCAGATATAACAGCCCCCACCATAAAAGAAACATTTTTTTCTTATCTTATAGGTAGCGAAATTGGCTACTTTAATACCATAGCAGACTGGGATTACGAAAAGGGCACACTTAGAGAAACAACATTAAGGATGTTTGCAGAGGGCTATAGTAGAAAATATCCTACTATTCGTGGAACAGATGCCTCAGATGATCTAATATTTGAACCTCCTGAACTGTCTATGGCACTAGCACAAGATGTGGCTAACTTAGTATTTCGTGATTCGCAAGCGTCTTTTGGTTATGAACCTAAGGTGTGGACAACGCAAGATTTTTCTTTCAAAACCAAACCAGACTTTGATAAATATTTTTCTGAAAGCGATATGTCGTCTTATTCTTTATTAATAGATTTTGCGCCAACCGTTCAACCATACAATTTTGCCCCACTAAATGTAGCCATTAAAGACCCTGTTGAAGGAGGTCCCACATCTGTTACGTTATTAACATTATCGTATAAAGCGTCATGGGGTGCTAGTTATGCAGACCATAGAAAAGTGGGAGGTACGTTAACAGCGTTTGATATTTCTGATGATGACAGTGCAACTTTGCAAACATTATTAAATAGTACAGAAAGCTTGAGCGGTATTCCTGATGAAAATATTACTGAGGTATTGTTTACAGCTATAGAAGCTCAACAGCCGTCTACCAATTCTACGGCTACTATGAAAGATAAATATGATATTACCATACAGTTATTAAAAGATAATCCTGTAGACGACCTAATATTTTATAGACGAGATGAAGATGGAAACGTATTGAATAATTGTGACGGAATAAAATACGCTAGAGCACCAATTAATAAAACATATGTAACATATATTGACCCTAGAGGCAGTTGGATTAATGGAAATGATATAAACATCTTTATGAGAAAAAAGTATACGTATGTTGATCCTAATTTTCTACGTAACATTCGCAACATTTCTCAAACCCAAGCTCCCAATGCCCCTGTTATCGTTACTATTTCAGGAGTACATGGTTTTGAAGATGGAGATAAGGTGCGTATTTTTGATGTCAATGGTGCAATGGGAGACGAAATTGATGGAGACTGGTATATTGATGTGATTTCAGAAAACTCGTTTTCCTTAAGGGATGCGCCGCTTGTTAGTTTTTTGGACTATTCAGGAGGCGGTAAAGTTAGACAGTTTTTACAAAAAGAGGTAGATTATTTAATAAATATAGGTAGACAGGCTTCTGTTAGTAATTCTTGTGGTGCGGTGGTAGCGGATTGTGGGGATTTTGGTTTTAAGTTTGGTGCTACTACAGACAAATTGTGTGACCCTGTTTTACCTCCTGTGCAAAATATGAAAAAGCCTTTTATTAGTTCCTTTATGGATTGGGAGCCTGATCTTGAAAATTGTCGCTTTTCTGATTATGATGGTTATAAGGAGGATTACCTAAGTAAAGCGACTATGTTTACACAGAATGGCTATAGACATTATAATAACCAAAGCTATTTAGCTAATTTTAAGAAAGAATGCGCGCCCCCAAAAGAAGCGAGTGGCTATAAAATATATACTATTAAAGGAACTTTTATTAAATATGATCTTGACACATGGCATGAGGCTAATGATTCTAACCCAAGGAAGTTTCCTATTGAAGGAAGCCCTTGTGTTGAAGGCTTTACGCCCAAACATCAAATGAAGTTTGAGTGTGTCAATAACGCTAGTCTAAGTTCTAAAGTATACCCCACCTGCTACTGGGATTTTCCTAAAGGTATTGACGAAATGGCTCCTATGACACCTGCTAGATTTATGAATCTAGAACTATTAACGGGAGAAAAATTTTATATCTATGGATCTAAACGTGTGGGTGAAGACCTACATATACAAGAGTATGTTAGTCAGTGGCCAGCAACCTTTTATGAAGGTGCGTTGTATGAATTTCCTACGTCTGCTGATACGGCCCTTTTATTTGGGCAGTCTTCATCATGTGTATGGGAAGAGTGTGTTACAGAAGTCGGAAAAACATTTGGAGGATCACTACTTAATACTTCGTTAGATAGCGTGGGACCTATTGAAGCTTTTCCAAACCTTTCTAGTTCTCCTATAGAAATAAAAGTGGGTGGGCCACACGGCTTAAAAAATAACGACCTAGTGGTAGTAGCGGGTGTTTTAGGTAACACCGCAGCCAATAATGATTCACCGGGCGCTCCCGATAAATGGTCTATTACTGTAACGGGTCCTGACACGTTTTTGCTAAATGGATCGGATAGTAACGGCACATACGCGGGAAGTGGCACTGTAACGCATAGGGTTGATAATGTGGAACCTCCTGCATATAAAGCAGATCCTACTACAGGAAAACCATATATTGTTAAAATTAAGCCAGATAAAACGGGATGGCACTATAATGGGTGTATAGAAACCCGTTGGGACGCTTTGGATTATGAAGATGATATTATTTATGAGGATGAAGAAGTTGATCCCTATGGGACTAGTATCAAAAAAGTGGAACCTAAAGATCCCGGATGGATACAGGAAAACCTATGCAACACAACAAAAAAATATGTTACAGAACTATGGTATAAACATAAGTTAAATTCATCTTTGAGGCGCCCGTCCAAGACATTACCTTTTATAGGTAGTTTTGGGCATGATGAAAATTATCCTGAAGGTGAAGGTAACGCAATAGCTCATTTGGCGGCTAAAACATGGATAAGGTCACAAGTAATTGAGGCTACTACTTTATTAAAGCTCGGGTCTATCCCGTGTATATGGGAAACGGACGGATCATGGGTTGATATAGGAGGTATAGAGGCAGCTACTATTAATTCAGGATATAGTAATGGTATGCTTGATGTACAATTTGATACTAAAGAGTATCATTTACAAAATGGTTGCCAAACTACTAATCAACAGGATACTGGGGGCTATAATATAGCGGGACATAAATTAAGTCTGGAAAGTCCAACACAGGGGGAGATAGATCCATGTGGTCTCGAAGGTAAACAAGGCAGCTGGCAGATTCATAGCAAGGTAATGTCGGGATATGACTTTACAACTAGGAGTTATTATAAAGTCGATCCAAATTGGGCTACATGTCATCCCGAGCTAGAGGGAACAGGAAGGTATGCGAGATCTTGTAAGTATGCTCCAAGTGCTGATATTGAAGTTAAAACATGTTTAAGTTATGGTCGTGATGTGTCAGGTATGGGGTTTAGTGTTTTGGGGGGCACATGTTCAACTGATGATGATCCTCCTATGCCAAAACCCGCTATACATATAGGAGAATTCAGCATAGATCTTGATTTATATAATCCAGTAACTAAAATTTCTGAATGTTACGATGACACAGATCCATTCGCTGTGCTTCCTGTAGTTGATTGTACTGATGTTATAGATTCTAGGTGTTGCGATAGTAATTATTGTCGTTTTACTTTAGCGGATAATATTATAACAATGGACGGAGAGCATAGAGAAGTATATGTAAATATTAGTGATGTATCTCCTCCGTTTGCTATTGCAACAAGTGCGGGTACTAAAATAATTGAGTGGAATTTAGGGTGTAATGTATATTTTGATTTTGCGTCTACCTTACCTATCAAGGGTAGCACTACTGATAATTGTAGTCATAGTACTGTTATATCTGAATTTGGTGGAGGCACCAGTGGAACGGTATATTTTTATACGAAAACTGTTGCAAATGCGTTGGTCGAATGGGAGTTAAATGATATATATATTGGTGCTTCTAGTATTGATTTTGGTGGCGACGTTACCATATGTACTGACGTGCGAGGGTGTGGAGGTTGTTCTGTTTGTATAAAAGAAGGGGCTACATGTACATCATGTGCAGATGGAACCCAACACATTATTACACCTCTTACTCCGTCTACTACTGCGCGGACACAAAACGTAATCAAATGTTTGGGTAAGTGTAAAAATAGCGCATATCCACTAGATAGTGACGTAGAATACTGGCCCAGAGCTATATGTGGCGTTGAAGATTGGACTGGATGTTGTTTATCGGCATCCCCATTGTTTTGGACAAATTATGGCGCATGTAGTCACGCAGCTACACGATTGTTAAAGGTAAATATTTCACAATTAGGAGGAATAGATGACTAATAATGGCACGCCTAGTGGTTTAGGTTGGAAAAAAGATACCTACGGTAAAAGTCCCGAAGATAAAACTGTTATAGATGGCTCTTTACCATGTGGGTCTATGTTAGAATATATTGATTATGCTAGTGATAGATTTCAAAAAGCAATTAGCCATACACCGATACCTCTTACCACTAAAACGTTACAGATTTCTACCATAGGCCTATTACCAACAACCATTAAAAGCTCACAATATGAGGAAAATGAATGAAATTTAAATGTAAATGTGGTGCCATATACGATGTACAAAGTGGCTCATTTACGTGTAAATGTGGATATAGTGATGTATTTAGTGATGTTAGAAGTACGAGTCAAAAGGCTACGCCAGTAGAGAAAATAGAAGGGGAAATTTCTGATTTTAAGCCTATTATAAATAAGGATATCATGGATTCTAAGATAGTACCTCCACAAGGAAGAGGATGCTGTGGGCAAACATCTCCTAGTTTTTTTCAAAAAGCAAAAAATTTGGCTAATACAATGGGAGATTTTGCTAATTCGGGCTTTAAAGTAGCGGATGAGGAAGTATACAATAAAAGAATGGAAATTTGCAGAGGATGTGACAGGTTTGAAAACAACAGATTTTGTAGGGAATGTGGATGTTTTATGGACCTAAAGGCCAAAATAGAGGTGGCAGAATGTCCCCTAGATAAATGGTCAAAATAACGTTTATGAACTAATTTTTGTGTATAATACAATGTTACCTTAATAGGAGGAATTTAACATGGCAGAAATTACATTTGGCATAGATGGCCAAGAAAATATAGTAGGATCGGGCCTTGGGTTTTTTGGGGCTACGTTTGGTTCCTCGGTCCAGATAGGTTCCTATCAGGATTCTACATATGTTACTAATTCCGATGGTACCACTCAGGGACCAGTGGATCTAAATACCAAATTTACCAATTCGGGTTCTGGAACTGCTAATGGTATTACCACAGAAGACGGTATTAGGTACTTTAATTCCAGTCGCCGAAGTCTGGAAATCAACTTCGATCACACATCTGAAGTTAATGTGCAGAATGTACAACTGAGAATATATGATAGGGATAATATCAACTATCCCGCCTCAGGTGTCAATACCAAAGTGTGCGAGTTGCTAAACTTTGACAGCAAAGATTACGACGCATGGAAAACAAACAATGGAGATGACAGTACTAATGGTAAAGCTGGCGCCGCTATTGGCTCTGGTGACCTTTTCTGGTGGGGTGCGGGCTGGAAAAATACCGAAGTTTCACAGGATTATTACGATAATTCTTCTGGTATTCGGTTTTTTAACTTCACCGATACCGACGCCGTTGCGGGCGCGGGAAATGGTGATGGTCGACTCCAGAATACTGTGACAGGTAATACTGAAACCGTAGGTGGTACGGGAACTATTGTTCCACTCTTTAATTCTCCCGGTAGCGGACAAAGATTCTTAGATAATGATTATGATTCCACCTTTAGACCCAAATGGGTCCAGTATTACAACAATGGTTTACGTCCCTCCGGCGTTCCTGATTATGGTTCTGCCACCACGACAGGTACTTATGGGGGAAGTGGTATTGACGCTAGACATACATGGAGATTGGGTATGTCTGCTACACCATTAAGCATTGGGTCTAAGACTCAGTACGGATTATACGTGTCTCTAGAATATCTATAATATCACCATTATAAATTGAGACACAAAAGCCCCGCTTCGGCGGGGCTTTCTTTTATTTCTTGAGGTCATTATATATATAACTAGCAACTGCAATATCTTCAATAGCTAATCCGGTAGAGTCAAACAATGATATATCAGAATCCAAACGATTAAAATCAGGGTTTACTACTTCAGATAAGTTGATAAAATTGTCCCTATTTTCTGTATGCTGAGATTCTCCAGAATGGAACGCCTGAGCTTTATCATCCACAACACATATATTACATATATTTCCTAAATTGTCTTCAAACTCCTGTTTACCTTCCGCGTCTGCTCCAATAGCATTAATGTGTATACCCGGTTTGAGCCATTCTGATTTAATAAAAGGCTTTCTTGAGGGAGTCAGGGTGGTCAATATATCACTTCCACATACGCAATCTTCTAGCGTTTCACATACGGTAATATTGCCACCAAAAATTGCTACTAAATGATCACATTTAGCCTGATCTAAGTCAAACAATTTGATATGCTTTATATCTCTTACGTTTAAAATAGCTTCGATTTGGTATTCTGTTTGGAATCCACATCCTACAAAAGCTGCAACTGTAGAATCCTTTTTAGAAAGATATTTTGTGGCAACGCCGGTAACGGCTGCTGTTCTATAAGAAGTGATTAGCATACCATCCATCATAGCTATGGGATATCCTGTATCAATATCGTTTAACATAATTACTGCTGATACGCTGGGACCAAATTTATTTTTTTCATTATTGGGAAAAATAGAAGCCCATTTAATACCTACTGCGTTACCAAATCTAGCTGGCATTGCCCTAAAGTCATTTTCTCCATCCAGCTCCAAATAAATTTTAGGGGGCATTTGTCCTTTGTCTGGATTTTGAAAAACATCTTCCATTATTTTGATGATAGGTTTCATAACAAGATAGGGAAGAATGTCTTTTTCTTTTATTTGTTTGATGTTATTCATGGATTTCTAGCTCATTAAGAAGTGTATTGAATAGAGAAACTGGAACATCCTGATATCCTAATGGCCTATTAAGGCTGTTTATATTAGGATTATCCTCTAGACAAGCAAATATGGCAGCGACTAACCCTCCAGATGTGGCACGCTGCATGGCAGAATAACCGTCTTTAACTCGTACAAGGTTGGTTTTTCTGTATTTATCGTTGGTACTAGTGGCTTCTACGTCTACAATAACTACATCATCAAACTTTCGGTGGTCATCACGAAATAACGCTCCTAGCTGGGTGGCATTGAATTTTCTTTGTTCCAAAAAATAAGAGACGAAATCTCTATGTCCTTGGTATCTTAACGTTTTATAGGAACAGTTATATACGCCACGATCTTTCATGAGGTTTAATGTGTGTGATATTCCCCCACTTGTAGTGAAGGCCTCTAAGTATTCTATAGTAAATGATTCTAATTTGGAAGATTGTATTCTTACATATTCTGTTTCTTTGAGAGGGGGAATTTTTTTGAATTCTCCATCTATCAAAATCTCACAATCGTCTACATACTCATTGTATAAGCCCTGAACTGACCAAGTTGGCCTATAGTTAAATGGATCTACGGCTTCTGGTACCTTCCTCGCTGGAATTCCACCACACCTAATTTTAACTTCAATAGGAGTTTCTAACATTTCATGATAAGCTTCTTCTGCCATAATATTAGCCCATCCGGGTGCCAAACCTAAATCAGTAAAAACGGTAGCGTTATTTTCTTCAGCCATTTGGTTAATTTTATTGCTAGTAGGTACTGATCCACCAAGGTCACAGTATAAAATTTTACTTTTAATAGCAGCCTTAGCCACAGGTAAACTAACATTATATGGCAATGAAGAAATTATGAGGTCAAAAGTTTCATCATTTTTAAAGTCTGGATCATTGTGGTTACCTATAGAGATGGCCCTAAATTTTATATGTCTATCTGTTTCTAGAGTGGGGGAGGGATTTTCTATATCAAAAGTAGTGATGAAATGATCACCAAGTTTTTTAATCATATGGGCTATAGCGTGTCCCATTTGTCCAGTACCAAATAATGCTATATTCATTCTAGTATCCTCTTACTGCATTTTGACAAACCAATCCCCGTTCTTTAGTCCAATTTTGGGCTTCCTTGATAAGGCCATCACTCCAAAGCTTTAGAGCGCCGCTCTGCATTGCCCTCCCAAAGGAGAATGAAAGTCGCCAAGGCTTTTTTTCTTCATCGGTTGATAAACTATCTAATCTATTGATATGACTTAAATTTTCAATTGCTTCATCGTCTGATTGTCCCCCGCTTAAAAATGCGATAGCTGGTAGGGCACAGGGTACCTCATTTCTCAAACATTTAACCGTCATCTTAGCTACAGTTTCCGCATCTGCCCTATCTTTACTTTGATATCCTGATACAATCATATTTGGTTTTAGTATCGTATGCTCCAGTTCTACATCTTCATAATGTAGGGCGTCAAATAATATATGTAAAACCTGTCTTGTTATTCTATATGAATCTTCTATAGAATGTATTCCATTCATTAAAACTTCTGGTTCTACAATAGGTATAATACCGTGCGATTGACATTTTTTAGCATAACGAGCTAACGTCCAACAGTTTGCTAAAAGCCCTTGGGGGCTATTGTTCTGTAGGAGTACAGCTCTCCACTTAGCAAATTGTGCTCCCAATTCTTTATACTCTACTAACCTTTGATCTAAGCCGTCAAGACCTTCTGTCAGGGTTTCATTAGAATCTACAAAATATGGTTTGGCACCTTTATCTACTTTAATTCCTAGCACTATATCGTTTTCAATAAGTGGTGCTATTGTTTCTTCATTTCTGAGGGTTTCATCAAAAAGGATAACACCACCCACTGACTTCTTAAGGTCCGGTGTAGAAAAAATAGTATGACGATATGAATGTCTAGTTTCAGGTGTAGATTCTTGACCCACAGACCCAAGTCTATTGGCTATTGTTCCGTCACTTTCATCAGCGGCCAAGATACCCCGAAAATTTTTGAAAATCTTTTTGATAGTCTGATGCACTAGACGTGTCTCCTCCTTTAAAAGTTCTTCGCGAAACTCTGGATCACGATTGATACGGTTTTGCACGGTCTCTTTAAAATCCCTAGTTAATCCCATCTTATCTTTCTTTTTTCGTTTTTTCTGAAATTAAAAATGACTCTAAGTCACTTCTGGTGGTAGTAGAAAGCATTATATTTATTTCTGGTATAGCAAACAAGATCCAATGCCACATAAGACCACCTATAAGATAAGCAGGATTAATTTCTGGGACAGCCTCAAGTATCATATAACTATAAGCCATACACAACATTATTCTAATAGGCATAAGTCCTAGTGTAGCGGGTACTAAAAGCGCATTGTTGTTATGAAATCTCCAAAAGGGAATCATCCAACTCAATGTAAAAATTAACATTGGAGGAATGGATGCTAGTAAGGTTTTTCCTAATATAGGTTTAATCATATACAAAGGTAACACAATGATCAAAAACGAACACGCTATTAAACTTACGAGCAAAATTAGATTATGTTTTAAAACTGTATTCATACATCAACTTTCCTTTTGTAATTCATAAATAGCATCATCAATAAAACTACAAGCGATATCTGCGTCCTCCTTAGAAAATGTTAAAGCAGGCCTTAGTCTAATAGACTTTGTTCCACATGTTAATACTAACATTTTTTTTTGTAACACATCTTTCAATCTATCTCTTTTGGGTGTAGTATCTAAATCAAAGGCTATCATCAACCCTTGGCCACGAACATTTTTTAGTTCTTTTCTATCGGATAAAGCATTCATAAAATGGGTGCCTACTTGAGCCGCATTTACTACTAGATTTTCTTTTTTTATAGTATCTATAATATATTGGAACCTTACCATATCTACTATATTGCCGCCCCACGTAGAATTAATTCTTCCACTAGTAGAGAAGACATTTTCTTTTACCTCGTCTATTCTTTCGGTAGCACAAAACCCACAGACTTGTGTCTTCTTTCCGAAGCACATCATGTCAGGGATTACACCAAAGTGTTCATATGCCCACATTCTACCAGTAGCTCCTAATCCTGTTTGAACTTCATCAAATATGAGCATGGATTCATATGTATCTGCTAAGCTTCTTAGCTCATGAAAAACTTGAGGGTTAAAATGTCTATCTCCTCCTTCCCCCTGAATGGGTTCTACAACAATAGCTGCAACATCATGATGCATATATTGATCAAGCTTATCAATATCGTAAATAGTTGACCAATTAAACTGCGGGAAAAATTTTGTTTTATTTAATTCAGTATTAGTTAGAGATAATGTATATCCAGTACGTCCATGAAACGCTTTATACAGATGGACCACATCCATCCCATTGACTGATTCTTGATTGTATATACCTAATTTTTGGGCCTTCCAATCAAATGCTGCCTTCAGAGCATTTTCTACTCCTAAGGCGCCCCCATCAATAAAAAAATAATGACTAAAATCTGGAGTTATTTCTGCAAATTTTTCTACAAAATTCACGTAGTCCCTAGAATACATATCACTATTGGCTAGTTTATGGAGGGCCGCTTTTCCTAAGTGGAATTGGGCACTAACAAGTGACGGATGATTCCAGCCTAGAGGTTGACTAGCAAACTGAGAATAACAGTCTAAAAAATGTTGACCTGTTTCTGCATCTATAATCCAAGAGCCATGGCTTTCCTCAGGGTCTACAACAACATGAAAACCATCAGTAAGTATATGCTTAGACAATCTACTCATAATGTCAGGGTTAGGCATTTTACAGCTCCTCCAGATTTCATGAATTCTGACATATTGCAGGTAATCGCATTACTAAACAGATTACCACAATTATTTGCAGGGGTAACGACTTGACTTTTAACAGAAACGCTATTGCATATAAAATTATATGCTTCCTCTTCCGACACACTGCTAATTTTGACACTAAGATTTTCTTGAGCAATATATTGTACCAATTTAGTCATGCCACCTACCAACGATTCAGGAGTAAAGGCCTTTTCATAAAAACAAATATGATTATCAGAAACAAATAAACAGGTATCTAGATGGTAGAAGTTTGGATTTTTTAATTCTAAAGAGATATAATCTACGTCAAAAATATCTGCTACCATTGAGTGTGATTCTTTATCAGTTCTAAATCCATGTCCCATAAATAGCAAGTCTCTAAAGAAGAGGGCGTCTCCAGCTCCTTCAAAATGAATATCATCGGGAAGCAATATAGTTTCGTAACCGTGTTGAAGAAACCATTTTTCAAATAGGTCTTTTTCACCTCGCCTTTCCTTGTGTTTAAAATTTGACAGAATCACTTGCTTGTCTTTTACAAGACCAGCATTAGCTGTAAAAACCATATCAGGAAAATCTGCATGAGGACGTATATGTTCTATTTTTGCTCCAGCGGAGCTTAATGCATCAATCATAGTCCGCCATTGAGACATCGCCAGACTTTCATTTGGATTATTATGAATATCCATCCACGGATTAATTTCGTAGCGGACATCAAAATATTCTGGGGAGCACAATAAAACTTTCATTTCATCCCCTGTGGAAATGCTAGGGTTTCGTCATGGTTTACTGTCCACGATACCTCGTGTGTTACAGCCCTGAAAGTCCGAGCAGCCGAAGGATATCCATTGCCAGACTTTTTCACGCCGCCAAACGCAAGATGAGACTCAGCAGCAATAGAGCCGCCGTTCCAATAACACATTCCATACTCACAATAATCACGACATCGTCTAGCCTTTTTAAAGTCTTCTGTGACCACTCCAACAGCCAACCCATAATCTGTGTCATTATAAATACGAATAGCATCATCAACATTATCAAAAGGAATAATTGCAACGTGTGGTCCAAATACTTCATTTTTAAGATAAGGCGCGTCACGCCATTCAGTTTGGTAAGCTAGTGGGCTAACAAAATGTCCGGGCGGCGTATACTTAGGCTCTATCAGAACCGTAGCTTCTGAATCTTGCATGACCATATCATTAAAACCTAATACTCTATCAAGTTGTTGTTGATTAATAAGAGGACCCATATAGGCATTTTCATTGGGCTGTGACTGAGTTAGCAAAGAGTCGTCTGTAAAAGGAGGTCCTGTCTTTATTTGTTTTGCATAATGGACAAAGGATTCACAAAACTTATCATAGATTCCCCGCTGTACAATGATTCTTCCAGAAGATACGCATCTTTGCCCTGATAGTTTAAAAGCACTAGCAATAGAGGAAGAAACAGCTAGGTCAAAATTAGCATCATCAAACACTATAACAGCAGACTTACTACCCATTTCACAGGAACAAGTTTTGTGCCAGCTATGAGCGCAAACATATCTAATATGTTGACCTACTTCAGCGCTGCCTGTAAAGCAAATATGGTCTACGTTCTGACGGGCGAGATAATCACCTACCTTACCGTCTCCATGAAGTAGATTAATTACTCCCGGAGGAACTCCAGCATCATGATACAGCTCCATAGCTAGTTGTGACGTGTAAGGAGCGTCTTCACTTGGTTTGAGAATGACAGTATTACCCTCAACAATAGCAGGGGCAGCACACCAAAAAGCACCAATGGCCAGAGGAAAATTCCAAGGACTAATAATAGCGACCACCCCTTTAGGTTTTCGCAGCATATAGGAGTCTTTTTCAGAAATTTCGGACGCAACGGATTCTCCCTGTGGGGTGCGCCCAGAGCCAAAAGCATATTGAGCCATGTGTAGTGCTTCATTTACTTCGGCAATAGACTCGTTATAATTTTTCCCAGTTTCATGGGATATTGCACGGGCTAATACTTCTCGACGCTCTTCAATCAACTTAGCAACTTCATACAAATATTCTGCACGTTGCACCCTACTTACATCGCGCCAACTATGAAAAGCTTTTCTGGCATGGGCATACGTCTCTTCTATCTCTGCTTCGGTAGAGTTAAAAAAAACACCCAAAGACTGTTCGGTACAAGGATCTAGATTATCGAAGAATGAATCCGAAGCACTACCAACAAATTGACCATTAATATAGTTTTGAGCGTCCCACATATTATAATCCTTTAGTACTGTTCATTAGGTTTTTAACATTATTTTGACAAAATCCCTTATCTCCTCTCTCTATAAGCTCTATAATAATACCCCCTAAATGATCTAAAGGTTTAGTAAATATTTGTCTCATATTATCATCGGGGCAATCAATGACATTTTCTGTGAGAAACTCTACTCCCTTTTCCTTCCACTCCTTCACTTTATCTTCTATATGAAGAACTTGATAGGCCATATGATGAATGCCCCCTGTTCCTCCTCGCTCTTGTACCCATTTGTCTACAATAGAATCAGTTGTTCCATTGGATACAAAAATTTCAGGAGAAATATGACGTGCGCCAGCAGCTGGCTCTAGGACTAGGCATTCGGCCGTAGACTCATCATCAAATTTAATTTCAAACTCTGTGACTGTTCTATAGTTCAGAGTTGCCTTCAGAAATTCTGCGGCCTTATGTCTGTCCGTAACTCTATATGCTATGTGATCTAATCTCATTAAATGCTTTCAAAAAAAAACGGGTTTTATCGAGTTTGATCAGTACAGAATGGGGGACCCGAAACCATCTGCAAACTAAAGCCGCTGACCAAACCGGCTATTCCAAAGTCTTTTTCTCCTGATTCCATTTCATCCATCCATTATCGGGGAGCCAGTTTCCATCTATATCTTTACGTTTGGGAAATAGTCCACCGCCCTTTTTGTTTACCCCAAAGGCCAACTTAGCATGACACTTCTTGCACTTCAGCTCAAAGTACTCATTACCTTCATTTTCCCTTACAATATATCTTAGGTTATCCGACCCACATTTGCCACATGTATTTTCAGAAAAAACCTCCTGAAATACAGATAAATCCTTGAAAACATCCTTAACGGTTTCAGCTTCAAATTCAACCGATACGTTACCCGTGCTACATTTTACTCTCATAATCATCTCCAATTTTTATCATAGCCTACAATATTGGCTGGAATCTTTTTTTGTTTATTTTGATACTCATTAAGAACCGCAAGCATTGTAGACGCGGTTTTCTTACTAACTTCCGTAATATCAGCGTATTGATTTTCCCCCATATTAATAAAACCCATAACATTAATTTCTAACTGCTTACACTTGTTGTCAATAAAATTAGCTTGAGCAGAACTAATGGAATCATTCTCCTTCCACTCTCCATCAGTTGCCTTTTCTACTTTAATAGACTCCCTTACAATAGAGGCCACGTCTTTTTTAGCCAGCTCTTCAGCCGCCAAACATCTAACCTTTAAAGCTTTACGTAGGGCACGACCTTCCGCCCTAGTGCTTGCAGTGGCTACTGGATGGGCACAAAACAAATCGTCTGTGTTACCATGCCACACGTCAGCTACATCCGCAAATATTCTATGTTCTCCACTATTCCCCCAGTTAATGATAACCTCAAATACTACAGTTGCTCGTCCCGGACCATTGTTATCTTCAGCTGGAAAAACTTGAGAAGGTCGGCTACTTATAATATCTCCTAGTAGCTCTTCCGCCACACGGCGTAACCCAGCACAAATAGGATTTTTATCAATCAATTCATGTGGCTCAAACTTGGACATTACATAGTCGTTCCATTCCTTCGATCCATATCTTGGGCCATCTTCCGCTTTTTCCATAATAACCACATCTTGTTCAGTAATCTGTTCTGTTTCAAATAAATCTTGATCAATTGCCATTAAGAAATCTCCAATTCAATAAGTCTTTCGTCTTGAGGCGGAAAACTAGCTTCTATTTTTTCAATTTCAGGATACACTAAATCCCATAGTCTCCTTTTCACGCTGTGCGATATGTGTTTGCATAGATACTTCACCCTTATTATACAATAACCTTTGGAAATAAGCAACCCATTTTTAATAGAATCATACTTAATATAGTTTCTAAGGTGCTTCTCTCCAAACAAAGGAGTAAAATGTTGTGGTCCATCTATTTCAATCGCTATTCCCAAATCGGGAAGAAAAAGGTCTATCTCAAATTTTTCTCCTTCAATCAAATGCTTCTTATGAATTATAGTACTGTATCCAGATTTTGTCAATTCAGAATATAAAAATTTTTCAGCCTTTGATCCTTCAATACTACTCTTTCTCAGGGCTTCCGCCGCTTTTTTACGCATCAAACGCTTCTCGCCGTCTCCTAATTTGTCCCATCGTTTTTTGGCTTCCTCAGAGAACTTCTTTCTTTCTTCTGTGGACATTTGTTTCCATCTTTTTTCTATCGTTTTGCTAATTTGTAGCTTTTGCTCTTCTGTTTTAGGCTTACCCTTTGTGGGGTGCGTGGCTCTTCCATATTTTAATGCGCCCTTTTGCGCCTCTGATTTACTTCGTAACTTACACCCATTTTTCTTTAGGATTCTTTCTATTTTTTTAGGATAAGTGTTGAGATTTTTAGCTATCTCATATGTACTCTTATTATTGCTATATTCCTGTATCACATAACCTTCATCTATTTGTTGCATGTTAATCTCTCCACCATTTGATCGCTTGATCCAGTTTTATTCTAGGTTTCCATGTAAGATATTTTTCAATTTTAGAAATATCTGCTAAAGTTTCTCTGGCTTCTCCGGGGCGTTCTGGGATATGGATATAATCATTACCAATCATATTTGCTATATCAAGTATACTGTAGTTTTTACCTACTCCAACATTAAATGTTTCTCCAAAGATGTTTGGATTATTGGAAATAGCAGCGAGCCAATTAGCCCTTACAACGTCAGCTACATGTGTAAAATCTCTTCTTTGTTTACCATCTCCTACAATAGTCATAGGTTCTTTATTCTCAACTTGTCTCAAAAAAATTCCTATTACTGGAGCATATTGACCCTTGAGGGGCTGACGATCCCCATAAACATTAAAATAACGTAGAATAACCGTCTGAAGGTCGAACATTTGGTAATACATTTTACATAGTTCTTCACCAGCGACCTTTGTGACAGAGTAAGGATTTAAGCAATCATTAGACATTTCTTCTGTGAGAGGAGGTATGTTTTTTAGTCCATATGCCGACGAAGTAGATGAATATATTACCCTTTCTACATTATGTGTACGTGCCGCCTGAAGGACATTACAAGTGCCTACCACATTAGTTTGGGCTGCTTTAGTGGGGTTTTCTATAGCTGGCTGTATTCGTGATTCCGCAGCCATATGAAACACACAATTAACACCCCTAAACCACCCCTGCATTTGATCATAGTCACAGATATCAATTTTAGCTTCTATACATTCAGGATTCCAATAAAATTGTTCATTGGATACTGCGGATTCATTATCCATAACGACAACTTCATGTCTTCCCATAATCAGAAAATCAACGAGATTACTTCCTATAAATCCAGCTCCTCCAGTTACTAGATATTTCATGACAATCCTTCATCAAAAGAAATAATACTTTTTATTTGATCCAAGTTCCAGTCGTCCACGATGCCCCTTACCGGCTTATTGCACATATTTTCTATGGCGTCTTTATGGGAATTACTACGAGCTAGAATACTGATTCGTTCGTCTCTAAATAGGGAAGAAGCTATATTAAAACTGATTGGTTTCCGTATCCACTCTAGATCCCAAACATAGAAATATTTTTTAGAATTGTTGTTAGAATTTAACAATATCTGTGTTGATTCTAAATCTGTTGAAATTGCAAATCCATGAAAATTAGCTAGACTATAGATATTCATACAGGCAAAAAGGGAGTCATATACGGGCGCCGCTAGATTATTATAGTAACAACTTGCACTCATTTCTAGATCTGTAGCTAATTTATTAAATTCTTTTATCATATAGAATGACATTTGAGATGGACCTAAATTATTAACTATAGCACCTAATGTTCGGCGGCCTTCCATATCTTTTGTCTCCAGTATTCGGGAGTTAAAGTGTTCATTTGAAATGGTTTATTTTTAAATACAGCTTTAGTTTGATGTAATATTGATTTATTTATGTCTTCCCATTTTTCAACAAATAAAACAGGAGCATCATGATACATATCACATATTTTCTTATTATTTACAATTGATATTCCGTTTGCTATTAATATTGTATAAGTTTCTACCTCAACAGTAGATACCATAAAGCTTGCTAGGCCCACGTAACTCAAAGTGGTTTCATGTTTTGTTATGGGTAAACAAGGAATAGATTTTTGTATAGTAGACATTATTTTTTGTTTTTCTTCTGTTTCATCATCAAAAATACCAATATTTCTATGTGCCACCTGTGGTAATATACACCCAACTGGTCCATTTTCGATACCCCTCGGAATTGATTCTTTTTTGTGATGCTCAAGATTCAGATCACTTACAAACCACTTGGTAATATTTCTAGGCATATTAATAGGCTCTATGATATTATCGTGTTCACAGTGAGTAATTAGCACAAAATTTGTGTCAGTATTAGACCTAAGCTCTTTACAAATATCCTTGTAATTTGATTCATCCGAATACACTATTTGATTAGAGGTACATGCAGATATATATGTTTGTTTATTAATTAGTTCCATTGAAATACTCCTTTCTCCATTGTCGACCGGCGGCAAAATGCCTGAGTATAGTATTTTCCTTTGGAGTGGGATTAATATAGAATCTGTTTTCTCCATCTTCCTCACATATATGTGTTACGTTCCATTCTGTTGGAAAAATTTGCACATTTTCAAGGAGATCATCTATGGAGTAGATTATTTCAGACGACTTATTCATATGAAATCCATAATTTGGCAATTTGGCAAAAGGGGTCCAGCTATGTAGGGGTAATCCTGTCATAGTATACCAAGACGCCTGCTCCCTAAAAAGTTCCCAATTGGGCTGTCCAGTTATAGGATTCGTGTGTTCGGGCGCAGAATTATGTTTCATTCTCTGATAAAAATCCTCATTTAACATATTCCTTAACATGTTTCGAGACCAATCATTAACTCTTATTGTATAGGCTCCCATACAATGGGTATTGCACGAATCAATAGCATATCCAAAAGATTTTCCCTTGATCGGCTGGAACGGCTGACTAAAGTTAGCAATTGCTATATCAGCATCTATATGTGACACTATGTCTCCATCTTTAACAAATCCCTCTTCAATCCAGTCGTGAACCAGTTTATGTTTTAACCATGTAGGATTTCCTCTCCAAAAATTACCGTCTTTTTCTCTTGGAAGTTTTAATATTTCTACGTATTCAAATCCATGGATATCCGAGTATTTCTGGTTCGCTTTTGACATAAAACGTACAAAAAACTCTTGCTGAGGCGGTGGGTATTCTGCCATACAAAAAAATACTTTTTTCATTATACAGCCCTCGCTAAAATCCAACATTGACAACAGTTGTTTTCTTCATTAGTTACTGACCCGCTTTCATTTGATAGTTCGTAAAAATCGGGCCACGTATGGTTTTGAAAAATTTTACAGATATAGTCATAATTTCCCCACTGTCCCATTTTCAATATCTCAAAACCGTTTAATACAAATAAAACAGCCAGCCCCATTGGTGTGAATCCACCAAAATGAGTGGGTGTCATATGAGGAATATTTATTGTTGGAACACTTGTAAACACCAACCCAGAAGGATTCATAACATTTTTAATGTTCCGAACGGCTAATTGAGGATTGTATAGGTGTTCAATTGTTTGACTAAATAAGAAAAAGTCGAATTTTTCATCCACTTGAATTTCTTGATGTAGATCGTGTGGGGGGTATTGTAATATTGTTTTTTTATCAAACCTGTCTTCAATGAATTCCAATTCGGGATCTTCATCATCTGTAACCCCAATATGACCAGACAACTCTATCTGACTGGTCCATTCTATAAAATCCAATATACACCAAACTCTTGGAAAATCATGACCTTTCCATCCGTTATATTTATTCCACACTCCCTTTTCTTTTGTTCCGGTATACTTTGGTACCTTTTTGTATTTTTCAAAATAATTTGGTTGTAGTTTTACGTAATTATAATATATATATTCTATGGTATTCATTTATTTCGCAGCTCCTTTAATTGTTCTTTAATGTGGGCTACCTCCAAATCACTTTGTAGACATCTATTAATGTCTTTCTGGTGTGTGGTTTCAATTATATTTATTTGTTTATGGAAGACATCCTTAATTAAATAGAGTAAATCGTATTTGCTTATAGGTGTTGTGCCAATTTGCGTTATGTATTCATAATCATCCCAATTTGCAAATATCATCTGGGAAATTTTGGCCCATTGGAGTACTGTTATGCCGTTCCAGTAATGGTTAATATACCCATTAACACATTCTGTTTGCGATAGGAACCATGACAAAAGTGACTTATTATACTTATCTATACCTATAATAGAGGACCTTATGATTTTTAGATTGGTTTTTGTTTTAAAGTGTAATATAGAAGATTTACTGATACCATATACATCTAAAGCGTTACTTTGTTTATATTTACCATACAGTTTTCCTATAGGCAGCTGTCCATCAAACACGCAGTCGGTATCAGGATGTATATATTTTACTTTAGACGGGAGATTATTCATAATAAATTGGGGTAGCTCATAATTAATTGTAAAGTCTGCTGTTTTTTGTGGAATAGCGCCTATACAGTTAATCAATAGATCACCTTTAAAATTGCGTATAGTCTCCTTAAATATTTGAGAAGGCCAGCGGTAGTCAATAGTGTTTAATGTCCAGCTGTACTCATTATAATATTTTGTAACTGCGGTACCTAACATCCCTTTATGGCCTAAAACTAGAAGGTTCATTTATAAAAATCCTGTTTTGCCAATATATTTTTTAGTTCCTGTGGAGTCACTACATTATTCATGGAATTATATTCTCCCCCTTTAAACGAAACCTCATTATACGTTTTAAGTGGGTGCATGATATAACAATCAAAGTTTTCTAAATATTTCATTCTTGGTATCTCTTCTGAGGAAGCCATGATTTCATGTATTTTCTCATTTACTCTAGGCTTTCCAATAGTATACTTTAAACCAAACATTTTTTCATATATACTAAAAATATCTTTAACACGAAAGCTTTTTAGATTGGGAACCACGTTTACGTTTTCTAGACTCAAGGCGTTTTCAACAATATCAACAGCTTCTTCTACACTAATCATAAATCGCGTCATGTGTTCTTCATAGAGAGTAAGAGTAATCTGATTTTCAATCGCATTCCATATAAGCGGAATCAGACTGCCCGTGGAATTCATTACATTTCCGTATATAGCTGTACTTAACTTGGTTTTTATGTTGTCATTATTTAGTATAAAAGATTCTCCCGCTACATATTTTAATGAACCGTATATTGTAGTGGCGGCTCGACTTTTATCTGTACTGATAAAACAGGCAGCTTCAAACTTATTACCTATAGCAGCCCTTTTACTATTGATTGCCCCATGTACAATAGTCTGAAGTGCTTCTTCTATATTGTTACTACATGCATCAATTTGTTTTAAACTAGCAGCAAATATTGCTATATTGTGTCCGGCACAAGACCGTGTCAATAAAGTTTGGTTTCTCACATCACCAATAATAAATTTAACTTTGGGGTACATTTTAGATAAATAATAATGTTTAGCTTCATCTCTACTAAAAACGGTAATTTCGTTCTTGTCGTAATATCTGCTTATAATATTTTTACCAAGGAAGCCTGCGCCTCCTGTGATAAATATTTTTTTGTTTTCTATCATTAATCTACCCATCTAATTATTTCAAATGCCTCAGCATGGTCACACCCGCTTTGTCCACCCCTCACTCTAGCAATTGCTTTGATATGATCCGCACTCCTAAAAGATCTCACCTGTGTCTCAATAAGAGAATATAAATGAAGCTTTTTATCTATGTCGATTTTAACGAAATGGTTGGGGTTAAATGTTTTATAATTATGATTCCAAAATACCACATGAGGCTGTTCATATATGAGGACCTTTTTAACAAAAAAGTTGATATCATGCGGTCTCAAAGCTGTCAAACACGCCTCATAGACAGCCCGATGGTCTTGGTTGTATGAAGGATGTGGAATATATATTTTATCAGGCTGTATTTTATTAATGTATAATTCAATATCTGGAATCAAATCGCTTGCGTTATATCTATTAACTGGGTGATGCAATAGATGAAAAGAAAAGTCTATTTCTTGCACAACCCTATGAAACTCTTCTACCCTTTCCGCCCTTGTTAAAGCTACATGGCCGTGCTGTTGGTTTTCTGCGAGCCCACAATGCAACACAAACGTATCACTACTCAAAATTCCCCCACACCCTAAGACTTCATCGTCTACATGAGGAGAAATTATCATTTGTTTCATAATTTGGCTCCCGTTAAATATAGAATTGTATTGTTTTTACAAGATACAAATGCATTAGGATAGGGATTTTGTAGACATCTAATTTTATTATAGAGTTCTTTAGCTGTCATATTTGTAAAATCTTCTAATTTTATTTCACTCATTTTAGGAGTACGACGTTTTTTAGTGTCATGGCTTATTTGTTTGGTTTCCGGTATGTTGGGATAGTGATTGAAAAATTTTATTAACAAAGACGTGGTGGCGTGCTCTATGTGATAAAAAACATCTTGAAGATTTCCACGTAAACTAATGTTTTCTTTATAGAGGATAGGCCCTCCGTCTGTTTGGGCTGTAGCCTTGAATAACGTAACCTTACTCTTCTCTAGTCCGTCTATAATCTGGTTTTGTATTGGAGAGCCTCCAGCATAATTTGGTAGATCTGATGGATGTGCCACTATTGTATAGTTTGAAGACACATATTCGTCAGATACAATCCAACTCCACCCCAACAATATAGTGACATCAAAAGAATTTGTTTGAGTAATTTCATCAAATTGTTTAGTAGTTGTTACAAGTGATACATGAGGACATTTAGAGCGTATAGAGTTATATACGTTTAAGGCCCAGTTTCTATAGGCACAAAATAATATTTTCATACCGAAGTAACCTTTCTGTATTCTGTCTTATAGTCTGACAGTATAAAGTGGTATGTGCGTGAATCACCGTCAGTTGATCTTCTTCCAAAGTCAATTCCAATTATAGAATGTGTCCAATCAAACCAAGACTCACTAATGTCTGGCCTTGAGTCTCCTATTATATTATCCCATTGTGGATAACTTTCTTCTGGTATAACCCTTTTAATTTCATGGGGAGTCTGTTGCCATTTTTTGTGAAAAAAAGGACCCGATATAGCACATTTAGCACCATCTTCTTTTAAAAGAGGGCTTTTCCATGTTTGATCATATTCACATGATAATGATTCATAATAGGCTAAATTGGCTAATCTTAAACGTAATACGAAATCATCGTCTTCGCATCCTCCTCCATAAAATCTCTGATCAAACCATCCTATTTTTCTAAAGACTTCTTTAGTAAGAGCTAAAAAGGCTACATTCCATTGTCCCACTACTGCATAGCCCCTATGTAGAAGTTGTAGCATAAAAGTAATTTCTTCTGGATTTGGAATTACTCTGTCATTGACCAAAATAACAGTTTCAGTTGGAGAAGTTGCTACAGCTTCATTCATTAATTCTGAATATGAATCATATGCTTCTGGTCTTCTGTCAATTCTATTGTTCCAGTGTATATTAAATTCATTATTTAATGGCTCTAATTTTTGCATCTGATTTTCTACAACCTTAGAATCAGATCCGGCGTGTAAGCAGATGGTGATATCTTTTTCTAAATATTTTGGAGAAGGATTATGTGGATTTCTAGAAAACATTATTCATTCCTAATTCTTGAATTGTATTCTTGAGTGGCTTTCAAGATAGACGTATCTAAAATTTTATCCTCTAGCAGCTTTATTAAACCGCTTAAATCTTTTGGAAAACATGAGCCGCCAAAGCCAAATTTTCCGTCTGGTCCCGGAACCTTCCAGTGAGAACTACCTAGTCGGGAGTCAGAGTGATGAACAATTTCTATCAGGTTATTATAATCTATATTTAGCGCTGAACAAATTTCAAACATATGATTAGCAAATCCTACACGCACAGAAAGATAGGAGTTTATAAGATACTTAATAAGTTCTGCTTCGGTTGGAGACACTTTAATAACTTCGGCATTGGGCCACATCGCCCTATAGTAGTTTTCTAGCCTACGCCCTAAAATATCATTGTTTAAGGGAATTCCAAGGATATGTCGAGTAGAGTTTCTAAAGTCTTCTTCTGCATTTCGTTCTGTTAAGAATTCGGGATTTGCTACAATAGTCAAATTATCAAACCGCAGTTGAAAACGGTAAGTGCTCCCCGGCACTAAAGTAGACTTAATTAAAATGATTGGTTTAACAGATAGTTGTGTTGCATATCTATCTAATAATGACAAGGAGTTTTCAACAATGTCTATATAGCATCGTCCCTCCTTGTCCATAGGAGTTGGGAGGCATAAATAAATTATTTCGCAATTTTCAATTATATTTAGATAACCATCGTTAATATCTAAATCGTCTGTTATATCATATGAATACGTAGTGTGAGAGGAGCCTGACAAAAATTTATATATAGCTCCCCCCACAAAACCCCTACCTATTACTCCCACATCCATTGATTTCTCCTTCTATATACTGGCTAACTGCTTTTGGGGATATATCTCTATAATATCTTCTAGTTGCTTCACTAATGGTCCTAAGTTTATCAGGATTTGTTAGTATTGTTTTTACTATTTGGTAAACATTTTGAAGAGGTATATAGGGAGCATTTTTATAAACCCAATTATCTGGCTGTGACACCGTAAGTATCACACAAGAAGCGGCACAAGCTTCAAAAAATCTAAATGATTCTGGACTTGCTGTTCCATGAGGACAAATAGCTATCTTTGTATCACACAATATCTTTGAATAGGATTCACAATCCAGACCCCTGTTGAAGCCTTGATAGAAGCCAAAAAAAGAATTGATAGAATCATCCATTAAAAATTGTGGTATCTCTTTATACAAATCGAACCTATTGTTTGCTAGTTGTCCCACAAAGGAAACGTCAAAATTTCTTTCTAGAATATTTTTTTCTGTAACTACAAAATCTTTAGATGGACCAAGCGGTAACGGTCTTAACTTGGGATGTTGTCCTTCATAACAGTATTGCTTAAATATTAATTTAACAGATGGATCATTTATTTCTTCTGGAATTCTATATGATTCATCAGCATTCATTAAAATTATTTTTTCTTCTTCAGTATCTGGAAGAGCATCTCCAAAGTTTTTGGCTACTACTGTAATATCTACATTAAGATGCGAAGATATTTCAGAAAAAAACCTTTTTTCTAGATTATTATCAGGTGTTATGTCAATGTATTTCATTTTGCCTCAATATAGATTGGGATAATCTGTACAAATTCCATAACAATCAAAAGGTTCTTTACCCCAGTCGGACGCAAACTTTCCGTTATTCGGTTTACCAAAAACAACTACAACTGAGCTAGGAGTTTGTTCCTTCTTTAACCATATGGAAGCTCCTAATTTGTCCAGACAAACACAAAGCTGTTTTCATTATACAAACCTTTCAAGCGTTTGAACAAGCTGGGTAGCTCTCATTTTTGTAGTTCCATTCTGTAATAACCACTCACGCTGTTTACAAACCATATCTATATATTCTTTGGTTGGTGAGTTCTTCACCAAAAGTCTATTGATAAGTTTTTCTAGCTCATCAAGACTACTATAGGAAAAACAAGGTAAATTTTGTGGAGCACACAAAGGTGGCTTTTGATCATAATCCCTAAACAATAGACAAGCTCCACTAGCTAATATTTCATAATGACGCAGGGAGTCCCACCCTCCTTTCTTGCATGTTAAGCCAAACCAAGACGATGCCATATCATTATAATAGTTGGTTTCGTCGCTAAAAACATAAAATTGTCGGGCTGCTGGTCCTAAAATTTGGGGACCAAATACAGCGTAAGGAGGAGCTGTTTTTTGTATAACTTGCTGTTTATTATTAAATAACATTGGACGAATTCGGTGAGAAGGAATACCAAATCCGGTGGGATATACATCTTCAGACTCTTTAAATAATTCTCTTTTAAAACAAGGGATTTTAGAAATTGTATTGTGGTCATGACCATCTAAATACCAAACACCATGTTTAGCAAGACTGTCTATTTCTGGTATATTTGTTACCCCGTAAGCATCTGTTACCCCATATAATACAAAGTCTACCTCGTCTACTTTTCGATTAGAAACCTCTTCAATAGGATATGTTAACAAGCTAAATCCCCAACCATGAAGCTCGTTCTTAGGAGATTCAGAAAAATCTCCATACATAATTTTTTTTCTAGGAAAGTCTATACAATCATCACCTAAAACCTCTCGTAAGCCATGCAGCATAGACACTTCTTGATAGTCTCCTTCAGATGAAGTAACGTATAATATATTCATTAGTCTTTCCATTCGTTGAGTTTATCTAGTATCCTATCATAACATCCTTCATAAGAGTAATATTTTTTATATACCTTTCTACCTGCGTCACGCATATCATTTATTTTGTTTTGACTCATCATACTTAAATATCCATATAGATGTCTAAGCTTTTTAGCACTACACAATACACCATACGACTCAAAATCCACCATATCATGAAAAGGTATCCAAGGCTCATCGTATATATAAACAGGAATTGTACCATAATTAAGAGCCTCACATATTCTAAAAGATGTTTTTCCGTACCCTCTAGGGCATAAAGCAAATATAGAACTTTTCATCGCAATTTCAAAACCTGTGACACCCATCCATTCACTGATAAAAATATCGTCGTATTCATGAAAATAATATTGCATTTTTTGCCTAATTACGTGTCGCCCCTTAATGGCTCCTACAAAACTACAAAGCAACTCTCGTTGAGGTTTGATAAAAACTGTGTTTGGTCGTGGCATACAATTTAATGGGTATGCATAATCTCCCATGCCACCACTAGCAAATGAATATAGATCTAAGTTTTTAACATTATGAAGAATGCCGTCGTCCCACTGAACTACAGTAAAATATTCTTTGTCTTTATCTAGAGAGTCAAGATATAGCTGTAGGTCTGACATATCGTCTTTGCCATAGTTTTTAGCAACATAATAATTAGTCCAGCAGACGGGAAGATACTCTTTACAAGTGTCTGGACGTTCTTTACTAAATCTATTATAAAAATATTCTTCAAAGATTGTAGTATTATAAGGAGGGTTCTCATGATTAGTGGGAATTGCAAAATCAGGCATCATATTAAGTCTCCCACGTAATACTTTGAGGTCGGCTGCCAACTAGCGTGCCACAAATGGCACGCATAACTCCAAGGTTTTAGATAAGATTTAATGAGTTCTTCCGTTGCTTCATCTCTATATCTAGCTGGAAATGGATGAAAGGATTGAGAAGGAAAAATAAGAATATTGTCTAGGGCAGTCCATGACCATGATCTTATGTAGTTTATAATACTTTCAGTAAGTACCCACGGACCAGTTTGATAAAGCACCTTAGTTTGATCGCAGGCAATATTCCATGGATTTTCTAGTGTACAACGCTCAATACACAAGTCTAGAATGGGATGGTCAATAGAAGATGCCATAATACCATTATTCATTTGTACTGATCTCTCCAAACATATACCCGCATAAAAAGAACACTTGTCATGAATACTAGTAAACTCTGATGAGAGACATAGAAAGTCTACGTCCACATATAGGCCTCCATATTTTTTTAATATCTCATACCTCAATATATCCGATTTGTTACCCCAACTAGGAGAGGCCAAATATAGGGTCTTAGTCTTCATTTCTGGCAAAAATTCTTCTACCTCTTCATTGCCCCATGTTTTCACTTCAAAGTCTGGATTTTTATTCTTCCAGTCTTCTATATTTTTAGCATACCATTCTGGCATTGGCGCACCAAGCCATATAAAATGTATAATTTTTGGTATAGGATTATCATGTGTGGTTTGGTCTATATTTTTTTCATAGATTTTTTTAATAAGAAGCCAATTGGCATTCTTTTCTGCGTAATTCCTATCAAATAGAGACGTTTCTATTTCACACATATCAAAAAAATTCATTGGGCGTCCTTCATATAAAAGGCGTCTCCCCAGCTTTCTGATTGCCACGCTACAAGCTCTCTAGTAAAGCCAAAACCTTGGAGGTAATTATCAATATCTCCGATAAGAGGACACTGGGCATATACTTCATCTCTGTTCACTTCCGCTATAATATAATCTATATGTTTCAATGATTTTTCTGCGCCTTTAAAAACTTCTAGTTCATATCCTTGTACGTCCACATTAATAAAATTATATTCTTTGATATCAATATCAAAAGTAGAAATAAAATTATCTAACTTATAAACTTCCACTGACTCTTTTTTCACAAATTTTACATTAGGGTGTTCAATAAGATGTTTCTTGGGTTTCAGTAATGAACTGGATGCTCCTGACCCATTTTTAATTCCTCCCTCTGTATGAGATATATACATGTCCATTAACTGATCATTTACATTACCAAGAGCTACGTTATGCACGTTTTCAGCAGCTATACATTTATTCTTTACTATTCTAAACAGGTCTTTTTGTGGCTCAAACAATACAGTATTAGATAGACCTACGGTCCTATAAAGTTCCAGCTCCTCTCCGGTATATGCTCCTATGTGGAGAACACCCTTAATCTGCATATTATATTTATTAATTAAGGCAACCAAATTAAAAATCATATTAGACCCTTCAATATATCTAATTCTTGGTGTGGGCATACAATCTCTGGAAAATCAATATGATCAAGATTGATTCTGTAGCCACCTAAAAACTTTTCATTTAAAAATTGTGCATCATAAGAAAATTCGTCACCGTGTCGGTTTTTAATTGTGTTTTGTACTCTATTGTTTGGACTATTTACTACACAGCTAGTCTTAAGGGACGCCATAAGGGGAGGAATATCAAACCAGAATCTCTGTAGTTTTGCTTCAAATTCATTGGGAGTTTGTTTCCACTCAAAAGCACCACTATTATTCAATATATTCAATTCTTTAGCGAACCGTCTAGCGTCTTGCTTTCTAAAAATGTGACCATCCACTGACAGGGGATATGACCAATAACCACCCACCGGAATTGTAGTACGATTCCATGTTAAAAAGGGATCATTTCGTTCTCGAAGAGGTATACAATCATCCCGTAACACCCCATCCCCATAGTCTCGTTTACGAATATTACTTCCTAGCCTTAGAGATAGACACGAACATGGATTGTGAAATAATCCATCTAAAACGCTTGCGCTAAATGCCACAGAGCTATAAACAATATCATCATCCGTTAAAAAACAAATATATTCCTGACAAGCGTGGGAAATTGTTTTTTCTATATCACCAAATAAACCTCCACTATCTTCCTCGTTTTGTAATATAAAATTTGTATCAAGACATTCTTTCTGTAAAATCTGATAAGATTGCACATGTTCCGTAGATGCCTGAAATATAACTAATATTTCAGACACTTGTTTAAAATTTCTTTGTATACTATTTAGTGTAAGATCTAGCTGAAGGGCTCTATCTTTACTAAACACGATTGCGGAAATCATACCACCATTCCAATGTTTTTTTGAGGCCATCTTCTAAATTTATTTGTGGTTCATATCCTAATAGTCTTTTTGATCTTGATATATCTAAGCATCTTCTAGGTTGGCCGTCTGGCTTAGAAGTGTCCCATTCTATTTTTCCCTTATATCCCATAAGGTCACACAGGAGGTGTATCAAATCAGATATTTTGATTTCTTGTCCAGTACCTACATTGATTGGATCGGCACCAAGCTGTTCATTATCTATAGATAATCTTATTGCCTGCGCGCAATCATAAACGTATAAAAACTCACGAGAAGCATCACCAGTGCCCCAACATACAACAGAGTCTTTGTTTCCATCTATAGCCTCTTGGATTTTCAGAATTAGAGCAGGAATCACATGGCTGCTTTTTGGATCAAAATTATCGTATGGTCCGTACATATTAACAGGCACAAGATTCACCGAGTTAAAATTATATTGTTTATTATAAGCAATTAAAAGCTCCATCAGGGTTTTTTTGGCTATTCCGTAGGGGGCATTTGTCTCTTCTGGATATCCATTCCATAAATCATCCTCATTAAAGGGAACAGGAGTAAATTTGGGATATTCGCATACAGTACCCACCATAACAAATCTTTTAAGTTTACCATATTTTCTACAAGATTCAATCAAATTTACACCCATAGCCAAATTTTCATACATAAAAAGTCCCGGATTGTCTTTATTAGCCCCAATTCCCCCCACTCTTGCTGCCAAATGTACAACATAATCTGGTCTAAATTCTGACAATAAATAGTCTACCTGTTTCTGTTTGGTTAAATCCCACTTGGACTTTCCAGCCAAAGGTATTACATCTGTAAATCCATTACTTATTAGATCATCACAAACGGCTTTCCCTAAAAATCCATATGCTCCAGTAACTAAGATTCTATCTTGTTGCATTTAATTCCTCTTTGGTACGATTCCATTTGTTAATGATATCATTAGCTTCTTCAGTATATCCAAATGCTTCCAATATACTACTAATTCTATGAAAGTTTGTATGGCCATCCAACAATATTGCTTTACCTTTTTTGGCTAAGTCATTTTTTTCATTTTCGTTTTGAAGATAATAGGCTATCTTATCAGTAAACTCTGCACGAGAACGAGCAGTAGGAACCGTGTCTCCAAAAATTTTATTTATAGATTCAACATGATCAGAAACACAAAATCCTCCCGCGCATAAAATTTTAAACACTCTTTCGTTTACATCGAATCCAAACTCTTGAGCATGAGGCTCACTAAGATTGGGAGATATTTTTGCAGAAGCGAATAAGTTTTTAACATCGGAATCATCTATAACTCCGCAATACTGGTTTACACCACTCCAAGGTTGATTTCCAAATATTTTAATATTGTAATAGCCTACTGGAAAACACAAGGGTAATAAATACTGATCAATTACTAACGACTTGTATGGCCAGTAGCCACCCACAAAACCAATATCACATGCAAGATGGTCTTGGAAAAAAGAATAATAGTATTCATCAATATCAGCGCACATCATCAATGATAAGGTGTCTATATCTAAGTTGTCTTTCCAGTGGTTATGCGTAGTGTTCATAGCGTCTTGATCATAGTGTATATGAACAAAGTCTGGCTTTCCTGTTTCTTCTTTTAGTTTTTCTAACGCTTCCTTTTCTTGATCCGTAGCATATAATATATTAAATTGCGATTTATCTACTTGTTTTTCATGATCGCCCCAATCGCCAGCTCGCAGTCCCACTTTTAAGTGTGGTCTTTCGTATATACATTTAATCAAAGAGGGTGTAAGATTATATGCTTGGCCCATAAATATATCCGGCTCAAAAGAATCAAAAGCATCAAAGGGTGATACGGCTTTACAGTCCCATATTGATGCCTCTATTCCTATGGTCCGAAAAGCCTTTAGCCATGCCATTCTTTGATAGAAATGGGCGTGTCTTCCATCACTTGATATTAAAATTCTCATTCGATAGATCCCTCATACAATCAATTTCTAATATGGACATATTATCCGGTTCATAACAAATAAAACTTCCACCTTTTGATATTATCAAATTTATTATTTCAAATAGTAACATTTTTTTTATGGTTTCATTTCCTCTCAAGTACAGATTTTTAATTGCTTCAAATTCTTTTCCAGTAATATAAGCCATCTGACACCACTTAGTAGATAATCCATATGATAAGATGGTGGCACGTTTATTAACGACCGTCAATCCCACCTCTTTACTGCTGATTTGGTTTTTATTATCAATTATTAAAAATGACCTATCATACTTAAGTTCGCTAAGAGTATTTAAATTGAAGTAAAGATCTCCATGAAAAAAAAACATACTGTTACTAGTTGTGTTGTTGATAGCTAATCTTAAGCTTTCAGAAGAAGTTGTTTGATCGTATATCTGATTTTCTACTATCCTTACTTTATTTTTGGTTTTTCTTATAATTCTATTTGTAGAATATCCAGTGACTAATATAATATCAGGATGACAAAAGGCATTTTCAAGAACTGATATTTGATGTTCTATTAATGTTCTGGTCCCTATTTTAATGAGACTTCTAGGCTCATATGATTTAATTCTTTTACCTACTCCAGCAGATAAGATAGCAACACACACGGAGCCGTTTGATTCTTTTTTTATTTTTTGTGTAAATCTGCTCATCGCGCTCTTATAGATGCAACATTGTTTTGGAAAACTTCATTAGTCATTTTCATCGACTGGTTTTGTCCGGTTTCTCGTACAATAGAAAGCGGATCAGGAACATGAACGATCATACATATATTTGAAAGTCTTAGCCATAGATCATAATCTTCGATACAACCTATAAAACCTTTACTAGCTGGCCCATGTAATTGGCTATCAAAAAATTCACCATTTTTCAATATTATATGTTCTAAAAAATCCTTCTTAATTAGGGAGCCGCTATGTACTATGCACCCATTTTCTAATGCTCTTTTATCGTATGGTAATTTATATTCATGTTTAATATAATTAGTATGCCCATATGTTCTGTGTGTTTCATAGTCACCATACGCAACTCCTACCTGACTATCATCAAGCAGTTTTTGTATCAAAACTTCTACTTTTTGAGGCTTGTACATGTCGTCGGCGTCTAAAATACCAAATATTTCGGCCCACTCCCACGCTTCCCACATAGCTATATTTCTTGCTGTACTTGCTCCAGAATTGTTTGTTTTATATGCATACAGATTATCTTTTTGTCTTCTTTCTATTGGCCCCGTGTAATAAGGAGTGTTCATTTCTTCGGCAGAGATTTCATCTGTTATTGATGATATTTTATCCCATGAATCGTCAGATGATCCATCTTCCAACACATACACACGTATATTTGGATAGGTCTGATTTAATGCGCTATCAATAGCCCCTAAAACATACTCACCATAATTATAATTGCTGATGATGATGGCAACATTAGGATTCATTATCGTCGATCCATACCCGATCGCCTCGCGAAGCATAGTTTTCATTAAATGTACTCCAAGTAATTATAGTATCTGGATCATCAGTAGGTACCTTTTTTAGTTTATCAATAAAAGTACCATCAGTATCTGTATCTGTTTTTGCAAAATTAAAAGCAGCAGCCTGAAAAATAAGTCCATTCATATCTTTATAAGGTTCTACTACAACCAACCTTTTCATGTCAATGTTTATACGGCGGTGTATTTTTTCCATTAATGTTCGTTCAATACTTTCTCCGCTAGTGGTGACATATATCCAACCATTTTTTGCGTGCCGAAAAGCACTCTCTATCATTAACCATGGGTCAGGCTGATACATGTTTAATACCATATTATATTCTGTTTCCTCAAACACAAAATGCTTCACAAAAAGACTATGAATCTCTTGGTTATATTCTACTTTTTTATTACATACTACAACATATCTTGCCTTATGATCAAGTTGATGCTTTATATCTAATAGTGTACGCTCTAAGCTTTCTAAAGGATTTTGTGGTGTATCGTCAAAAAGAATAAAAAATCCTACTATAGGTTTGATTTCTGAAAATACAGTTTTTTTAAGGTTGGATTTTTCTTCCAGAGTGAGTTCTTTGATCCACGGTGTTGGCCTATAGGTATTACAAAATCTATTAGACACAAAATGCGTTTTGCCGTCTTCATTAGTTTCTACATGATGATCAGGATTAATTTTGTCTACACGATCAATCTTACATCCAGATTGCACATATGCTCCTGATCCATGTACTATTTCTGCAAAAACACATTTATCGCAACTAAACTTCATTTCTACCATTAGGTCGCCTCGCGGTTACAATGCATTGAAAATTATCGTTAGAAAAATCTTTAGACTCTATTTTTAGATAGTCAGACATTAAATTGCAAATGTCTACCATATTAAATACCGAGGACTTAGAGTTGCCTGCAAATAAACATGTGTTTACATCATGAATACCGATTAAACCTTTGTTATACTGATGGGACAATAGGTCAAAGTCTAGTTGATAAAATGTAATTTGTGAATCTATTCTCATTTTAGACATGATTTTTTTTATTACGTCCCCTATTTCTTCAAATTTGAAATTAGCTAAAATATTATCAACTATTATTTCTGTAGCCTCACAATCTTCCACCAAAAGATCCAAGGTATTTAAATCACTAATCCATGTATAAGAAGCGTCTGATGGTTGACTCTTAGATAAATAAATTCTCATTTTAATTCCTACCCTCTATTTCAGTATAGTGTACTTAATAATTTTATTTTCTTCGCGTAGTTGCTAGAATTGTCGCTGCTCTTTTAATCAGACAATTCACATCTACCCATAGTTTTTAATAACACTTCGAAACATTGAGTTCCAAGAATTAATAAATTTACTCAAGTTAAAATCTTCTTCTATAGTCTTCCTAGCTGCGTCTCCCAATCTTTTGGCTTCATCGGGATCAAACAATAATCTTTCACAAAAAATCTTTAGTTCAAGGGGGTCATTGCTAAGTAAGCCATTTTTATTATGTGTGATTACATCTGGTATCATACAATTATTGGTACTAACTATAGCGCACCCACATGCCATAGCCTCCATCAGTGCTGTGGGCACGGGAGAATGGAGGGATGTATTAAGGAACACTGCTGAAGTCTGATATCCTGTTCTCAGCTTTTGTAATGAAGATGCAGCCTCTGACAAGCCGGGATTATTACCATATACTTTAACTGGAATACTGCTAGGTTTAACCACTTGATTCCATAAGTTCCATCCGCAGCACCAATCTCTATTAGGCCAGTCGTTTACCACCGATAAACAAACGGGATTTCTTTTTATTGTATCGTCTGGCTTCCAAAAATTACAATCAACGCCATGTTCTATCACGGAAGCACTATATTCATTTTTCCCCCATGCATTACGATTATAAGCAGATATAAAACTTTCATGGGTCACTTCTATTTGGTTGAATCCTTGTATCTGCGAAGACATTTCGTATCTTATGTCTGGAAGGACATGAGTGTGGCGTATAATAGGTATATTCAAAAGATCTTGTAGTTGATAAGAAGTATTTATTCTGTTGCAGCTTGTATGGCATAAAACTAAATCAAAATTTATATGAAATGGAACTTCTGATATGGGAAAATAATTAGAAGGAATTTTGGCATAATCTGTGTTCCATAGTTTGCCTTCTTTAACAGAATAAAAATTATGTCCGGTTTGACAAAGATTCTGTTCATATCTTTCATGAGTACAAAATGTAAGTATATTTAAAGGATCGATATCTGACAGAGATGCTCTACGTAATATAGACTTTATGGATTGCGATGTAGCTTTAGCTGTCATTGAGAATCCTTTTCATTATATTTCCTACCTTTTTATGGCTATACTTAGAGGCTGCCTTTCTAGCTTTAGATTTTTCTTTTTCAAATTCTAGAGGAGACTCTTTATATTTTGTATACATAGACCTCATAGCAAAGGCTAGTTGTTCTACATTAATCTCGCGCCACTTTGAATTAGCTGTATATAAGTTGGGTAATGTGTCAATAGCCTTATAGCATGGCACTTCTATTGAGGAAACCGAGATTCCCGAACAAAAATCATCCATCCCAGTTCCTTTAGTATATATTACAGGTATTCCCATAGCCATAGCTTCCATTGCTGGTATACACCAAGCTTCTCCATAGCTAGGCATTACGAAACAGTGACATTGATTCATTAGAGACAGCAAATCTACTCTATTGAATCTACCACTAATCACTACTTCCTCTTTATAATTTTGTCTAAGTTTAAGGCCGCTTTTTATGTGGGCAACATATTCTTGAAAAGTTTTCATGCATTCATTGGCGTCAGTATTTGGCCTATTTATTTTTAAAAATAAGTTCACGGGTTCTGCCGGGTGGAATTCCAAATGAAAAGCTTTAATCAAAGCCTCAATATTTTTTCTGGAAACAAATTCTCCTATAAAGCCAAAATTAAAAGTGCTTCGCAGTTCTTCCACTTGTGCTCCGATAGGAACATTTTTATAAGACGCAATAGGCAAGGAGTGGGGAATAATTTTAATGGGAACATCTACACCACTTTGTTGTGAAGCTTTCACTATTTGTTTATTTGGCACCCAAGCTTCATCCATTATATTAATATATTTATGCCACAATGAATCCCTAAAGTTGGATGTCTCTGTCACATAAAACCCTATATTTTTATATTTTGAATTATAAGAATAGAGGTGTGGTAATGTATGTTGTATACAGATATCAGATCCTGTCGTGTCATTTTGTTCTAACTCTGTAATTCTTTGTGGAATATCATCAGACATTTCGTCAAAAGAAATAGCACGAGGAACAACATCAATACCAGCCGCATCAATAGCTAATATATTATTGATACAAGCGTTCGACCATCCAGTTCCGTCTTTATAATTCCCGACGTACAATATTTTCATGTCTAGTCTGTTCCCACATGTTAAATGATTCTCTTAAATCGCAAAAGCTTTTGTAGGCTTTTTCTATATTAAATGGTTGTGAAGCCGCCGTTCCTGAGGATGTTATATTGTGAGACTCATTAAAGTAAAAATCTCTATGTGTACTTTCTACCATACGTTGATATGTTAAATCCCTCACCGTTCTTTTCCATAAGAAATTACCTATCCATTGTGGCTTCCCTAGAACCCTTTCAAACAGATAATTTGTTTGATCCGTAGCACTAATATCTTGAGGCGGTGGTGTAGTCGCAGGTGTAAAAATCTGAGGAGGCGATAACCAAGTTTGTGTATGGTCTAAAGTTTTTGTTTCGTGAAAATGTTGTGCCCACACATGCGCTGTTTTATCCCAATTATAATGGGCTAATGTGTTTTCTCTTATTTTAGCTCCTATAGCAGGAAGCGCATCTAGGTTAGAATATAGTTCTATTAATTTCTCAATCGTATCTGCGTTATTGGGTACAGCCCTATAGCATCCTGTTTCGCACTCCCTATTTAAAGCGAGCGGCTTGAGTGCTATTCCCTTAATGTTATTTATTACAGATTCCATTGCGGAATATTCTACAGACATAACTGGAACTCCACATTGAGCCGCTTCCAGTTGCGGCATCCCAAATCCCTCACTATTAGCATATTGCATATAGATATCGAATAAGTTATATATTTTACAAAAATCATCCTCTTCTACTTTGTTATTTATGCCCGCCATGTGACTACTAAATTTTCCACACTTTTTACAAAATGTAAATGAGTCCTTAAAGAAGTTGGGTTGTATCTCATGGCACAAATTGCATTGGTAGGTAAATAGAACTCTGTGAGTCAAGTCAAATTCTTGAAGCAATCTTGGAATGTCCCATCCTACATCTGGATAACAAGTATGGCAATATAAATATGTGTCTATAGCCTTTGTTTCATCTAAAAATTTTCTAAAGACTCTAAATAAATCAGGGTAAAGTTTTCTTTTTTGGTTTCTCATTACAGTACCAATTAAGAATATATTTCCAGAGATACCCATAGATTCCTTATGTTGGACCTTATTGGTAACGGGCTTAAAGTTTGCACTAGCACAAGGAGACGCAATGCCCTTATATTTTATGTCGTCACACTGCTCAAGAAGTGTATCTCTTCCAAACTCTGAATAAGTAAATACGGCATTTGCACTGGCATATGTAGATACCCACTGTGGATTTTGTGGAAATGCATCTACAGTGGGCATAATGGACCAGTGAAACAAATCTCTGAATGGAGAACGCGCTTCAAATTCTATCATCCACCAGTCCCTAATGTCTACTACAAAATCAGGCATAAAGTCTAGTAGTACAGAATTAAATTTGTATTCTCCAAACTGAAAAGAGGGGGACGATTGATATGTACCCCAGTCGGGACCGTTTTGGAGTGGTTGGTTGGGATATATTTTCCAAGGCACACTTGGAATGGATGGGTTGTTATCGTCTATATAACACGCTAATTCCGCTACCTCGAATTCAGGCATACAGTGCAATCTAGACATAACCTCCTTGCTATAAACAGAATATCCGGTGGGCAAGAAAGAAGCCTCTGTACAAAAAAGTATTTTTTTACGCTTCTTCATTAAGATTTTCTTCTCTATTATTGTTGAAGATTTTGAAATTGGTTATTCTAAAGTTTACCTTTTGTCTTTTTTCTTCACCAACTGTCCATCTTTGTTGTCTGGCGATAGCTTCTACGGCAATAAAGTCCCCTTTTTTGCAGTATTTATGAATAGTGGTGGCGCCACTATCCCATGCCTCGAATTCTAGAAAATCCACCCTTTTCTTTTTCGTGCCGTCTTTATCTTTTCTATGTTCCTCAATAGCCAAAGTAAAGCTTACAAGGTGGGTATTATTTACTTCTTTTAGTCTGGGGTCGGCTACCAGCCTGCCGACAAAAGTGCATCTATTCATAGGGATCTCCAAATTAAGTATGGGGGCTCCTATGTTATATAGACCCTTCTTAAATTTGGCACACTTTATTTACAATAATTCCACCATCTTCTTTCTTGGATGTCTGTCCCATTAGGATCACCATGTTACCTTCGACTAAAAATTCCTTGTTTTTTTGGTAGTCTTCTGGGAATATGATGACTGAATCTAGTACGCCAGAGCTATCTTCCACTGATAAAAATGCCATAAGTTGTCCCGGATTTTTACCCTTTTTAGTCTTATATTCTCTTAAGGAATTAATCTGCACAGCCACATTTACTTTGCCTTTCATGTACCCAAGAGCTACATCTTTACATACAGTATTTACAAGGTTGCTTTGAACATAGTCTGTTTTACCGCAAGTTAAGGCGCATCCCATGTATTTCTCTTCCGTATCGGCAATCCATATGGGGTCATCTTTGATATCATAAAATGGGTTTTCTAGGGAGTTTTTGATATCTACTACTGTAATCAGTCTTCTAGAATTAATCTTGAGATTATTGATCATATATCCTATACATTGAATAAGAGTCTCATGGTTGGAATAATTCTCTTTGATATATTTTTGTTCTCTTGCAGATAGTTGTTTCCAGCTGTCAAACTCATATAGCATTTCATTTCTGTTCTTGTTATTATTTTTACCATTAAAAGCCCCTACAGAAATCAAAGCCACCACAGCCTGTTTATTCAAAATGGAACATAAGTTATTTAAAATATCAAGCCAATTCCAATCATCTATAGTCTTGTTCAAAATCTCTTCTGTTTCAGGAAGAAACTTGTTTATCTTATCACATTCTACTTCGCCCACATGTTTAACATTATTGATACCAAAGTAAATTGTTTTTGAGACAGACTGAAAGTTTTTATATAGATGCTTCAAACGGGGAGGATATACTTCAATATCATTCATTTTAGCATCAGTCACTAGCTCTTTAATTTCTTGTTTGGGGTCTGGTTTTCTTTTTGCATGATTAAGGTAAGTCTTAAAAAATCTCACGGGACGATAGCACTTACAGTATGCACTCCAATAGGCATTGATAGCATAGCTAACAGCGTGGGACTTGTTGAAAGCATAACGATTGGATTTTTCAATCCATGAAAAAATCTCTTCAGCGACTGCCGTAGTAACAGTGCCTTTATTTTTTGAGCCTTCTAGAAAAGACTTCTTGACTTCTGTCATCAAGCCAGCTTTCTTTTTTCCGATAGCCTTACGTAATGAGTCGGCATCCTTTAGACTAAAACCTGCCAGTTCTTGAGCTATCATCATGGACTGCTCTTGATAAACAAGCACCCCATATGTTTCTTCTAGGATGCGTTCTAAAGATTCATGTGGATATGTTACAGGATCAGTTTTGGATTTTCTATCTACATAATGTTGCGTCATAGACTTATCATCCGTAAAAGCTTTAAGACAGCCGGGACGGATTAGTGAAATAAGAGCGGCTAGTTCTTGAATATTTCGGGGGGCTACCCTTCTAGCCCATGAACGTCCGAGTTGCGACTCTAGCTGAAATACTCCCTTTGTCCTACCATCACATATGAGATCCCACACCCTATCATCGTGAAAATCGTTCATGTTAAACGTAAAATTCGCCATTTGCAAAAGCCTTTTCAAATTTGGTTTTTTCTGCAAGCTTTCTTTGGAACTTCAAAAATTTAATTAAAATGTTAGCTGTATCCTTAACATCCTGAAGAGCATCGTGAGCTTTCTCTTTTGATTCTTCTGGGAAGCCAAAATATTCACGGAGGTAATCCATGTTTAAGGATTTTACATCTTTATTGTTTTCCGTCCATGAAAAAACCATGTCCATCAAATCAAGTTTAAAGATAGGATTAAAAAGTTTTTGTCTACCCTTAGTGTCGGTTGGCCCATGCTCTTCACACATTCGATGCACTATAGGCAAATCAAATCCAATAATATTATATCCGGCGGCTATTGGCGCAGTGTAACTAGATTTTCTGAAATTATATTTGTCACAGAACTGTCCAAATTTTTTCCAAACTGTCTTAGGGAGAGGTGCTTTCGCTAGTTTGTCCCTTGTCTTATGCGTAATTGTTAAAGCTTCATCTTCAAGCGGATCAACACCTGCCGCCACAGCCTTTTCCTCATCTACTATTGGCCTCATCTCACTATTAAAAACACCTCCGGGTTGAAGGGTTAATTTTCTAGCATGGATGGCAATTGCTGCTATCTGAGTAGGTTGCGTCATCAGTGGATTACGACTACCAGTTTCAAAATCGAAGACAATAATATCTCTATAGTTCATTAGGATGTCCCTTCTACAATTTCAAAGAATTTATCTAACGCATCATCAATATTTCTATATATTTTCGAGAACTTTACTTGTGAGCTACTTGCGTCTACTTGATACATACCGTCTTTTCTATCTCTATACTCTGGGAGCATCTTTCTTAGGTCACACACTGAGATCTTATTATACTCTAGAGCGCACCCATAATAAATAACTGATTTAAAGTCCTGCCTAAGGATGTTGTGGTCTCTCATGTCTACTCCTTAATTTCCATAATTTTACTTAATAGATCAATACCTAATATATCAAACTTAACATGTCCCTGACTTTCCAAGTCGCCCATTTCAAATGCAGCTATCATATTGCCGCTTTTATCCTGTGTCATAGGACAAATAGAATTCAGGCGATCCTTAGAAATAATGACACCAGCAGCGTGTTTACCCATAGATTTGTTTGTACCCTCTATTCGTATGGCTTGTTCAAAAAGTGGCGCTAAGGAGCCTTCTAGGGCTCCCTCGTTGATCTTACACCACTTTCTAAGATTGTCTCCTTCGTTTAACAATGCCCATTTGATAATGGACCTTTCTTCCATACTTTCCAGCTGATCAGAAATATCTGCTTCGTTAGGAATACCCTTGGTGATCTCATTCATTTCAGCAAATGAAACGGCGTCATGCATTCTTAGTACTTCCTTAAGGGCTGCTCTTCCTTGTAGTCTACCAAATGTGATCATCTGAGACACTTTCTCTTCGCCATACTTTCTTTTAATATAATCTATTACTTCTTCTCGGTGTTCAGCTGGTACATCAATATCAATATCAGGTAGCGATATATATTCTTCGGTGTTTCTGCCTTCGTTATAGAATCTTTCAAAAATCAAATTATATTCAATAGGATCTACGTTAGTAATTCCTATAAGGTAGGATATTAAACAGCCAGCTGCTGATCCTCGACCGGGACCAGCGAGCCAACCCTCTGATTCAATATGTCTAATGATATCTTGTACAATAAGAAAATATCCTGAAAGATCTGCGCCAAATATGACATCTAGTTCCTTCTTTATTCTATCTACGTAGGCCTGTTTAGCCTGATCTGTTTTTACTTTACCTTGTGGAATTAATAAACGTTTCCACCCTTTTCTACATAACTCTGTTAAATAATCGTTTTCTTCCATACCATCTGGACATACAAATTTAGGAAGCATCGGCTTCCTTAAGATATCATATTCTTCACAGAGGTCAACTACTTGGTTCACTTTTTTGATTTCATTTGCATCAATACCCATACTTTCAAAGTCATCAGGAGAGGGGAGATAAAATTCATCTGAATCAAAGAAGCGTCTGTCAGCCCCTTCTAGTTTCTTTTCTACTTTAGATAGAGTGGTTTTCATCCCAGAGCATAGTAATATTCTTTGTAGAATAGCATCTTCTTTCTGGGCATAATAGATTTCTCTTTCTCGTAGTGGTGAATCTAGTCGATACAGATTATCCTTTTTAGTCATCTTCTCTAATGTCGTATTAAAATTGTCTGTACCTATGGTTCCGGTTAGCTCTATCAGATCAAACCAGCCCGCTTTGTTTTTTGCTAAGAGACTAAAGTCGCCAAAATCACATCCTATAATTGGTTTAATATCCTCGGCTTGACACGCTTTATAAAAATTTACGGCGCCCGACAGTGATTTATAGTCAGTAATAGCGCACGCTTTATATCCATACTCCTTACATTTAGATACGATTTCATCAGGCTTACAAAAACCCCGAAGAAGACTGTAGTGCGTGTGTATACAGAGAGGAGCCCAGTTCACTTCAACAATCCTCGTATAAATTCTTAAGCATTTTTAAACTAACTGCCAATGATTCATTTTCTGTATACTTTCCTACTTGTTCATAAAGACGTGTTGTTATTTTTTTTGCCGTCTCAACATCAATAAACTCATTAATTATACCAAATATTTGGCGCGCTTCGTAGTTATTAGTTGGCATTAATTTTTCCTTTTTTCTTTCTAAACTTTTTAAGATCTGAAATAGCCACGTTATAACAATTTGCCTTGACCCTAAATCCATTTGATGGGTCAGTCTGTCCCTTACGCAACTTGTGCGCGCTCCTAAAATAATCCTCCTTTGCTAACCAACCTAATAACCAAGCCCTCCCCCATTTTCCACTTTTATATTCCACCCTTACAAACGCATACCTATCACACTCTTGCTTAGTATTATAGGCAGCCACGCTGCATTCGTAAAATGGTTTAGGTTCACTCGTACATCTTTTGGTTTTGACATCGTATTTGATTTTACTCGATGCTGTTTCGTAGAGAATATCGTAGTCGTAAGTATTTGATACTATACCATTGATTATCTCATTGGCAACCTCTTCTCCTAAAAATCCAGCAATATTTCCGTCGCCAGCAGTTATGGAGTTCTTTAGTTTACCCATACTACGTGCCTTACGCCAAGCCCGCTGTTTCATTTTTTCTGTAATTGCTATTTCAATCATATTTATCTCCAAACAAAAATATCCCAACTTCTTAATTCCGTAGTGTAGTTTTCATGTTTAAACATGTCTAGTATTAATTCTGTATCGGGACCATTTGCTTCTACAGTCCAGCATTTAATGTCATATTCTGTAAAATTAAATGTTTCTAATATTTCTTTTTCAAACCCTTCTACATCTATACTAATATAATCTATGGTAGAAGGCGCTCCATGTTTTTGCAATAAATTATTTAAGCTAATTGTTGTGAGATGGTGCTGCGGGTAACGAAAACAATTATTATCGTAATCTTTTACATAGCCAAAAGGAGCTACCGCAGATAGCATCGGATCTTCCTCATGCGCATAAAATGGTACAGTTATACCGCTTGTATCCAACACAGGAGAATTTTCTAAGGAGCATGTTCTATTTTCTTTTAATTTTATAAATGACTCTGGGTTTGCTTCCACACATATTCCATACCAACCAAAATCTTTTTCCAAGGTATAGGTGTTAGATAGCTCAATACCATCATGAGCACCTATGTCAACAAAAAATCCTCCAGTTTTGTTATCATGCCTATCTAGCACCCACTTGTCCTGTCCTATTTGAGAATAAAAAATATTCATTTGTTTACCATGCAAGTAGTTTATTAGCCACCTTGGTTGTTAGAATAAACACATCCATATAACCATCACTATTTTGGTCAAGAGATTTAATGGGACGCCCATGATGCCATAATTTTTTATCGTCCATTGTTACCATATATCCCGCCTCTAATGGCAAATAAATAAAGGGTTCCTCGTCTTTTTCCATATAAACTAAAAGATGGCCGCCTTCTATGTTATGTCTTGCTATTCCTACCGTTGCTATGAAATCATTTCCATCTTGGTGTACGCCTTCTGGAGAAATTGGGGTTTCCTCATATAGTGTAACAATACGCATTTGATGTATCTCAACAAGAGTAGTATAAGGAAGAGAATTCACCATTCTAAATTGATAAATTATCTCTTTCATGCCGTCGCTATAGAGCGCACTCTCATCAATATTTTCAAATTTTCTTTCAACATTACCTTGAAAGTTATTATATTTGTCTGTCTGCATAAATTGATTAATAGGAAGTGCTTTAATAGCTGTAGGTTCTACCATGAGTTCTACCACAGAATATCGTCGCAATCTATATTTGCCATCCTTATGTTCTGTGGAAGGCAGATGATTAAATGAGGGAGACAAATCTTGTACCGTAGAATCCGTTAATTTATCTAATCGTAAAAGACTCATACTACATTCCTTTTTCTGTTAGCCCGGCGCTTCATAATGGCCAATACTAAAATCCTTTTTAGTGCAATTGCCAACTGTGTCTTTCATACTGCTTCCTTTCAGCTCTTCTTCAATATACTGACACATTGATTTGTTAGTTCCGGGCCATTTGTTTTTGTAAAAATGACATAATTTTGTACACTTCCAGTGGTTGCGATTTTTTGAAATAGGAAGAGGCTTATCGTTCTTTTGTATTTGTTGAAATCTTTTCCCTAGCATGTATAAAAATTTATTTTGATCGTTTCTATCAAAACACATACTAAACGGACCCCCATCCCTAATATAAAATATAGACATAATAGCTTGATCATATTGTGGAAACATCTTAGATATAGCGTAATTATACAATAGTAATTGAGGATCTTCAATCAATTTCTCATAAGTTTTTTCTTCTCCGGTAGCCCAGTTTAATCTACGTCCTGTTTTCCAATCAATAACTTCTATAGTGTTATCATCTACTTGTGTAACCAAATCAATAGTTCCCTTGATGGCTAGTCTTCCGTTTATTTTTTTTCCGTCTGGCATTTTATAAGAATACTCAGCCCAATCTTCTTCTATGGGAATGTCAAATTGAGGCTCACTAGCAATGACATTTCTATTGCGAGGATCAAATTGTCCATCATTATATTCTAAGGCATCCCAAGTTGATTTCTTGCAAAAGTTAAAATCTGCATTTGTATAATTATGAATACACGTACTAGTGTAGTAGTCATAACTTAAATCCAACAAATTATTAACAAATTTCTTAGTGCTAAGTTGTTTCTTAGAGAACTGGATTTTTCCAAGGGCATCATCAGTAATAGACATCTGTTTGTTTTCTTTACGCTGCATTCTTTTTTTACAGGAGGCTAGGCATTCCATGACCTTATGAACAATGGTGCCCAGTTGGGCCTTTTTTCCAGAAATAGATTGATGACCTAATACATATGTAATAAAATATTGCATTTGGCAATAATCATAATTGTTGTAGGACGAACTACGAATGTATGTTACTATCATGGGCTCTCTTTAAATTTATGGATTCCACCTACAAGTTCTTTGTTAACTTTAGGTTCTGGTTCTGGTTTTTGTATTACATTGCCCAACCATCCCCAGCTATCTAACGTTTTTACAAGTTCTACATTTGTTTCATAGATACTTAAATTCTGGTTATCTATAACAGCATCCCAATCTTCCCAGTTTTCCAAGGCTGTTTCACTAGTATGTTTATCTTTTGTGTCTTTATGTCTAGTTAATTTAATTACCTTACCACCAGCATTTTGAATCGCTTCTGCTTCATTTGGAAATCTACAATCACTGATGATTGCCACTAAAGGGTTTTCTCTTTCTATTTGGTCTATTGTGGTATCTGTCCAAATATTTTCCTTAATGGTTCTACAAATATCACTACCAAAATATTGTAGAAATTCCCTAGCGCTCATTTGTCCCGAGGAAGACTTTTTGCATCCGGGCATATTTTCCCACCTCATTGGTATCATAGTGTTTTTTTGTCTGTCGGTGCCGTAACACTGTATTCGGGTCAAACCAAATAAAGCTATAGACATTTCCTTAAGGGTGGTAGCAAATGCATAATGCTTTACAAAGGGCCACATGTTATTAGACGCCCACTCGGCAAATTCTAGGTCACTCCTAGTAATATCCAGAAGGCCTTGGTTTTGCTGTTCATGACCTTCGGCATCTATAGTTTTTGTGTCTACAGCCAATCCACCATCTTCAGTAATAGAAAAATTATCTACAATATGGTGTGATCTCAGTTGGTAACCATGTAAAAAATTACAGCAAGTGTTTTTGCCAGACTGTTTGGTACCAGCAAAAGCAAGAATTCTGTTCATAGAGATGCTCCTTGGATTTGGTCACTAAGTTCTTCTTTGATTTTCTCAATAGTCATATCTCCAACATCTTTTTCGGAGATCTTAGGACGATAATAATTAAATCTTCTTCCGCCTTTTTCGGCTATTTGTTCAGCTGCCTTCTCGCCCGCTTCATCAGAATCCGTAAGAATCACTACATTTAGTGCTCCACTTTGTTCTAACAATACCAATTGATCATCAGTGAGGCTGGCTCCGAAGATTCCAACCGTATTTGGAAAACCAGCCTCATGCATTTTCCATACGTCTCCTTGACCTTCTACTAAGATAACGGTACCAGTTTTTCTAACGTGCTCAAGAGCTAAGTTTAAACCGTAAAGATAGGATTTTCGGAAGCCCTTACTATGTAACCACTTAGGCTGCATGTCTGGAGATGTTGATCTACCAACGCATCCAACATAATTATAGTCTTCATCGTAGATTGGAACAACAATTCTTCCTGACATTGGCCTATTTTTTTCTAAACAAAGTCCCACATCAAACAAATCAAGCGTTTCTGGATAATATCCTCTGTTAATATAATATTTAGCGGGTATATTTATTCTTCTGCGTACCTCTTCTCGTTTGACAGGATGTGAAAAACGTTGGGGTTTTCTTTCAAAAACCTCAAGCAACTTCAACTCTTTATTTATTTCTAGGGGTTCACTATAAGTCTCTAGGTTCTCAATTTTTGTATCAAGAAATTTGAGGCAGTATTCAAATGCCGTTATCAGGTTGACTTCTTTATCAAGACGATGATTTAATACACCACGCACAAAACCCAACAGGCTAGAAGCAAAATCCTCTTCACACTGTCGTGTCCAACATTTCCAATTTCCCTTGATGACATCCCCATCTGTAAAAATAGAACACCCTTCAGGATTATCTCCCCCATGTATTGGACATGGAAAGACAAGCCTATTGTGGTGTTCCACGGGCTCTATTTCAAAATGGTCTAATAGATCTGACACTCTATCAAACAGCTGATTAGACAGATGCGATATCTGTGGCTTCGTAATCTTCATCAGTTTCAAATCCTCGATCAGTTTTCTTGGTGGCTTTTTTCAATTCATTACGTGTTTTGCCTTCTTCTATTCTACCATACTTTCCGAACATATTCATGTTGATATAATCGCCATCATCTAGGCCAGCCCCATGACGTGCTACTACGGGCACTAATTTTCTGTTGCCATTTTCTTCGAGGTCGTCTGCTATCTCTTCATCTGATTTCATCTTGAATATAGTAAAGCTTGTACATAGCCAAATCAAACGATCAGAACCAGAAACTACATCCGTTGACTCTTTAGTTATACCATCTCTATTCAATTGCACAAAACTTAAACATGGCACATCATGCTTAACACAAAAATTATGGAGTTGGGTAATCTGAAAACCAAGCAACTGGAATTCTTGCATGGAGTTAGAAATACCATCTGATCCCATTAGCTTAAGGTAGTCATATATTATTAAACAGTCTTTAGTTCTACCATTTTCGTCTATTCCTACGTGTTGATATAGCCACTTACGCATCAGCCCTAAGATATTTTCAAAAGGCTGTCCCGCAATACTAATATAATGATAAGGTATAGCCTTAAGCTTTTCGGCGGCTTCCTCTATCTTTTTTTTGTCTATCTCATTTTCTGCAAATTTTCCAGTAGATATTCTATTGATGTCTACGCCACTGAGATTAGCAAGCATTCTATTCAAATGATCTTCTTTAGACATTTCCGTGTCTAACATCAACACTGGGATCTCTAAATTCTGTGTCACATGCAGAGCCACTTCATCACCAAACATAGACTTACCAACTTTTGGTCGCGCGGCCACAAGGTCTACGCACTTTCTTCTAAAGCCGCCTCCTATAGCCTGATCGTAAATTGAGAAACCACTACTAATACCAATCATATCGGTAGGATTGTCTGCGAGATGGTGAATGTATGCTTCTACTTCGTCACCAATTATTTCTGGTTGATGACTAGATGATTCATATATTGCAGAGGTAGCGTCCAGTATTGGCGACTCTACCATAGTAATTAAATCATTTATATCCTCATCACCACTAATAGTGTTGAGGCGTTTTTCACAAACCTTGAGAGTCTGCTGAATATTTCTAGCTAGTTTTAGCTTAGCTATTTTGGCCGCATGAATACTAATATTATCTTTATGGATAGGAAAATTGAAAAGGGATCGTAAAAATCCTATCTCATTTTTATTATTAATATTTTCATACAGGTTTAGATTGTTAGCTGCCGCTAAAATAGAGGCTAGTTCTACATGACTACTTTCTGAGATTACCTTCTTGACACATTTGAAAATGATCTGATTCATTTCATTAGTAAAATGATCAGTATCAATAAAATCAATATTCAAAAAGGCATCTAGGCCATATTGACATAGACCAGCCAGTACAGCCCTTTCGGCAGCTAGATCCTGTAAATTTCTTTTGCTTACTTTTTCCATTTTTTGATGGCTTTAAAATAATTAAGCTCTTGTGTGACGGCTGAAATTCTACCGACTTCAGAACTTGGATATTTATCCTTTGCTATTTGTTCAGCTTGTTTGCAATCCGTTGCTTTTATTTTCAAATGTTTGGCTTGTCCATCTGGTAAAGTAATATAAACAACGTATTGCATATATCCCCCTATTTTTTAATGAGTTTCTCATACTCTTGTCTAGAAATAAAAGTTGTTTCTGTTGTCTGTTTGCTTCTGAGTTTCATACAATCGGGGCATTTTTCAATGGCCCCAGCTCCTTCATGGGTGTGGCTTTTTAGATAGTGATATGTTCTTTCTTCAGAGTTGCGTATCATATACAAAAATGAACGGTGTCCTTTCAGTAGCGTAATTATAGAATCTAGCTCTTCTTCAACAGAAAGCTTTTCTTCTGGCAAATCTGTAGACTCTTCTTTTATTTGCTGAAGTTGATTTAGTTTTTCTACTGAAATTTCTACAATTTGTTTGTCTTCAGTACCCCATAGATCGTAACACTCCGTACAAAACTTTTGCATTTCCGTGTGGGGTTTTGCGTAGTGCAAACTTCTTAGTTGTGTATCCACCAAGCAATTTTCGTATTCATTCATCTTAGTTAAGATAGTATATATTTCTTCAAATTTACTTTCTATGGTTTTTTGTGGAGGAGTGGAGGATGTTGAAACCGTCATTGCTAGACAAACACCAAGGCCAATCAGATATAAAGCATTTAACAAATTGATCTTCATTATATCTCCTATGGTCCATGCCACGGCCACTTCTCAGCCATGGCCTTATTAACAGTGCCATTTTCACCAATCTCAACTAGCCATCTTCCATACTTTCCTGTTTTATATGTTCGAACATTCACGTTACCACGGTCATCCATATTAGCTACTATTAATTTTTTAAGTTCATTGGTAGCCGTTTTGTAATCTACATGTCCCCGTTCAGGAGTATTAACACCTATAAGCCTACAACGAAGACGTGCCGTAAGCTTTAACCCTAGATCTACATCGAATTCGACAGTATCACCGTCAATACAGCGAATTAATTTTGCTCGATAGTTATACATATCATCTCCCTATTTGCCAGAACTACCAAAGCCATCTCCTCCCCTCTCAGTTATATCAAGAGAATCAACCACTGTCAAAGAAAAGTCTGGAACTTCCTGAAAAAGTATTTGGGCGATTCTATCTCCAGCACTAACCTTTAGAGGAAATGGATCATTGGAAGCATTATAAAGACATACTTTTATTTCACCTCTGTATCCTGAATCTATTACGCCAGCAAAAATTGCAACCCCTCGTTTAACAGCTAGACCAGACCGAGGCCAAATTAAGCCAACATATCCTTCTGGGATTGACATAGCAATTCCAGTAGCAATGGTAGCTCTGCGGCCACGCTCTATCTCCCTATCCTCTAAGGAGTAAAGATCCCAACCAGCATCACTTGTATTATTTTTAGTGGGCACAATTGCTGTATCATCAAGTTTTTTAATATCAATATTAAGCAATTATCTTCTCCTTTTTACGAGGCAACTATCACACACAAAAAAATCTCGCGCGTGCGCTTCTGGAACAATACTTGTTTTACGACACTCTTCACATTTTTGCTCTACCCTTTTAGCTTTTTTTCTATCTCTTGCAGTTGGTTTGTAGGATGGGGTGGTGACATCCATAGCCTCAATTTTATCATCAACAAAAAGATTCTTACGTTTACCTTGATTAACTGGTGTAGCACTAGCAGATCGCAGGTCTTTATCATCGGTTATTGATGAGATAAAGTTGTCTTCATTTCGTGTTACTAGAGAATCTTTCTGCGGATCTTCTTCTTTGGGCTCTTCTGGTGGCGTCTCAACTGTTGCTAGTAACGTATTGGCCATCTTAATAAGTTCAGGATCGTTAAGTTCCATTCCCTTTTTTAATAGTTCCTTAGCTGTGTCAATTACTGACATTATGTTCTCCTCTTAGACAGGTTTTGTAATATATCTCCCATTCTTTTAGCATTATCAGCCTTTTCGATAAGGGAACTAAGTCTGGCATGGGTATGTGTTTTTATTTTAATAATTTCAGAAGCTAGAGGATTTTCTCTCACGGCGTTCCAATATTTTTCTTGCCATTTAGTATACTTGTCACCATATTGATTAACAATTGGAGATATTATATACCAGATGCTATCGTCAGCCCAATCTAAAATTATTCTTTGTTTATTGTAAATGCTTTGTAAATAGTCTGCATGAGAATATAATGTATATGCCTTTTCTAGACACTCCTCAGCACTCAATGCCCGTAGTTCCATTTCACTTGTATTTAATATAATACCAGCCGTAGAATTTTCTTTCGTAATATCAATATTATTGATTGTTATCCAGTCTTCTACCTTGGATAAAAATTCATTCAATTTTGCTTCGCCACTCATCTATGTCCTCATTATATTTTAGTGCTACAAAAGTAATATCGTTTAGATTACACCATTCAACTTTATCTTTGTCCCGAGCCTGTGCTTTATAAAAGTTCATCTTGTTTTTAAAAAAATGCGAATTATATTTGAAGTGTTGTTCTCCATGGACTTCTACAATTAGATTTCTATTTGGAACAACAAAGTCAGCACGCAAAACAGACTTTCGTATACTTGTTTTAGATCCCGGAAGAGAAACCTCCTCTAATATTCTATCAAAAGGAAAAATTTCTTCAAGAAGTTTTTTTGCTTTATCGTGTAAGTTAGATCTTTCTTTTGACCTTGCTTGGTTACGGGCTGGTGTCCAGCTGTATTCTTTACCGTCAAGACCTTTTACTTTCATACTCTAAAGCATCTCCTTTATTTCGCTTTCTAATATATGAACCACCTTAGGATTCTTATCCAAGAACTGATATAGTTTTTCTTGACCCTGTACTTTTACTGATTTCAAAACTGCCTCCATGTCTTCAATATTGACTTCTGGATTAATTTCTTTTACAAGCTCTAAATGGGATGCCATAAACTCACACGTCAACCAAGCACCAGCTTTACCTATCATACCGAGGTCTTGTCCTAGAATAATAAGCTCTTGAATCTTATCTATACCATGTCCATATTTTAGCCAGCTTTGACATTCTCCTCCCGGAGGACCCATAGAAGAACATAATATACGCCAATTAATAGCCTGTCCTACTTGTTGATCTCTTTGCTCCCACGCGGCTATAGACTTAACTTCCATACGTGTATCGGCTTGATACTGTATTTTTTTACCGCAGTCTGGCATTCGTGGGGCGCCATAGCCTGACGTATTAGCAATAAAATGAGTAATAATAATCATAGTAGCCCGTTGCTTTGGTACAATTTGCCCTAGTTTTTTGCAGAAAACAGATAGCAGCTTGGGAAGACCTGCTCGTCCGGGGGACATATCTCCATCTAGTTCTTTTTCAGGCATTAAGGCTGAAGTAGAATCAATAATACATACGCACCTATAGTTTTCTTTAGCGCTTACTAATTTAACTGTGATGTCTAAAAATGCCTCAGCGCTTAATGGCTCGTCTTCTGCGTGTACAATATGAATTTTTTCTTTATCCAGACCATCTACGCCTAACAAATTCATTTCTTTAAGACGCCCTTCTGCATCTAAATAGATAATCGGGCGCTCTTCCTTTTGGCAGTTAGCTGCAATTTGAAGTGCTGTAGTTGTTTTACCACACTTAGGATCGCCCGTCAAAATAATCCAAGAGCCCTCTTTAATCCCACCTCCCAATGCGATATCTATAGATGGTCCCACAGATATAACTTTGAAGTCTTTTCGTTGATCAAGGATCTGATTACCTGTCGATATCACGTTTCCATACTTTTTAATAATTTCCTTTTTAAAGGATGGATTATTCTTTACCACAATCATCATCACTCCTTTCAGCTCTTTTAATTTTAGAAAACAGATTTGTCTGACCAAAGGCCTTACGAGGTTTAGAAGTATTGTCTATTTTTTTAACAATATTTTCTTCAGTCTTGGGCTGTTGATCTAGAAGATGGCGCATAAACGCCACTTCTTTTTTAACAAATGGACGTGGATTAAAAAAACCCAGAGAATAGGTGTTCTTTCCTCTGGGGGAATTTATATATTTTATTAAGGCATCTTCACCAAATTCTTTGATTAACTTTCTAGCTGCAACTATTTGTCCTTGATAGGACCTTTTTTGTTTTTTGTTCCAAAATTTATATGCCAGACTGCCTTCGTTATCTTTCTCGCATTTACGTTGACACATTATTTCAGCGGCGTACTGAGCAGCATCACAATATTCACCCGTTGAGGGCGACTTGAACCTGCTTACTTTGCTTCTTTTTTGAGCCATCTTTAAAAATCATTAGGTTAACGTTTTCGGGGGTCAATTTTCTAGTTTGGACGGGTGCCTCGAATTCGCACAGCGGCCAACTAAATTTTCTAACGTCTACAGTTTCAAGGTTATCATTTAAAACGCCGGCTGTCAAGTGCTGAAAAGCAGTAGCTGCTCCACTTTCCATATTTATATCTTTAGACACGCCACGTACTACAAACACTCCGTCCAAACCGTTGGGATTATCAAACAAAACTTCCTGAGGGGCGCCAAAAACCAATACTTGAACCTTGGTTACACATTCTCCAGTTTCTTCACAAAAATTCATAAGGCGCTCCCATGGAGAGCCCGTTTCTCCGGGCCTGTCATAATCTGACCATACAGTTTGACCGTCTGTCAGCGCGCATTTCCAGAGAATTTCTATATCTTCCATAAGGAGTTTATGAACATATGAGTCTTGTTTGGTACAAAGCATATCAGTCCTCTTTAATCTTGTGTATTGATCCTTCATGTCTGGTAGAGACATTTACTTTATTTTTTCGTTTGTTTTTATTTTCATCTGACACTATTGAGGCCGCTTCTGTCATTACCACCACTCCTCTCTCCTTTTTTCGGGCAAATAGATTATGCGTTATAGTGGTTGCATCTACGTCATCTTTAATAGTTTCTAGATGTCCAGTAACTATTGTTTCTGATCTATTCAGCTTTTTAGACAAAGACGCTACAGTTTTATTGGAGTTTTGTTCTATGTAAGACTTCTCATCGTTAGATAGTGGTCCACGTTTCATATTAGTTCTCCATCATAAGCCTTCTGGCTCTAGTAAGGAATATCCTACTCGAAGATTTCAGATATTCTATATACAAATCAAATACATTTTTTTTAACTTTTTTGAAATCAAAATAAGGCCTGTTATACGTAAGCCTGTCTGCGTGATATGGATCGAGAAGATCTCCTCTTCCATATTTTACATAATAAATTTCAGCATCACCTTTTATGATTAATTTAGCAAATGCCATTTTTTGTTCAGCCGTCTTTCCTCCGTTACCATAGAAGACTTCTGTGGTTTTAGGAGGTTCAGGAATATTTAATCCTGAAAGATCTTCATTTTCCCACCTAGCCATTTAAACTCTCCAGTTTATCTTTAACTTGTTTAAGACAATCGGCCTCATTTAGACCGTCTAAAGTAAATTCAGCCGCGTTTGAAATACCGTATTTGTTAAAAGTTTTAGTGCTTAATGGTGTTGTGTCTAAGCTTCCATCTGTATTTCTTTTAACTATTTCTACAGTGAATCGTATAGTTGCATGATGAGGACAGTTCGCTCTTATAGGATCTTTTTCTATAATTGTTAGCCCTCCCTAATCCACTTGGCTTTTTGTTTCGGAGTCATTTTATTAATTTTTCTGTACAGATCAGATTTTTCTTTATTTTGCTTGTCTTCGACGGCGTTGTCTTCTTTTCGTCTTTTGTCCAGTTCATATTTTCCCATTTTAGATTTGTTTCTATCGGCCATTTGTCCCACCGTAGTAGGCTCCCCAACTACGAATGCAATTGGGGCCTCTAAAGTTACTCGTTGTAATTTTTTCTTTTTGCATTCAGGACATTTAGATAATGCATCATCTTTAATACTTTGCGAAACCGAAAAGCTGTGGTCACACGATGAGCACTCATAATCATATGTTATCATGTTAATATTTTGCATAAAGTAAATAATAAAGCAACCAAAAGTGGAACGCCAATATGCCCACGGCGGTTGCAAATGTTTTATTTCTTAGTTTATCTATCAAATAGAATTTTTGTAAAAAGGTAGCTATAAAGAATGTATTTATAAATTTTAACGCTATCAATAAGGAAACTTTTCCGCCGCTATGTGTTATTATAAACTTTGCTACAGGATTTTGCTCATTTTCCAAAATAATTTCTTGGGTTTCTATAGTCCAAAAGCAATCCACCGCAACAATGACTACGATAATAATTATCATAGCGTTGAATGTTATGTTTTTAAGTGTTGTCATGATAGTTCAATTAAGATCTTAGCTATTATATTATTCCTAACTATATCTGAATTATCCAATTCACAAACTGACACTCCATCGACATTCTTTAGTTTATCCATACAGCGAGAAAGAGCACCTGCTTCGTTACTGACCAAGTCTGTTTGATAGAGATCACCGTTGATAATTGCTTTAGATTCTTGACCAATTCTGGTAATAAACATTTTTATTTGTTCATAGGTGGCATTTTGTGCCTCGTCAAGAATCATAAAACAGTCATGAAAATTTCTTCCCCTCATATATTCTAGGGGGCATAACTCAATTTTACCCTGTGATCTGAAACTATTAACAGTTTCCCTACTGAGAAAAAGATTTAACTCTTCTATTATAGGCATTAAATAAGGCTGTACTTTTTCAGTGAGTGAACCGGGTAGATAGCCTAAGCCTCTCCCCGCTTCTACGACTGGCCTTGATACTATAATTCTGTCAACCTTTTTACTTAAAAGATATTCAGATGCTAAACCTACCGCAACGGCTGTTTTACCAGACCCAGCTGGACCAGAACAGAAAGTAATTTCTGATTCCACCATGGATATAATATATTCTCGTTGATTTTCTGTTTTTGGTTTTAATTGTTTCCTATAATGTAAAGGTTGGTGTGGTGACTTTGGTTGTTTTCTTCTTCTAGGCATTAAATTTGGTTTACCTTCTGAAGGTGGGACGATCAGTGCGAGTTCTAAGTCCATCATACCATAGTTTACGTCGATTGTCAACACGTTTTCTATTGTGGCGATCATGATGAGCGTGCGCTCTAGGATGCACATTAATAAAAACATCTACTTGACGACGTGGTCGATAGCGTACTGACCACCAACATCTGTTACATCTACAGTTGGGATGATGACGATATTGGTTTATGCCTCCATTACCAAAAATAATAATAATACGGGGTTTGATCTTAGATCTGTGTATCCTATCTTTTCTTCTCTTCGCCTCTTCTGCGGCTCTTTCTTTAATTTTTTTACGAATTTCTCTTTTGATACACGCCCTACACTTATCACATGCCTTGCAGCTATCAATACATCCTTGCTCGTCGCACTCACAATCTTTATGTTTACGGGGAGTGGCCGCCAAAGAAGGGGTAGCCATCATTAAAAATAGTACCGTAGTAATAATTAAGTGTTTCATTTTATCCTCCAGAAAAGAAAACGGGTTTTAACTGAATTGATCAGTACAGAGAGGAGAACCCGAAACCTCCTGCATAATAAAGCTGCTGATCAAACCAGCTCTGTCATGGGATCTCGGTGATCTAGAAGATACTGAGGTCGTCCACCTGTGTCGATAACCGTTGTGTCTCTAGGATCAATTCCAAGATTATAATAAATCGTACTAGTAATTTCCTGAAAATGAACTGGGCGCTCGACAGCGTGTTCACCAAGACGATTTGTTTCGCCAATCGTTTGACCAAGCTTCATACCGCCACCAGCCAATAGAGCGCAACTAACTTGTGGCCAGTGATCTCGGCCAGCACCCTTATTAATCTTGGGTGTACGACCAAACTCGCCCCATACCACAACAGTCACATCATCAAGCATCCCTCTTTCATCCAGATCCTCAACCAATGCGCTGACACACTGATCAAGCTTACCACCATGATCTCTAACGAGATCAAAGTTAGCGCCATGACTATCCCATCTACCATAAGAAAGGCTCACAGAACGCACTCCTACCTCAACCAAACGGCGTGCCATGAGGACGTGTTCATTAACAGTAGGAGCACCGTCATACTGATACTTAAAAGGCTTACCATCTCCATAACGTTCACGGATTTTAGGGTCCTCCTGACTTAAATCCAGAGCGTCTACAAGTTTACTAGAAGTAAGTACATCAAAAGCCTCATCAATGAAAACATCTCCTTCAGGCTTAATATTACCAAGGCCTGTTAGCAATTCTTTTCTAGATTGTAGCCTATCTTTAGTAATACCATTAAGGGTGAGGTCAGACATCATCTCGCCATTAGGTTTAAAAGGTCTATGGGAGATACCGAGATAGCCCTCACTACCAGACTCAGACCACGGGCTATGTTTGGTTTTAGCTGCCAGACCAATAGTGGCTGGAACTGATACGTCTACGGGACCTTGAATCTTTGAAGCAACCGATCCAATACTAGGATAGCCAACTCCAACGATCTTTTCATTTCGTCCCCATCCGCTCATACATTGATAGCCGTCATGACCACCAGCCGAACCGATCACTGAACGAATAGCAACAAACTTATCCATCATAGAGGCGATCTTAGGAAAACTTTCTCCAATCTGGATACCGGGTACTGACGTATCGATAGGCTGGAATTCGCCTCTAATTTCTGCGGGAGCATCTGTTTTAATGTCCCACATGTCTTGATGCGGAGGACCTCCTCCTAAAAATATATTAATAACAGCTTTGTGTTGGGTGCCGTTTTGTTGTTGTGCCTGTAAAATATTAGGCAAAGACAACATACCAAAACCGCCCACCGATAAGAATCCTCTTCTTGATAGTCTAAACATCTTAATCTCCTAATCATAAAATTGATTGGGCTTCACCCTCTAACAAGTAACGCGGCCTTCCGCCATTATCCACTTTCTGAATACTCATAGGAATATTAAAGTGGTCAAATAGTGTTGCGCACACATCCAACGGACCATATGGGTTTTCTTTAGGTGTATACGACTTATCAGCCTTACCTACAGTTCTTCCTAACTCATATTCTCCTCCAGCCATAAGCATAGGTGACATCGCGGGCCAGTGGTCGCGACCTGCGTTGCCATTAAGTTTAGTTCGGCCAAACTCTCCGGTGACCACCAGTAAAATCTTTTCATTTAATCCTTTTTCCCAGACATCCTGCAAGAAAGCCGCAATAGCCTGATCAACAGGAGGAACTCTACCCTTAAGAGCATTAGAAATATTACCATGCATGTCCCAACCCCCGTAGTGCATCGTAATAAATTTTGTACCATACTCTGAAAGTCTACGTGCTAGTAACATTTGCTTTCCAATATCGGTATTACCATATGCATCTCTAGTTTTAGTTGGCTCTTTATCGATATTGAATGCCAGCTTAGCAGTGCCGAGAATAGTATCATAAGCCTGTGTAGTATATTTACCTATGGAATTAGCTGCATTACTAACGATTTCATGCTGCTTATCCAAGGCCGCCAGTAATTCACCGCGCGACTTGAATCTACCTATTTCTACTCTAGGACTGAGGTTGTCCTTGTTGGAAGGATCAAATGGTTTATACGCTCCACCTAACCATGAAGGTCCCTCTCCCGAAATACCACCTTGTTTAATATAAGTTGGAATTCCCGTAGAAGTATTAGCTCCATAGATGGAAGAAACGATAGAGCCAAAACCCGGATATTTTGGGTTGGATGTTTGGGCTCGTTCGCCGTTGTAGTGACCCGTCATCATCCAGTGAGTTGCTTGACGATGAGATGAGTCACCGTGCGTAAAAGAATTAACAGTTACAATTTTATCTTTATGTTTAAATGTTTGAAGCCAATCAGCCCCTAATGATATATTAGTAGCGCTGTCATATAACAACCCATTCACAGGTCTAAATTGATCAGGAACATTGAAATCAGTGGGAGCATGAAACGTTTCAAATTGAGTGGGTCCACCACCCAGCCACAGCCATACTACTGATTTGTCTTTTAGAGCCAGCTCCTCTTCTTCCGATAATGCTAAATCGGATAGACCTATCGTAGACATTCCAGCTCCGATACTTCCCATACGTAAAAAATCACGCCTATTAAAATAAAAATCTAACATGCTTTCCTCCTTCTAGTAGATATCGGCTCCTCGCGTTATACTTTGAATAGCTGTATGCCTGTAAGGAACGTAATCATTAAATGTATTGGCATATTCTAAAGTGAGTTCCGTATTACCGCCTCCAGTGTCTCCTCCGCTGTATGATATAGAAGATAGATAATTTTTTGTACTAAGATCCCAAACAAAATATGTATAAATAAGTGGGTTGGTGGTTGGAATTGTCGCTGCTATCTTAATCGGACAATCTGCTGTTTGTCCCGGCGCAGCATTTGCATTAGTATTGAAGTTCGTGTCTACATTTTTAACAGCCCTATTAAAAGTTGTTTCTCCTGACCGAAACCCCTGCGCAGCAATCCCATTGAATGAGCATGTAATTTCCAATGGCATATTAATATATTTCCATTTATTCAATTCATTAGCCTTAAGGTCAGTACCAGCATCAAGTTCAGACCCACGCCAATTTCCCATATCAGGAAGTTCAGAATAAGTTACACCCACAGAAATATCTATACTTTGAAGACCCTGCAAACTAGCAATTGGAGTAAAGGTTTGTGTCACTTCATCTGGATAAGTGCCTCCTGTAATGTGACTCCATTTTACTAAACTAGCGCTTTCTGGAAACGTAGGAAGATTAGTATAATCTGCTACTTCCAAATAATCTATATTTCTGCGCGTACTTTTAGTAATAAATGTTAATGATTCTGTAACTGCTTGTCCTACAGATATATTATATGATACATTTGTTAAAAGGCAATATTCATAGGTAATAGATTCGACTAAGTCTGGAGTTGGGTCAGTCGGATCAATAACTTTACCTATATAAGCAGCCGCGTCTGCCCCGTATAGTAGAACTATATTATATTGAGGTAATTCGTTGCCTGACATCCCAAAGTTAGCAGTATTCAGAAAATAACTGGCGTCATAGGCTACAGGAGGAGATGTAGTAGGCGTGTAAAAGGGTGTAGTATTTTCGTCTAGGACACGCTCAATAGTTATTTCTATATTTGGTTGTTCATACCATAAATAATTTCTTTGGGATCTTCCGATATCGGGAAGACTATAAGAGGGCGTATCGACATTTACGCCTACAGATTGAATCCCACTTAGAAATGTAGCGTCAGTGGGATCACTAATATAAGATGTGGGGCTTACTTTCTTGTACAAAACCCCTTGACAGGCATAAAATATCCTGTTATTATTATTTACCATTACAGGATCTCACAGGTTCCACCGGAACAAGCTAATTCTTGTTGCAGCTTGGTGTTGTCTTCTTTTTCCACTACAGAAATATAATCTACATCCTGATATTCCCGGTTTAATTCAGTCCACAACTTATAATTATACACATCTTTCATACAATAAGTCAACTTCTTGATGTCATCATCAAAATATTTTTTAGTGAATCTATGGCATCTTTTTACCCAATTTCTTTTAGAGGACCCTTTAACCGGACCCCCTAGATTGAGTAGGGTATCACATGCAGCCCACAAATTATCTTCCCAAAGCGTTAAAGCTACTTCGATTAGCCCACTTACAAACATTACGCCATCCCCATGATGGGACACCATTTCACTAGGCAAATAGATGGTTGTAAAAGGGGCCTGAGGATAATCTTTATCGCCGGTAACAGGTAATAGAGAAATCCCACAGAACCATTTTCTATTTCTGTAAATAAATTTTTCTACATCATCCCATTCACTCTCTTTGATATTAATAGTATTACTAACATTATGGCTAAGCCATGGCTGAGTGCATAAATCTTGATTTGTACCAGTAATCACCCAATTTTGTTGTGTAGATTTTACAGCGATTAGGAGGTCTAAAGCCCCCACTTTATTCTTGGTTTTTGAGCCTGCTGCCACTTCAATACAAAAGGATATCACGTCATCGCTATCATTAGCGGACCACACAGACTCCTGACAGGCTCTAGGATTAATTTTTTTAAAATGCTTATATATATCTTCCATTTTGTTAGCCTGAACGCGCCTAATGTACCTTTTTGCGTGATGTGGGTGTATTCCAGAGCTAGTTCCTAGTATACAACTAGCAGTACCTTCTGGCTTAACACACGTACATCTGGCAGCTTGATTAATACCAATTTTTTGGGCTAATTCTTTATTCACTTGCTTTACTGTTCTAGCTGCTCTTCTTTGGAACTCAGGAGATAGACATACCTCGTGTGCCTCCATTATACCAGTCATAGAAACGCCAATAAGCGCTTCCCGTTCCATAATGTTTTTGCTGGCATGTTCCAAATAGCCCACATCAGTAAAACCAGCTTGTAGAGTCCCAATAATAGCAGCAGCCCTTGCTGACTCATAAAGATCCTCTTCACTCTTAATTCGGGCACAATTAATTGTAGACAAATTACAGGCCTGCCATCCAGACTGACCAGTTTTTTGATCAACAGGCCAAAATCCTATTTCTACACAGGGATTCACTAAAAACTCAGTGGAGTCTGCCCAAACAAAACCGGGCTCGCCAAACTCTCTAACTGATTGCATCAAGTCAGAAAATTGTTCTGGCGTCGTAGTCTCTCTAAGCAGTAAGGCTGAGTTATTAGAACGTCCTCTTTGAGGATTCTCATGAAACCAGTTACCTGTTTTTGCGGACGCCATTTTTGTGTCATCTGGTGAAAACAGGCATATAGTAGCGCTTCGCCTAACACCACCACTAATAACAGCGTCAGCAGAATGCATAACAATATCATAAGCATCAATTGGACTAAGTTGTTTATTACCATGTTTAACTGTTTCATCTAAAAGACTCTTTATATTTTTAAGTGACTTTTTAAGAGGTTCCGGTCCCGGAGCCTTTCCCCCATGAGAAAGAGGGGCGCCCGCTTCTCTTATTTTTGTAAAATCAAATACTACATTTTTACCGGAGTATTCTTTAAAATCTTTTGGTCTATTAAAATAAGAATTAACCAACACACCAACTGCATCTGACCACCCCTCTATATTATCTTCTACCGTAAACCTTTTGGTGCCTTCTTTATTTTTTACTAAATTAGGTAACTTAGCTACATGATGTTTCTGTACAGAAAATCCAGTCCCACACCCACAAAGAAGGAGATACATGCATTCTTGAAAGAATTGTGGGCGATCACAGAAGGAGGAAATACAATTATACATCCTCATGTTATGTTTAAGAATGGGTTTTCCACCAAATTGTAAGGCACGTTGAGATCCTAAAACACGTCTCTTCTTCATCATATCATATGCCCACTCGATATCCTCATGTATCTCTGAAATATCTTCGTATTTTTTGAGCATCATTTTTTTTACACGATCTACAGTTTCATGCCATGTTTCTCTTCTTTTTTTGTCTGATATCCATCGGGCATATTTAGCGACAAAAGTATAATCCATCAGCGATTTGATCGACATGAAATATATTTTCCTTTAGGTAATCTTTAAATCAAGATTTGTTTTAACATTGTAGATCTCTAGACCGTTCTTAACTAAAAATTGATGTACAGATGTATCGTTATCATTCTTGGAAGATACAAAAGAATCTTTTTCTATGTACCACTTATTAATGCCATTTTGCCATAATAGTTTAGCACACCGAAAACATGGATAATGTGTGACATACGCTTTAAGGGGACCAAAATATCTGCGTTCCATATTAGATACGGCATTTTCTTCAGCATGAACCATAAACGGATATTTTTCTGGACGAAAAGTAGGAAGGACAGAGTCGTTACAACCTGCTGGAAAACCATTGTAACCCATACCTACTACATGATTAAGTGTATTAACTAAAACGCACCCAACCCTAGTCTCGCTATCGTGACTACGGATGGATGCGTAATGAGCCATACCCATAAAATACTGATCCCAAGACGGTCTGTCCATTGTTTATTCCAAATTAAGAGATAGCCTGACACTTACATTATCTACAATTATCTAGCTTTTGTCAAACATTTTTTTGTAAAAACTATCGGTTTCTCAATGTATTAATCATAACATCAAACTTTTCATTAAGTTTATCATTTAAGTGTAGTTTGCAGTCTGCCACGCTACTTTCTAGGTTGTCTATTTTTGTTTCTATTTTGCCTTCTAGGCTATCGACTTTATTTTCTAAAGATGTTAATCTTCTATTTAATGAATCGTTCACTCTCTCCTCCAGTAAAATAATTTTTTTACCATGAGTCATAATAGTAAACAACATCCAGCCCATTAAGGGTATAAATACCATACCGACAACTTCAGCTATACTTTTAAGCAGTTGCCATGTATCAGTCATAACAAGCCTTTCATATAAAATAAAAAAAAAGGGGGAGAGAAATTCCCTCCCCCTTCTTATAAGTTTAGATTACATACCAGTAATTGGTGAATAATCGAAGAAGTCACCGCCAGTTGCGACAGTAAGATCAACGAAATCAACTTTCATTACCAACTCACCCGGAATGGCTCTAGTTGGATTAGCAGCCTTGTCTGTTCTAGCACCAGTAGCACCAGCAATCGGGTCCCACATATTGGTAGTAGACAGGGTGTCTGGAGCAGTCGCGGTATCCATACCACCAGTAGCCACGTCTAGCCAGTTAATTCTGGAGTCGGTCATTTTGGCTCCAGTACGTGTGGTATGTGTCCAGCTAAACCGATCAGCACGGAATGCCGTGACAATCTTAGCCCCATAATCATGCTGGAATTGAAGAATCGCTTGATTCGAGGTGCCAACGCCCATGAATAGCAAGTTTGTTTTAGCCACACCAGAAAGGGTGGTGGATTGACGAGCAATAACATATTTGCCCTCAGCTTCGTAGGCAAACGTACCAGCGCTTAAAGCCTTTTGAGCATTATAAGCGCCATTACCAGTAATAATTCTAGGTAGCGTGTTAGAGTCTGCGGCGAGCGATACGCCATCTTTAAGAGAGAGCGCTTTGGTGATAACTGCACCAAGTCCGCTGGTCACAGCTGAATTCTGTAGAATGCATCCACCTTCTACTGCAAAAATAAAAGCGCCGCCCGTCGTGTTAACTAAATAAGCACTTGTAGATGTAGGAACTGCCATTAGATAAGCCTCCATAATGGAAATAAATATATGTTCCTACAATATCCAAAAACGGTCCGGTTCCTATCTAACAATACACAAAAAGCCGTCTCATCGGTTTATTTTTTCAAATGATTTTAAGGCTTTTTTAAATCTTCTTCTAGCGGTTTCTCGACTGTAACCGTTTTGCCGTCCCATTTCTTCCATGGTCATGCCGTATACATATTTTTGTTTAATCAAAATAGTATATTCATCACTTAAACCGTCTAGCACATGATCTATATCGTCTATAACCTCACTAGACTTTTCGATATTTTTACAGCTGAACTCCCTTTTCTTTTTTTTCATAGTATTTTTTATAGCATAGTCAAGCTGTTGATATAGAAACGTAGTAAACTTAGTTTTTTTAGATGGATCATATCTGTTAAGACATCTCCAAAGTGTAGTTAATTTTAGTGAATACAAATCGTCTGCGCTTAAAGCAGTAGAATATCTTGCGCAAACCTTATTCATAACCTTAATATTATCAATATTGCTCAAGGATTCTTCAAAAGTTCTATCCATTCGTGCTCCTTAATATAACACCACCTAATTTTTGCTTGAGGGCTTCCAATTCACTAAGTTCATCTAAATACTGTTTATTCATATCGTCTGAAACTATATAATCTATTTCTCCTTGTGGTGAAACAAATATAGACCAATATCTATTGGTGTCCAGTTGTTCTTTAACCAAATCAACAGCCAACATTATTTCTGCGTCGTCGAGAACTTCGCTCACGGTGTAATTACATATTGTATCTTCTATTTCTTTTCTGACTTCGGAAGTATTGAACATTTTTGCAATACCCACAAAAAATGTATATCTTCCAAGAGGTTTTAAGGCCTCAATACCGTTAACATCTTCTAGCACTTCAATTATTTCATTAGTTAAATCAAAATTGGTATAGCACATCCAACAATCCCACCTATCGGATGGTTTAAGTGAGGACTCTGCTGGGTAAGGCCCATATGGGGTGTACACTACCTTTTGTTTGACGGGAACAAAATATTCTTTCAAAAGTCCTTCTGGATCAGTGTCCATCATACCAAATTCTTCGTTTTCTTCTTCTGGTTGGGGTTTCTCTTCTCTTAATATTTCTTCTATTTTGGCATTCCAGCTCTCCCAGCCTATTTTTTTAGATGTGGACATCATATATCTCCTTAAAGCTAGGACTATATATACTATCAAGTATACACATTATGGCTTGACTTGTAGTGGAGATACTGCCACATCATCCTTATTTTTATTTGACACATGAAGTTCCTGTAATTGGGTATATTTAACTAAGAGTTTATTGAATTCTTCTTGTCTACCACCAGACACACATTTTTCATAAAGATCCTCTAATAGAATAGTAACCAAATTATCATATTTTAATTTATACAATATGGTAGCTAAAAAATCAATGTTTACTTCTCCATCTTGCCACCCACATTCAAAAAAAACCATACCTTCGTGATCCGTAGATACTGTTACGAAACAGCTTTTTTCGTCATCTTCTGAAGGTGGAAGATCCGAATTTTGAGATAAGTTCGACATAGTAAGGGTCCAGCTCCGGTAGGTGGGATTTTTCCATTTTATCAAAAGTATAAAAATCACCCTTTTTTTCTATTACACCAGAAAGAGATAGTGTTGTTATGTAAATCACTTCGGCCTCAGATAGGTTTAATTTTCTGAAACCGCACAACATCTTTGTAGCCCATTCATAGTCTACATTTAAATATTTTTCATGTATAGAGCGAAGGGTGGATGACTCATCTCCTGTTCCCATATATGCGGAAGGTAAAAACCCCTCATTAGTTAGGAGGGTCTTAATGTAATTATCATCGGTAGGAAACAGAGATTTATTCATTGTTATCACAAGATAACTAATTTTAATCTTCATTTGTTGACTCATCGAGATCTTGTGCTGACTGTAACTGTTGCATCATTTGTGACTTCATCTCTTGAATCACATTAAAATTGCTTTGGGCCGATTCATACTTCTTAACGGCATTTATAAATTCCCCAAAAACATCGGGGTGTTCACCAATACCTACCGAACTGGTCATGTAGAGATTAAGAGTAAGAGCGTGCTCATCCATAAGAGCCTTAAAGAGTGATTCGGCAGCGTTCAAAAAATTATTCATGTTTTCTCCCAATAAAAAAGAAAAAGTGAGTCGCTATACTCCATTATAGCAACTCACCTTCAATATGTCAATTTTTTTTACTTTTTTTTGAAAGTAACTTGGAATTGACTTACCTATATTATTCAGACGGTTTCCCGTACCGTGTCGCCAATAATCCATGCAGCGACAATAGTCGTAACACCCACAATTTGCTCAGTGTCGAATTCCATACCAAAAATTTCTGAGCCAACCACAGCGATAACGCCAGCAGCGGCTACCCAAAAACGACGCGATTTAAGCAACGAAACAAGTTTATCTTTCATAACAGTTCTCCTATAAAGTAAAATTTTAGCCGTCCGTGTTCACACAAATACTAGGTCCATACAGTTTCTGTATTTTTTGTATATCGTCTGCCTGTGGCCCCAAAGAGTTATTTATATAAGGAAACATTAACGCATTTTCATCATTAGAATGGTCGAGACCTAATAAATGTCCGATTTCATGAGCGGCTACAGATCGTAATACGATACCCTGAAGATAATCCTCAGGTATTACCCATTTTTCAGCGAGGTCAAACTTAGTCAACAGCTGACCATCAAAATCTTTGTCATTCGGCATTTGTGCCCAAGCTAATATGCCTCCCCTTCTACCGAAACCCTCACGCCATCTACGTCCCACGCTAATGATAATATCGGCTTCATTTGAACGGTTGGTGTGCTCAAAAACAAGTGGAGTTATTGCAGACCAAGCGTCAAAAGCGAGCTTAAATTCGTGATCCCATACATCTCTTTCTAATTCTCTCGTGTCCCTGCCTTGCATATGATAAGAAAGATTATTTTTTCCCCATTTTGATTTTTTTCCAGATACATCCTCTATTGAATCTTTAACGCCACATCTTGGATAGTTTTTTGATATCGAGTATGCTTCGTTTTGATTATATATTGAAAAACCTAAAAATGCCGACAAGGTACCAGCACAAAATTTTCTTCTTCTCATCGTAACCCCCTAAAAAAGCACTAAAGCCCCCAATCCATTGAGAGCCTTAGAGTTTACATCCTAGTCTTTTACAAACAGCTGTTTGAAAGAATCTACAGACCACCATCCCTGCCACACACCACCGAAAAACACACCAGCGCCGACACAAGCCAAAAAGAGCAACGGTCGACGGTTTGCTAATTCGAGGGGATGCGTGAGGCCATAAATTAGGCTTCGTAACGGTTTTTTTTCGTCAAAACCCATGATTACCCCTTTGTAAACAGGAAATTAATTAAAACACCCTAAAAACGCCATATGCAATTACAGCAACGGCAGCAGCTATCGCAAACCACTTAAATACACTCGCTAGAGCTAAAAGTAAATCACGAAGTGGTCTGGGTCGCTTTATTCTCCACTCTCTATATCTATCTACTCGTTTTCTATAGGCCTCCCTACGTTTTTCTGCCTTTTCTGCAAATGATGCCATTATATTTCCTCATTTTATCAAATACCACCCAGTAACTCATTAGCCGAATTTTTCCACGAAAATTTTACAGCCGTATTGATGCCTGATGTATTAGGTGATAAGGAGCCCTCATTTTTTTTGTGATATATTGATCTCATATGTTCTATGGTTTGGTCTTTTTGATTTTCAGATATTTCCGCCCAAAAACCTCTGTCACCGTGAAACCAAACGCCATCATAGGCGGTTTCTAGGTTATCAATATTTATCAAATGGGCATTTTCTGTGGTACAAAATTCCGTGTGACCGGAGTAATTGGTAGCTATAACGTGTTTACCGCAACTCATCATTTCAAGTAATTCTAAGTTCCAGCCCTCCGCTCTGGCGGGAAAAATACCACAATCTGTTTGTGTCATAATATTATACACATCTTTTTGTGTTTTTTGACGGGGAATGACGCGGATTTTGTCTCCGAGAGGAGACGATTTGTATGTATCAATCCATTTTTGATTATCAACATTAGGAAATGGGTTATCGCACATCATCCACAATTCCACATTATCGTTATAGTTAAATGCTTCATTAAAATAATCCACCAAAACATCATGTCCCTTTCTAACTTCCCATTTTCCACAATTAAAAAAAATAGTCTGTTGTCGGGAAGATGGTTTTTCCTTAAAAATATTTCTATCAACACCCAAAGGCACAACGTGAATATTGTCACCGTTAAAACTTGTATTTTGAGCAACAATTTCCTTGGCCCACCTAGAACAAACAAATATTTTATCACAGTGTAACATACTGGCAACTTCAGTAGGACTAAATTTAGTTAATTCAAAAACGGGAAAGCCAACATGCACCCCTTTACCTACATGATGATGTAGCTCATGCTGATGCCATAATCGCACAGAAGGAGAAGACGTGCTAACCGATTGTTGGTTACTAAGGCATTTTTCTACTATTGCCATATCGGGCATTTGTTCTGGTTGCCCAATGGGATACAGGGCAACACCATTATTTTTGTGTAGCTCTTTCATAATGTTATAGCCAGCAATACCATATCCCAAATTATTAATTGGGGCTGTTAAATTTATCATTTTTGATCCTTTGCGTTATTACAGTAGTAGATATCGCTTTAGCGTAAGGAATAAACAAAATTTCACACTTCATATCGTCCAGTAATTCTTGTGTTAGATTTAAATAACTCAAATAATTTTTTGTTTTCCAGTTTGACCCCAAAACAATGTAATGGGGCTTACACACCTGTTCTATAAGATATCGCTGGTTGTGTTCAGAAGGAACTATAAACGCTTCGTCTACATATTGACATGCTTGAACGACTTCTAGGCGCTCATTACCATGCATAATTGGCGTATTTTCCTCAGAAAAATGATCTCCTTCAATAGCCACAATCAGCTTGCAGCTCTGACTGAAAACATAGGCGCGATTTTTTTTTCTAAAATATCTTTTGATGTTTCTAAGAAATTTGACATGTCCGTAATGGAACAAATCAAATGTGCCTCTGGTGTAAACTATGGGGGGGCTCATGTCTATGCCTTTGTGTGTGTGTTCTTAAATCTTGGAGAAGAAAGGACTCAGTCGGAAAAGAAGAGGTAGGACATACCTTAATTATCTAGTATTTTTTTTATTACCGGAGCCAACGTATCATATACCGCAAAATGTTCTTCTGTAGTGGGATAATAACTATTATGGGTCATAACTCGTTTTGGCTCCCCTAAAAACTCTTGTGCGTACTTATTTTCTTGGGGAAAAGGGAATCTTTCGGGCTCAGACTGATATATTATTTCTACGAATTCGTCGGCTTCTTCAGCAATATTCATTATGGTGTCTTTGTCAATCAATTGGGGGAACCTACCAAATAAAGTATTTGTATCAGTTGTATCTATAGTGTTATCTGAATATCCAAATTTTGACATGAATAAAAATATGACTGGCACAGTAATAGCCCTAAAAAGTTCTTTGAACTCCTTCATGTATTGCACACGAGTTTCCAAAACTAATTCTATAATTTTATCCGTTTCAAATTTATTAATTATATATTCCCAAAAGACTTGTCCTACACAGTGCTCACCGGTTATTTCATTTTTTCCATGATTAGACCACGCTGTCCAATATTTATTACTCACGCTTCTTCCAGACATAACTGTTACAACCGCCAACTGACCTCTATTAATAACATCTAAATTATCCACAAAAAAGGGACTGGAAGGCCCATGGCCAGCAGTTCCAAAGTTTGCACATTCAACACCTAAAAAATTATGAATAAGTGTCGGAAAAGGGAACGACGCATATCTTCCAAAAACTTGTCCAGCCCCCAAAAACGAAATATAATCTTTCTCTAACATAGGAGCAGGACCCCTAAAGGGATGCCTATTGGAATGCCATATTTCATAATTAAACCAAGGGTCTTCTTTTTGATAGTATCCGTAGTCTAGCATCTCAATTATTTCCTATGGTGTTTCTAAGTTCGGTTGCGTTGGGTATTAATTCATATTTAATATTACCTAAATTAAATTTGTCAGCAGGCGAGAGGAATTGCTTCCACTGATCATTCTTTATGCGGCACTCTAGAAAATTACAAAGTCCAAGAAAATTTTTTTGCACATTTTCATTGTACCATTTTTCATAAGTTATATAATATGTCTGTTTACGTTGTGCCATTCTACGGTATATTTTTAAATTTTTATTCAGCAGCCTGTGCCTATGGTTGACAAGACCCATAGGCATCGGGTCTCTCATGAGAGTATGGAAATCTGAAAAATCTTTTTTCGTATGACCACCTTCGGCCTTGTCCCATTCATTCCAAAATGAGTGTCCAGTTTTTTGTTTATAGTTAATAGACATCCATTCTGATAAAGCAACCTCCAGCTGGTCTTCTCTGTGTATAAAAACAATTTTGTGAGCGATGTCAAACAGTCTCTTCAAATCAGCCATTGGGATTTGGTGAGACAAATGTTTGATACCTTCGTTTGACATAGTTGCTAACATCTCAAATACAGATTCAATATCCTCATGCACAATAAGGTTATCTGGCCCCTTTTTAATATTCTTGTTGCAGTCTGGATTAAAGGGTTCTACTAAAATATTAATGTCCGTAGACTTGTTTAAAGATTTGTTTATTGATGTACTTCCACATCTGGGAGTTGTTCCAAATAGTAATATCATGTTACCCGCTCACAATATATGATAACGACTTTACTAATGATTGCGAAAACAAATGGCCACTAAGCCACCTTTTATCCATTTGCTTAAGATAAGTATGGGCTTTTATTATATTGTTAGTATTCGATAGCAATTGGGCCGCATGATTAAGATTATTGAAATACAAGGGATAATCTTCTCCTAGGTATTCTACAACTGCGTCTATCTTATTTATTAGAATGGGAGTATTGCTGGCCACACATTCAATTACGGCGTTATTAGCAGAACTATCGTACAGATCTAAAAAGACAACAGATGATGACATTAGATAGTCGTACTCTTCGTTTGTTACGGTGTCACATATCGCCACTGAAGAGTCTTTAAATAGGTAGCTATGAGGCTGAGGTAGTAGTGACTTGTATTTATCAAATAAACCTATCGCGTGATCCTTCTCACTAGGAAGCCAAACTTTACAAAATTGTGGCGGCGATTGTAAATCAAATATGGATTCCAATTTTCTTAACCAATAACCTATTTGAATAATTTTTTTAGGGTGACAAGATAAAAATTTAGAAGGTGACCATTTGATCAAAGGGATTCGTGTAGGATGCTTGATTGATATCACTGGCACCTCTACCCTTTTACGAAGCCACTTACCAAGATACTCCGATAGCGTAACAAAGCATTTACAGGTAGATAAAGATTCCTTAAATACCTGCCTATCCAGTATGGCCTGTGGCGAATTATATATTTCAAACCAATCAGGAGGATTTGGAGGATTATGTAAGAACCCAATCCAATCTTGTTTGTAGGGCAGATTGTGTGGATTGTTTCCACAGTAATATTCGTTTAGTTTCCATGAGAAACTTCTTTCCATGAAATCATCAAGAATAATACCCGCCTTAGAATGAAATGGACGCAGCGCGTTTATACAATAAGCCCATCCACTTCTATGATGAGTGAACCCGCTGCACTGAGACAGGTTTAAAGATATCATATTATCTTTCTGCCTAACATTCCTTCAAAAAAGCCCACTTGGTATTTACACTTAAGAAATACTAACTTTTCAGCATAGCTATAATTTGTTTCCTCGTCATCAGACAGTAGCCAACGAGGAGATGTATTATCAAACATTTCTGGAGATTCAATAAATCTATGCCATGTTTCTGCCAGTCTTTCCTTGTCTGTCTTATAAGATATAAGTATACCGTCTTGATATCCTAAGTCATAATAATATTCAGAAATACTTTCTATATCAAATTCAGCCTCTGATATAAAATATATACTCTTTAAAGAAGACGAATGTATTATCCGGCCCTTTGTGGACATCATTTTTATAAAATGTTTATTATTGCGTAAATATCCTCTAGGAGAAGCGATTGGTGTATAGCCACCTATTTCATTGTATATTCTACCAGAAAAGAAGCATCCATTAATGGGCGGAAAATTATGTTCTTCATCTGATATGTCAATCAACAACATCTCTTCTGTAACTGGTATACTATAGTTTTTATAATTTTCCTCAATCGCCTTTGTAAACCAATCGGAATTATTTTTATGCCGAGTACAAATTGGTCCACATAACACGGCTGCATCTCTATGTAAATTATTTATAGAAACAACAGCCGCCAAATAATCACTTCTAATAAACATATTTTCATCTAATATACCCACTAACGAAGCATCACTAGTTGTAGGGATATTCTCTACATCTACAAGAGTAACTATAGCATCAATACCAAATTGGGTAGCTTGTTTTTGAAGGGAGTCTGTACACGATTCCAAAACGGTGTCCTTTTGTCGTATACTGTTTTCCTTAACTGTATGTTTGTTTGGTATAACAAATATTTCAATTTGTTTCATATTTTATTCCCATACCGATCACGGCCTTGTAAATTATCAATTTCATCCCATACCTGTGTCCAGCCTTCCTCGCTATTTCCATTAACTCTTGCAGCCTTATCATCAATATACATTACTCCCGCTGGTTTTCCCATAAATGCATGATGATATTTTACACCATGCTTAGCCAACCAATCAGTCCACTCTCTATACCCTCGTTCGTATTGTTTATGAAGGTTACCCTTTTCCCTATCTCCATATCTAGCAGTATAAAGAGTAATCTTATATCCCATATCATATAACTTATTAACTTGAGCTATACCGTGAAGCAACGGCCCAGCTTTTGCATATTCTCCACCATGTGCTTTGTCGGCTATCACACCATCACAATCTACTATAAGTGTTTGTTCGGATGACATATTAATCCTCCCATTCCAGTGCTGCTGACACGTTAGAAAAGTTTTCTTGAAATATTTTTTTGATTCCGTTTGCGACCTCCCTATGTTCCTTTTGTGTCTCCTCCTTACATCTTAGTTGCAAGTAATGTACCCAACTCCTAATACTTCCTTTCATATACATAGTAGTCTGTATTCCCAATGGAAGAATCATTCTAGCGGATTCTTTTGCTACACCCATAGCAATCATGTCACCATAAACCTGAAGACATCTATCCATTGCTTGTTTTGCATGGGCGTGCCATTTTTGATCAGCAATATCCGTACTACTCTGCCGATTACTTTTGGCTTGGTTACGCAGTTCTAGGTCCTCTATTTCTTGGGCTACTGAATATCTTTGGGAAAATTCTTGGAAAGAAAAAGAGCGATGCCGCAAAATTTGTGCGGCTATCGCCCTACTAGTTTTTATCTCCACGCACATATCTACCATTTCAAATGGAGACCAGTGCTTATGTTTAATTAAATATTTAATAAGACGAGGAGCAGTTTCATTGTTAGACTGATTTTCAGGATTACTGACCCTAGCACAATATACTATCAGCTCCTCTGGCAAAGCTAGATCTTCAATTAACGGAGCTGTTATACTAACGAGCTTTACTTCCATCAATTAGTCCTCAGTATCATCTTCCTCTTCTACATTTAAACCTAACGCCACTATTTTTTGATACCAATATCTTTCATTACTCTTATCGTTTACTGGGCCACCAGTATTATTATTAAAATGTGATCTAAGGAGATGTAGTTGCACTACAGTTCCTTGTGGATTTTTAGCGTGGACGATATATCCATCGTCTGTTGCATGGGGAAGGTTGAGTTTTACGGGATCGCCGCCGAACTCACCATCTTCTACATCCTCATCCCATTCGTCATTATGTACAACCACAGGGACCTCAGGTACGGGCTCGTTCGGTTCACGATGCCACTCAGGAAAGACAGACATATCATTCTCCTTTTATTTTTAAGTTTTTCCCTTATATACTAAAACAACACCGTCTTTTTTATACAAACCTCTTCGTGTATAAGTAAATACTTCGCCTGTTTTAGGATTTCGGTATTTATAGTCAGCACTTGACTCTTCCTCACACATAGATGCTTGATATTCTTCATCAGCCTTTTCAAAAAGACTTTTAGATTTTTTCCTATATCTCCATAAAATCCGATCGTTTTCATTTTTGCTTGGCGTTGGTAGAGGCATAGCTTTCTCCTCTAAAAGTTATACTGAACTAGATAACTCATTGAATCGCAATAGCCATCGTCACACTCTATACTAGACATAAATTCCAAATTTAGCAACTATTTTTTTCCCCAACCCTCTCGTAATACACGTAAGGCATTACCCCCTAGTATGTGTTCCATCTGTTTTTCCGTGTACCCTAACGCGCATAAATAACTCGTAAGTCGAGGCATTTCTGACATATCTACAATTTCGTCTGGAGGATCAGTAAACCCATCCAAGTCACTACCTATTCCTACTACTTCTATTCCACCTACATTTATCATATGATTAATATTATTTTCTATATGCTTTAATCCTAATCCACTGTGCGAATTAGATAAATAATAAGTCATCAGTATTACACCAATAACCCCTCCATTATCAGCAATCCATTTAATTTCTTTATTGGTTAGGTTGATAGGGTCACGGTTAATATCAAAGGAGGCCATGTGACTAGCTATAATACAATTCTTTTTGCGATGGTGCTTGGCGATATCCATAACCTTAGCTCTGGCACTGGGCGTACAGTGTGTGATGTCTATCAGCATCCCCAACTCCAGCATTCTTTCTACTACCTTTTCGCCTATGGATGTCAACCCTTTATTCATATCCCAACTGCCAGTTACTTTACGCCAGTCAAGCATCTTGCTAGAATATTCTGGATAAGGAAACACGGGATAAGCCACATGGTTAGGATAGAAATGAGCCAAAGTGAGATAGGCCACACCCCGATTGAAAAGGTATACCAGATTAGATAATAATTCTTTTTCAACTGAATCGGCACACGCTCCATCTTCCACGGTTTTTCCGCCCTCTATACCATTAAGAGAATGGGCTCCTTCCACAGAATGCACAACACACATATCTCCAGCCTCAAGACCTTGGTTCAATGTTGAAACAGAATCAGACAAACATACTTTTCTAGAAGGCTTCTTCTTGTTATATGAAATAATCTGACGTTCCATTTCATCTAACATAAAATTTGTAGCATCAAAATAGGGAGGATCTACGATGGCGCGTCGTACACTGGGGAATATTCTAAAGAGCCACCTTATAAGGGAGATTTCTTTAATCCACTCTTGTTCTAAAATATAAGCAGTAGATAGTATTACATCTACACCACCCTTGTCCATCTTGGGAAACGTAACTCGATTACTAAGTGGCCAAAATTTCTTGTCAAACATTCTAGATAGCCAATTTCTTTTGGATGAGTCTAGACTGATTTCCAAAATAATAGCCTTGAGGGCTGGATGCGTATGTAGATCTACAAGCGTAGATTCTTTATGTAGATTTTGCCAGTTCATATCAATCACTGAATAAGATATTTAAGTTACCCCGAACAGTTGTTTCAACATCTTCCAAATGATCATCAGACATTGGATATAGAAAGGGAGAAACCTCGGCTCGCACCTCCGTGGGAGCGTCAGGAATCCATTCCAAATCTTTTACGGTAAGAACCACAGAAGCTCCCTTAGATTTAAAGTCGTGCCCTTCGATTTCATTTACAGACGTAATAGATACATGTACATCATCAGTGTATTTAGGGTTCCATACCTTACCGTCTTTATTCCACAGCGGAAGACTGCCCCTCCATTCGTTCTGAGTGGGACCAAGAATTTCACTGACATATGGTACACCGCTAGGCATTAATCCTAAAACGTTTATTTCAAATTCCTGATGATGAATACCAGAAGGCGGCACCCACTGCACATGTATCTCTGGATATTTTCTCACATTTTACCTTTCGTATTTAACATCTTTCTTGTCTTCTCTTTTATCTTTCTCCAAATCTCGAATTTCTCTTTCGATATTTTTGATAGCGTCCTTGTGATGCTTTAGGCGTTCACGAAGTGTTTCACTATCCATTTCTTTCTTGTCTTGATGATCTTCGTCTCGATCTAGTCTTTCATGTCTTTGACGATCAGAAGCATCTCTCTTGTCGTATCGCTCGTCTTTTTTCAGATCTTTAGTTTCTCTTTCTTTCTTATCAGAAGGAGGATCTTTTTTAAGCTTTTTGAGTTTTTCTTTATCGTCTTTTATAGCGTCCTTTTCATGTTCTTTTTTTTCTTTTTTGGTATCACGTTTGAGTTCTTTTCTATCAATTTTATCCCAATCTTTTTTGGTTTTGCCTGATGTGCCATCAAGCTCTTCACTATATTTAGTAGCTCTATATTCATCATCAGTTTTACCGAGAAGGCCTTGAGATTTCTTTTTTCTGAATTGACTCATACAAATAGCAATCGCTTGCTTATTATCTTTAGCCTCTTTGCTGGCAATAGGCATACATCTTTGCACAAAATCAGATTCTTTTTCGTTTTTGTTAGGTGTTGGTAGTGGCATATCAGATTCCTTTTAGTAAGTGCTGTTTAACATTATTCCACAGTACGTTTGCTAGAACTACACCAGCATCGTTATCAGAAGCATAATGAACTCCCTGTAAAACTCTCGCATAACCCGCTAGTAATCCCATCCTGTAGAACTCAGGTGCATGTTCTGGGTATATATCGCTCAGTATAGAAGCCACCAGAGCACCATAGGCAGCATGACCAGAAGGATAAGCGGGAGTTTGATGAGTATCAGTATTAATAATATCTAGAGGGATATTAAAAATTTTAGCCAGCTGATAAGGACGTGGTCGTGAATACTGCCATTTTAATTGAATGGCGACAATTTCTAAGATATCGTTAGCTTTCTTAAATATATTATGAGGAAAAGAAAGGTTGTGTTTCTTTAAGAATGGCAGAAATAGATCGATGGGATCTTTATCCACGAGCTTTATAAGATCTATATCTAATTTTGTACGATTACTCGTAGCCTCAGATACGTTTTTAAGCTCATTTCTGGTGATATCACTATCGTTTTGAGGAGGGGCTGGAAGGATATTTTTCCAGTCAATAGTGACAAGTTGAGATACACTTTTACGCAACAACCTACGGTAATGTGCGCTAGGTGGATAAGTGTATTTAATATTATTTATGTAGCCGCTTTCGGCGAGTAGGATCTGTTCTTCCATAGTCTATTTCCATTTCGATAATATCACCTTTTTGTTGGGTGCCACAAAATGGACATACAAATATGTATGATCTGCCAGATTTTGTTTCAACAATATCTACAAGATTACATAGTCTGGAATCGTATTCAGTCTTACAAGAACTACAATATAATCCATACTGACTGTGATTTATGTACGTGTCAAACTGGCTCATAGTTTCACCCCCATTTTAATATATACACAAATTATGACTTTTAACCAAATACATCCTGAATTATACTTCCCGCATCTGTATAAGATTTATCCTTGAGAAACCCCTTTACTGTGTCAGTGGCTTCTTTTTTGCGAAAACCAAGGGAAGTAAGGCCCTGAATTGCTTCCCGTGCCACCTGCGGGGGTGTATTATGCTTTGGTTGAGAGGGAGTCTCTACCTTTGGTTTGGGAGTAGCTTTTGGTTTCGCAGACACTGGCTTTGAGGGTGCTCGTTTTGGTTTCGAAGAAGCGGTCTTCGGTGGCCTTTGTTTGGTCACGGGTGAAGATTTAGGAGTTTTTGATGGAGACTTAGGTTGAAATACATTTTCTGTAACCCAGTCTCTAGCATCAGCATCTCCGTTAATAGCATTCTGTATGGTACGCTGTTTAATTTGTGTCCACGCTTCTGTTTCTGATTCAACAGAATTGTACTGACCAGATTCTATGTTTGACAGAATAGCTCCTACAAAATACAAAACTATAGGCACAAGAAGAGCAGCCGTAAAAATAAAAAGCAGATCAGAATTCCATGTCCCAATATTTTCCATTATCATTTTTCCCTAAATCGTGTACCAGAACCCAAATATCAGACACTAAAGCTTTCCCCGCAGCCACAGGTGCGACTTGCGTTAGGATTGTTAAAGGTAAAGCCTTGTTTCATAAGGTCATTATACCAGTCGATAGTCGTGCCGTCTATATATAATTCAGATTTTTTATCAACTATAACTGTGATGCCATCCTGATTATATTTATTGTAGATATCTTCTGTATATTCGCTTTTATCAACAAAAGAAAGTTTATAATCAAATCCTGCACATCCTCCTCCTGCTACTCCTATTCGAAGATAGGGATCGGAATCATATGAAGCATCTTTCATGACTCGTTTTACTTCTGTGACTGCCGCATCGCTAAGACTAATCATTTACCAACTCCTTCAAAGATATTACCCACGACAGTTTTCTCGGCTTCATCCATGTTAATCCGATCTCCACCGGATAGAAGACACGCATAAAACATGCAGGCATCTTGATCCCATTTTACAACCATCGTCTCCTGTGAAGCCCAATGGTCAGAAAGAATCAGATCCCCCTCATAAATCTCAACACCATTCTTATCTTTGAGTCCGGTGTATTGTTGAACAACATAATTCTCTGAATCTTCAACATTGGCAGCACCATTACCATACCCCTCATGGCACAAAAAACCATCGTGAGAAATTGCCAAAAAGTCTCCACTGTCTTTATACTTTACTGGTCCTTTTCCGTATTCCCAATCCTCTTGAGACATTGTTACATATTTATTAGTTGGTTTGTGCCAAACCCTAAACTTTAGAAGTCTCATTTGTCAATATCCTCTGCCCAATCTGAAAATAATAAATCACTATACCAATCTGCTTTTAAGAAACCCAGCGAAAAAACAGTAACTAAAGACTCTATAATTCGCACCAAATGCAATACAACAAACTTACCTTTTCTTCGACATTTAGTTTTTTTAATCATTTTCTATCCAACTAGGAGGATACCAACTGTGAGCATCATCTTCCGCAATAAACTCTTTAATTTCAACAAAATCATGGTTAGATTCTTCACAGTCAACCGCCTGCCATTCATCGTAATGGTCAGACCATTCCCACCACTCGTCTGCGATATTTTGAATATAACACAGGTCAGTTTTTTTGTCAACAAACATTTTCCAATTAATTAGGTTTTCCATCTTATTTGTCAACTCCTTCAAAGATATTTCCAACTACTTCCCAAGATTTATCAGGAGGGCAACCGTAATAAAATTCTATTTCTGGCAGTTCTCCATCCTCTCCCTTTTCTGCATAAACCCATCCTTCTTTTTTATATGGGACGTATTGATATTGTAAAAGATTCCAACCAAGAATACCACCATAGTTTCTATCATTAAAGTCAACTAGACCTCTTTCTCGTCGTCTTTCTACTATATCCCCTTCATAAATCTCTACTCCATTCTTATCTTTAAGTCCGGTGTATTGCTGCACAACAACGTGATCAGACACGTCTTCTTTTACAAGACCAGAAGTGAACATGCCACCGTGATCGTTCCCAAGCAGTACTACCATCAGTCGTGCTGTCAGAACGTCATGCCCTAGTTCATGTCTAAATTTATTGACTCGTTTATCCCAAAAACGAAATTTAATCTCCCTCATTTATCAACTCCTAAAAAATTTCTACCTGCTGTAGACCAATTTTCTATTCCCATGCAAATAACCTCGCCACCGACCTGAATACCAATTATTCCGTCTTTGGTTACATGTATTGAGGGCGAATAAAAGTCTTCGTTGTCCTGCCTCCAAAGTTCTATATCACTATTGGCTTTAGGTTCGTCAGAACTCATTTATCAACTCCTTCGCGGTCCTTCAACATAGTCAAAGTAAAACCAATCTCAACTGCTAATCTTTCTATGATTACCAGCATGTCAGATCTATCAACATTATCCTCTTCCATCTTATCAATCATTTCCCGCCCCCATTTGAGGCATTCATGATTCGCAAAGTAAATCGCTAAACTCGCAGTAATATGTTCCATTTCACCGGATAAATAAGCGTTTCTTAAACGATCCATAGCTTCTTGAGTTATATTGTAACTATTTTCAAATTCTACCCAAGACTGATCCGGTTTCTTCATAAGAATTATAAGTTCGTCTATGATCTTTAGATCAGTCATTTATTTTATTAACTCCATCGCTCGTTAAACAGAATATTCAATACTGCGCACACTAACATTATAACACCGACCCAGAAATTAAGCAAGCTATCTAGCGCAAAAAAAAAGGCAAAATTAATTCCCGCAAACAAAAGACACAGGTTGGATTGTTTAATTCTCACAGTGTTGTCCTCGGCCATTTAGGATAAAGGGGGGAGTGGCGTCCAGTAAGTTTATACAATCTCTTCTTGAGTTCGATTATTTCAAACGCATGTTCCAGCATAAGATTTCTTTGAGCTGTCGGACCACCCATCCCCTCTCTACTGTAGTTCGATTTCTTTATCACTTGAATTGCATACTGACGCCTTCGGATCAAATATTCTATTTTATGATCCTCCCGGAGTGGACCGTGCATAACACCCCCCGCTAAAGAATTACCTCAGCTTCACCTTCTAACAAATAACGTGGCCTCCCGCCATTATCCACTTTCTGAATACTCATAGGAATATTAAAGTGGTCAAATAGTGTTGCACACACATCCAGTGGCCCATATGGGTTTTCTTTAGGTGTATACGACTTATCTGCCGTACCAATTGTTCTCCCTAGCTCATATTCCCCACCAGCCATAAGCATAGGTGACATTGCGGGCCAGTGATCTCGTCCAGCATTTCCATTAAGTTTGGTTCTGCCAAATTCTCCAGTAACTACCAAAAGAATCTTTTCATTGAGACCCCGGTCCCACACATCCTGTAAAAAAGCCGCAACAGCTTGATCAACAGGAGGAACTCTACCTTTAAGGGCATTAGAAATATTCCCGTGCATATCCCACCCACCATAGTGCATAGTAACAAATTTAGTTCCATGTTCTGCTAGGCGTCGTGCAAGCAGCATTTGTTTACCAATATCAGTATTGCCATATGCGTCTCTAATTTTAGTGGGCTCCTTGTCTATGTCAAATGCCAGTTTAGCAGTACCAAGTATGGTATCATATGCTTGCACAGTATATTTTCCTATAGAAGTAGCCGCATTACTAACGATTTCATGCTGCTTATCCAAAGCTGCTAGTAATTCACCACGCGATTTAAATCTATCCACCTTAACTCGCGGGCTAAGATTATCTTTATTAGAAGGATCAAAAGGTTTATATGCGCCACCTAACCATGATGGTCCTTCTCCAGAGATACCACCCTGCTTAATATAGGTTGGAATTCCAGTAGAAGTATTAGCACCATAGATAGAGGAAATAATAGAACCAAAACCCGGATACTTGGGATTAGAAGTTTGTGCTCGTTCTCCATTGTAGTGACCCGTCATCATCCAGTGAGTTGCTTGACGATGAGATGAATCTCCATGAGTGAAGGAATTAACACTAACTAATTTATCTTTATGTTTAAATGTTTCAAACCAGTCAGCCCCAAAAGAAAGATTAGTGTCGGGATCATATAGAAGGCCGTTTACAGGTCTAAATTGATCAGGAACATTGAAATCGGTGGGGGCATGGAAAGTTTCAAACTGAGTAGGACCCCCTCCAAGCCATAGCCATATTACAGACTTATCCTTAAGCGCCAGCTCCTCCTCTTCGGCCATAGCTAAATCAGAAAGACCCATAGCTGTCATGCCCGATCCAATACTACCAATCCTAAGAAAATCACGTCTGTTAAAATTGATATCTAACATCGCACTATCTCCCGATTTTAATATATGAGTGTAGGAAATTTAATAGCATCCGGTGTGAAGCTTTTTTGATCACTACTAGACTTAGATTTAGGTCCCTCAACTGGTAATGATAAAATTTCTTCCATGTCGGGCACTTCTTTATTCATATCTATGGCCCACAAAATATCATGTTTCGTTGCCCATACTCGCATTCGTCGTACCGGTACGATAAGATTAAAAGTTTCGCCCGCCCCTCTTACAAGCATTCCCATGTATTGTCCAGCCTTATCGCCTGATCTTTCTGACAGAAAAACACCACCACCGGAACTACCGGGAAATGCTGTAACTGTAGTTTGATCAAAAACGGTACCATCCCCACTACCTAAATTTAGCACACGTCCTACCTGAGAAACAATACCGCGTGTCATAGAATTAGAACCGGTTTGCCCCAATAATGATCCCACATGATACAGTTCAGCCCCAATAGAGACAGGCTTACCCTTTCCATTATAAAATTCAGCATTACTTTTAATAAAACTTCTTTTTCTAACCATAAGTAACGCAAGATCTTCTCCATCAGTAGCATCGCTGTATTTAATGACCTTGGTATCCATTTTTAGCTCACCTACCCGTCTACCATTTTCTACCAACTCTTGTACAATTTGTGCGTCTTTAAATTCAACCACCTTTTTTGGTTGACCATTTTCTATGACATTTCGTACAGAGCGGAGGCCACTAATAACATGCGCTGCCGTCCATACAAAATTAATTTGTTCAGTTTCATTACCCTCAGTTTTTACAGCTCTAGTAATAATAACTCCCGATCCTTCACTAGAGGAGGCTTTTACAGTAACGGAAATATCTTGTAGCTTTTTATAAAGCTCCTGTGCATTAGTAGTATTAACACACGCAACACACACCAACAAAATTGCCAAAGTCATTCGTCTAATCATGATCTATCTCTCCTTTTAAAGGTCTTGGTCTTGCCACTTGCGCCATTCTAGATCCTCTTCCGGCTCCAGAAAATATAGATTGTAAACTTTTTCCAACGTATCAATTGCTTCCCGATCAACCACATACTCTGTTTTTAAACCTGTTTTTCTGTATTGTGATATCACACGCTCAATAGCTTCCCGCATGTCTTCAAACATACTCATGCTCCAAATGCTGCAATACTGTGTTCAAAAGGGTTACCTTCAATACTTTTTACCTGATCTAACATTGTACTCGCAATTTCACGAATTTCAACCTGTGCATCGGATTTATTTCGTAAACCCTGAAAATGCATAAAACTCCTCCAGTTAAACATAACATCAGCTGTGATCTGCGTATTGTATGATCGGAAAAATCGAGCTGATTCTTTAGCTCTTTTTCTATCTATACCATGGTCTTCTATTAGACTTTTGACACAATTATGGTACATTTTTAGCCCAAGATTAGTATAGGCTTTTAAAGAATCTTGCCAATTAATAGGCCAATCATCAGGAATATAGAATTTATCTTCCTTGATCTCTTTATACCGCGCAGACTCGCCATTAACATTTACGCCAATTCTATGTTTAATGATATGAATGTGGCTTGCGATGTCTGTGGTTACTAGAAAATGTATAGCCGACTTCTCAAATGGTGTATGGTGACCATTTTCAGCTAACATTTTTAAGAGATTACCCATACGTTTACGTTTATTATCGGTTAAATCGCGAGATGTGCTCGTCCAAGCCGATAAGGCATGCGATTCATCTCCACCATAATAACCTATCAATTCAATTTCGTTACGCATTTCCAGCAGTCCTATATGGCCATTTTTCCGCGAGTGTCTTATTAATATTACCAACCTTTACTAACCATCTGCCATATTTTCCGGTCTTGGTTGTTGTTATGGTTACATAACCACTGGCATCTCTTTCGCTCGCTATCAACATTCTAAGTTCTTGAGTTGCCAGTTTCCAGTCTTCATGCCCCCTCTCAGGTGTATCTACATCCATCAATCTTCCACGCACCCTTATTGTAATATTAAAACCTAAATCTACATCAAAATCTACTGTATCTCCATCTACAATTTTTATTACTTTTGCTTTATACTCATACATTACTCATCCTTTTCTTCCTTGTTAGAGGAATCATGCCTCTTGAAAATCATTCCACAGTCCTTGCAGTTAAATTTATCATTGGCAGGATCAGCTGGGCATTCCCAATTAGCTACCCAATTGATGCTTCCACATGGGCATTTAACAATTATATTTTTTATATCATCATCATCATCATCACTATAGTAGAAACTATTCCATTCATTAGCTTCTAATTGATTTTGAATCAAAGCATACATAGTACATAAGCCTTTAACATATCCAGTAACTTCTATCTGATTATCCCATGAAGCATGCGCTGTTTTAATTAAAGCATACAATAATTTGTTTTCTTTCCTGATGTTTTTAAGTTGGTTTTTAAACCACTGTTTGTCATGTTCCATAGACACCGTCAGTGAAGCCACAGTATCCTTCGATACCTCTGGAATCTTCATCGTATCACTCCTTACATTGTAAGCAGTGGAGGTGGGGGGAATTGAACCCCCGTCCAGTATAAACTCAAATAACAACGTCTACATGTTTAAACTCACTCACGAAAAACGTAACTCTTCGTCCTAATTGGGTAACAAGGTCTAGGACAACCCCGCGCTACTAGGCAGCGAGTGCTAAGCTAGGCTCGGCAAGTAAAATTAGTTTAATCGATTTTTTAACTGGCCGTTCGATCAACCAGTACATGCAGTTATTACTCTTGTTCATCTGTCGATCCCTTATCACCCCCGTTTAACTCATTTAAAATTGATTTATCTTTCTTCGCTTGTGCTATTCCTTTGTTGGTGAGTCTAAATGAAAATTCACCATCCTCTCCTATCAAAGTTTCTACATAACCCTCTTTACACAATTCTTCTAAGGTGGCTTCAACAGTACCACTCTCATGATCTAATGCATAGGCACAACTATCTACTATATGCTCTTCAATTACATAAAAAACCTTATCAGAATGAGGGCTGTCGTAATAATATTGTTTTCTCTGTTTACAGAGTTGTTTAAGGGCTTCAGCGCTCTTTTGGGGCGTCGTGAATGCTCCTAATATATCCATATCATAAAATTCGTCGCCAATAAGCTCGTGTCTAGTTAAAACATATATTTGAGTCACAGAGGAGTCTCCGATTTAAGTGCTAATCTAACAATTAATATATATTGATCTACTTCAGTAGGGGTTAACTCAAACCCCATTTCAGCTATTTTTGTACGCCATAACAACTTTTCTTCACGATCCATATAGCACAGATGATATAGATATATAATGGTATAAAAATCATCATCTTTACATAATTCAACCATTTTTTTATATACATTCCATGCCGTACTTGAATGTAATGCATCATCGTAACAGCTCGTTAGTATTTGATATAGCCCGGTTTCTTCCATGGGATAACTCCCCGAGTATGGAATATGTAACATATAGCCATATCATAATACACATTTTTCCCTGTTATTAGTACCCTCGGCAGGATTTGAACCTGCGACCCACGGTTTAGAAGACCGTTGCTCTGTCCCCTGAGCTACAAGGGCAATGCATATTCCTCCATAGATACATTCACCTCTTTTAATATTTTTCTAGATAATTGGAACTCTTCTTTCCATCTTTCATTAGTGTTTACATATGATACCACTCTAGAAATACCGCTTTGAATTATCATTGACGCACATTTTGGACACGGTATAAAGGGATAAGTATATATGGCGCATTCTGTTAATGGACGTTGAGCAAATAACAAAGCGTTACATTCAGCATGCACTATCATTTTATACTTAGTTTCACGATTGTCAAGTCTTATATCGTCAGAAATCCCTTTTGGAAATCCATTATACCCAACTGATACTACACGGTTATTGATGTCCACAATAACCGCCCCCACTTTAGTGGAGGGGTCTTTGGACCATGCAGATACTAACTGAGCCATGTCTAAAAAACGTATATCCCAGTTATATCGTTCCAATCTATTCATATTATAAGCACTCCGCAAAATTAAATAATAGATTTAACTTTTCGTCAAAAATACTATAGGGAATGTCTCGATATGTACATACTGATGGTTCAGCTCTATCTGCTATTATGGAAGCGGCTGACGCCAGAGGAAACGCTGTCGCCATTTGCATTGCCGAAAACTGTGAATTACAATGAATTACTTTTTCATTCGACCAATCATCTACGGAAACTTTAATTATTACCAAATCTTTTTGGGGTGGACAGCTATTTTTGAATACATCAATTAAAGATTTATCATCGAGCCCTGACTCATGGACGAGGAAATTAACAATTTGATGGTGAGAGGGATACCGAAGAGTTTTATAGCAACAATTTTGTATCCCTTTCATCTTCATAGAGGAGACCGTGTGTGATGTGCCTCCGCTGGTATAAAAAGCTTCTAGAGTCCCTATATCGCTGGATATTGGAAATTGATACCCTTCCATGCCACGTACAACAGTTTCCTGTCCATCCACTAGCACGAGACAGCTATCTCTGTATTCGTTAATCAGCCCATCATACGACCATGTACAGCTGTACTTAAGGGTATTGTTGGGGCACTGAGGAAGGCCACCAACCATCATAGTGACGGTGTGAGGGACCTCTCCTTCTCTTTCCATGTATTCTTGGCACATATTTTCTGCCATAATATTGACCCATCCGGGGGCTAAGCCAAGATCAGTCATAATTGAACATCGCATATAGCGACGACCCATTTCATTTATGCCTCCACTAATTCCTTCATTACCACCCAGATCGCAATATGCAACATTCCTACATACGCAGTGATAGGCCAGCTGTGTATTTTGGTGGTAGGGAAGCGCTGAAATAACAACATCTACATCCTTGTCTATAAATGAATAGTCTGGATATTTTTTATTCACCACATATTTTTCTATGGAAGATGATCCATTAATAAATCGCTTCCATACAGAAGATTTCATATCAATTAAAGCTTCACACTCATTAAGATTATCAGCATCCACATCTGCTATAACCAAGTCATCAAATCCCAATTTATGCATTGCCCAAGTAGTAGCTCTCCCCATCTGACCAACGCCAATTATTGCAGCTTTCATTTTTGTAACTCTGTAAAAGGGAAATCAGAAAGGATAAGGTAAGACAAACTAAAATATTTTCCTAATAGGTTTAATAACATAGTGACCGATGAAACCACCGATTGTTTTTTTTCCTAGCTTAGTTCTAATCTCATTTTCCCAATTTGTCAAGGGGCACCTGATCTCTTTACTGAATGTAATAAGAAAAATAAAAGAACATATAGGTAACGCAACATACCAAGGTGATAGAAATGGAGCGATAAAAAAGGACACCGCATTACCCACGATAATACACATGTGAAATATGATTAACAACATCCATGCTATTTTCATCTCACTCCTTCCAAGCTATTTCTATAAGATTCTTTCCGAAAAATTGTTTTGTAAATTCCACTGCATCCAGTGGGTCAAATTTTTTACAGGTATATATATCTACACTAAAAAAAGCAGGAGTGATCGCATCCCACGTATACATATGCATACCAGATTCTTTCCAATGCATGTATCCACACCACCCATATTCGGCGTCGTGAGACAAAACTGGAGCCATAAGTGATGTCATATCAAGCAATGGCCCAGTTTGTTCTATATAATCCGACATATTCTGCGCAGACATGGGGGACGTTAGAGTGCCTTCAATTATCAGTCTTTGCCTAATAATAGTTGGTGATAAATCTTTCCACATAATACTAACCCTCCAAAAAAGGTGGCACTCTTTTATCAATTGCCTTTTGGACTCTTCCCTTAAAGGCTATTGCAGAAAAGGGGAGGTCGATGGTTACTTTCACATTTGTGTCTTGTATATCAATGGAGCCCTTTGTATTAACACCCCGGCTAATTCCTTCAAATTGAAACCTATTGTCCGTTTCTTCAATAGAAGCATCACTTATCTCAAATGATTCTAAAAGATCATCCAGCGCAAATTTCATTTTATCTTTCGCGTCACAAACTTGAAGAGTGTGATTATAAGTTCCTGTTACTTTAGGCATTTCTTCCTCCTTAAAATAATATCAAGTGGAGAGCGAATGTCATAAGCCAGATCACTCCCCCCACTATAAGTACCCCAACCCAATCTGTCTCAGGTTTATTCATTGGTACACCTTTTCAAAATCAAAAAATCTCCATCTGTTGTAATGCTCTTGATCCCACCCGGAATTAACGTCTTGTAAATATTGCATAAGGCTATACCAATCTGAAAACATATGTTGATGAGGCATCACCCCAAACATCCAGTTAGGTATTTCTTGTTTCCCCTGTTCGCACATTACTAATACAGGTTTTTTTTGGCTAATTGCAACAAAAGCTTCATGATAGGAGCCGCACATGTGAACATCAATGTCCATATACATAATGAGAAAATGGGCTATGTCTACCATTCGTAGATCAATAGCAGCAATATCTCTCATTGAATTTTTGACTGAATCAAAAGTGCCCTCTTTTTTGCAATAATTTATTTCGTCTCTGAAAGAAGAATCTTCTTGCGCAAAATCCGTAGGTTTATTAGATGGATCAAGAACGCCCACGCCCATCTCTTTTAATTTAGGAGTTAAGTTCCTTCTCCATGTTACACCACCATCCTCGACCCTGTCCATCGGGCCACACAGATACGCCAACGTATTTTTTAACCTGTTACGCTCAAAAGATTCTCCGAAACCATAGGTGGTCATAGCGCTCTCTCTCCTAAGTGAAAAATATTCCGTATACGATACCACCATCCACGCGATTTTTTGCTCTTTCTAAATTCAGTAGTAAATCCTGATCGATGTTCTTTCATCATCTTCTGCGCTTTCCGTCGCCAACATTTGCTAACCTCCTTGAGCTGTTGATCCGATAAACCGGTATCACCTCTCATTACGGGCCTCTCTTAATTTTTCAAGTACGCTTTTAAGTAAAATGGTCTGTGACCATACGCTATTATTAACAGTATGCACTCCGTTGTAAATTTCTTTTGTATCCTTCTTTAGTTGTTCTACAGTTTCGGGAATTTCCTCCAGTTGTTCTTCAGAATGGGTAACCAAAACATCTTCTTTCTCAACACCAGCTGAGCATTCAGGACAGAATTGTATGGATTCTGTTGCTGGGTCATGCTTATCTAAATAATGGTTGTACCGTAATATCATATCTGTGGTGCTTGAGAGCTGTTGGTGTGCTTTGCCTATTTCGTTAATCACTTGGGTGTTAGCAACAATGACATTCCTAATCATGGTTTTCTGAGCGCTTAACTCACGACGCATACGGTGATATCTTGTTATAACCCCAGCAAACATTATAAGCAAGATAAAGATAAAAACCACATCGAACCACAGTAAATATTTTTTCATGGTAACTATTTCAACTGAGCAGGTGTTTGGAAATTATTTCTAGGCGGTCTTCCGCATCTACGAGATTATCTAGTGCTGTGTCCAATTCTTTGTAGAGATCGTCTGTACTGTGATCCCCAATACCCACAGCATTATCCAAAAGAAGTTCAAAGGATGCTAAGGAAGCTGATTTATCAGACTCAGCTTTTTTTAGCATGTAAGCAACTGCGTGTTTCCTGAAGTTTAACATTGTTTCCTCATTATGATAAGAATTAAAAAAAAGTCCCCGCGAATAAATTCGCGAGGACACGGGTTCAACGACGAGTTACACTGGATGGCAATGGTGGAATGGGGAAATGAAGGGGATGAACTACTGGTCCCGATCCCTCGGTGGGAGTTACTTCAATAGGTGGTAGCTCCTCAAAGGTTGGACCCGGTAGTTCTTTCAGTTCTCCCGGAACGTAACGCCAACGAAGCTGAGGTCGACGATACATATATGTTCTGCGTTTCGGAAGACACATGCGTGCCCTGAAGGGAGCTGTCACAATTGCTCCTACACCATGTACCACTTTTCCAGTGAGATCACATGCGTAAACACCAACACCCATAACCAAGTCCAGCGGGCTACGACATTCTACAAAAATGGGTTTTGGCTTACGTCTCTCGACTGCACTAACTCCTGAAGTCAAAAACAAAACAGTAAACATCGCAATAACTAATTTCTTCATGTCTAATCCTTGTGTCTTGTAATATAAGCTATCTGATTTGCGCTATCAAGCGCCACTATCCTATAAGATCCATCTTCCTCTATCTCAATTACATCTTCCACCTCCATATCACTAGTCATAGAATATAAACGCACACGCTCAGATCCGATTTCTTTAGCTGCGTCAAAGTGCTCAGGAATCATTTCGTAAATCTGTTTCCAATATCAAGACCTGTCTTATATACTTGAGAAAAGATTTTATGCTCATCTTTACTCTTAATATTCTCAACAAATTCTCGTAAAAATGCAACCCTAACTTTGATTCTTTGTTGATTATTGGGATATCGTGTTAACATTTCACTAATTTCATCTACATATTGTAACACAACTTTTTTTTCAGTCACACTCATCATAGTCAGGCTCCTCATTGTTGTATTCAAAAAAACCACACACGTCCGACTCACTCTCGTAATCCTCTACAACAGCAGGCAGTAATTCGCCGTCATATTCTCCAACAACTTCATATTTGCAGCAACGAAGCTTTTGGTGACCCGAGTCCAGAGGAACACTGACAACATCAGCTGGATCGATTTTGCAGATTACAATCTTGTCACCCGCACTGCCGTATGATTTGACGTAATCAATGGCGCCAACGTGGAGACCCTGACTGCATCCAATATCACAGTTGTCATCAACTCGAAATCTAGGCATGCTGACCATCTCTCCCACAGAATTATTCATCTTACCTGAATATTTATCTGTGAAGTCACGCTTAACAGCCTTATATGCCAAGAAATAACCCTCTGGAGTTATAGGTAGAAATTTGTGAGATAGAAATTCGTATAGTTCATGAATAGCCCTGTATGAGGGGTTTTGGTATAACCGTTTGAGAAAATTTAGAATAGGATCAACGTCGAAATTTTGTTTAATCATTTCGACAATCCGATTGGTAATCGCACTGTGAACCTGTTCGTCTACGTAATACAGTACCCCATCCCGAAATCTAAATGATCCGTTACTCCAGTTCTCAATTTTGGAACCGGTATCAATTAATTCTACCATTTGTGTAGCATCTCCACTCCGCACACACTCAACTAGAGACATGTATTCTGGATGAGATGGTCCAAACTGATAAGACTTATTGTCTGTTACTACTGTCCAGTTTCCTTGGCTGTCTTTAATGTGACTAAGCATCCTAAAAAATCCTCTCGTCTCGGGGTTTCGGTTGAATAGTTTTGTCCACGATTTCACCGTCGTCAGTGAGCACAACAAAAAACGATTTTTCAATTTTAAAACTGGGGGCTATACTCTCCTCTTTTTTATATTCATTGGTCCATATATCTATACGATATCGATTGTGAAATACATTTGTAACAGAGATCTCGTAAAGATGATCGACATGTCCCACAAAATCCTTTAACATCTTTTCAGACATCTCTGGTTTTTTGCGTTTAATTTTCTTGGCCGCTGGAGGTTTTGTCATAATCTGTTCCATTTTAGGCTCCCTTGATGTAATTGAGGACAACTTCTAGTTTTTCAGGCTTCCGTAGTTCCCATGAGTTAGTAAATTCCAACATGGGATACTTGTCCGTAATCTCTTTTTGAATTATATCAAGTGAATAATCATAGTCAAGCTTAATTTCTAGATTATCATAGATTATAGTGTCTGCCTGCTTACTAAATTGCTCTAATTTTTCTGCAAAAGTACTAAATACTGGAAGATCGGAGTGACAGGCTAAATATCGAATGGTATTATTGGCAGAGCGCTCACACTTCATAACACTCTCAGGTGCAGTTTTCTTTACTTCACGTTGGAGATAATCATTGAGTGATATCCAGTTACCTTTCTCAAACTTTTTAGTTTTGGTAAATGCTGACTTCACACCATATACTACAGGCGTTTCAACACCCACCTCCCCAGCTTGTTGCAAGGTGCGTAAAATTCGATTAACACTATTAAGATACCATGCTCCTCCTTGCCACACAGGCTTCCATCTCCTGATTTCAACATAAACTCGCTCCGTTGTGGTATCATTCATATCTACGTCCGTTTTACTCCAGCACTCGGCTGCCTTATGGGCGTTCCCACACATATCAAGAGTAAATACTTTCTCCTTGCATATTTCAGTTTTCCTGCGATAGGTCTCTGTCTTAGGGATCTCTTTTTCTAGATCCAAGATAAATTCAGGATCAATATTTAATTCATCTATTTGTTGCTGGGTAAGAAGTACCACAAGCATACGCATGTCTCCCAGCTCAGACAAATATTGGCGAATACGTGTTTCATAACGGGGTTGATGTAAAAATAACTTAACTTCAGGACCGAAAGGAAGCGAGTGTGTTTCAGCCCTGTCAGGAGCCTTTCTGTATGAGGTTTTTGAAAAATAGGTGATTGGTTTTTCCGTGTGAGGAATTAAGTACGGCGCAAAATCACCAGAGTGTTTCATAATTATACTACCGGTATGACCAGTTTTCATAGAAGCTAACTTAAGTGACTTTTTATACGGAGTAGGTTCTTTTTCAATTTCATCAACAAGATAATCTTTAAGCTTGAGAAGTACTGTTGTAATTGTGTTCGTCAGGGCATTTCTCGTTTTATCATCCAGCGAAAGATTTTCGCGCCCCGGATCAAAGCTTAGATCCCCAAGCTCAAATCTGACATACCCTGACAGATCAGAAAACTCACTCGGTATATCGTACGCAACATTACCCATCACGGCTTTTAGCTGAGCCCAACCATGCTGAAGGCCAATCTTACCATTGTTAAAAATGTAAGATGTTTTCTTGAGCCTAATGCGTTCGGTACATTCAGATAGGTTAATGTTTGGTACATCCTGAAAATATTGATACACCTCGACGGCCTCATCAATAAATTCGCCGACTCTCCCGTCTACATTGACAATAACTTCTAGGCCCGCATGATCTTCTGAAGTTTCTGTGATCAGTAACGCTATCTGTGGCTCACCATCTTCATCACGATAACAGCTGTAGGTTTTCTTACTCCCGCCAAAACAGCTGGCCACCGTAAAACTATCTACTAAACAGAACGGTGACTTACTCCCGAGACCCAGAGCCCCAATATAATCGTTAGATCCTGTTTTTGTACTACAAAAATAAGTGGTGAAGATCTCCCTGACATCTTGTTCAGAGAGACCCACACCATAATCTCGAACGCCGAACCACGGTTCTAAGCTAGTAGGGAGATGCACGTCAAACGGCTGGTCGTTGCCAGCCTCGATATGAGCATCGTGGGCGTTACAGCTTAACTCCCTAATAACTGCACGAACCTTGTGGGTATAAATATTGGATGACAAAATATCAAACGCTTTAGCACTTGCCGCAATCTTAAAACTACTAGTTT